TATTTACTTCATTGAGCCACTACCCATGCTGGGGGTAGTGGCTCTTTTTTGTTGCATAAAATTGCGAATGGCATACCATGGATAGTAGATTCTAAAATAAAAGGTGGCTGCTATTTGTAAGATTGGGCCAGCCAGAAACTTCATTGAGCACATCATATAAGGAGAACAATTTTATGGTCACTGTTTTTGTTGTATTAGTAATCGCTCTATGGAAATTTTTAACATACCCATTTGAGCCTCTTGCTCGTTTTGTTTGCAGGAAAGAAAAAGATGAAGAGAAGCGAGACAAAAAGGAATTCGTGTGTTTGCTAATTTGTTTGATTGTCGGATATGCCATCTTGAAGTCTCCTGATATGGTATATACATATGTAATGAAACATCATGAGTCATCTGAATTCTGGATGGGTCTCTATAAGAACTATAATCTTATTGTTCATCTTTTGATGTTGGCTTATGGATTCAGATGGGTTTGGGGTGCAATTCGCGTTTTGAAGGGCAATCCGGATGCTCTCACAGATGAAGAATCTCAACGGTTGTATAAAGCAAGTAGAATAAACGCTGAAAAAGACGAAGCCTATTGGAATGGCTATTGGGATGGTTTCATAGGCTGATGCCATAAAAGAAGCGGGAAGCCAGCCATTTTGGACATGAAAGGATTTACGCTGCGATTAGCATCAAACCATTTGAGCCGCTACCCATGCTGGGGGTAGTGGCTCTTTTTTGTTGTTCAAAAACCAGTTGCCAATGTGTGCGAACTGACTAAAATTGTAGATGTACGATAGATAACATCTACTATGGCACTACCTGTGCTCGTACATTTTTCATAATTTCGCTTAAAAGGCGGACTTCCTGTTTTTAGGGAGCCCGCCTTTTTTGTATGAACCAAAAGGAGCGTAATGTAATGTTCAAAATTCACGATGACAAAGTCTACTTCGTTGCCGAAACCCCTGACATCAACAAAGTTATCGAAATCTTCCTACCTAAGGATGACCGTGGCACCATTATGGATTCACACGAAATCCGTGTGGACCTGTGCCGTGCCGTCATTCACATGGAGAAGAAGGGTGTCCGTGTCTTGAAGGTCCGCAACATTGAGGATACCAACAAGGCAAGCATCGACATCTGGCACATGCCGGAGTATCAGGAGGCTGCAGAGTCTCCCGTAAGCGATGTGGTCAATGCCTGCATCGAGTCCTGCTTTGATTCCGGTGCAATGTTCAATCTGCCATGCAAAGTCAACCGCAAAACCCATGAAGTTTTTGCTGTCGAATGCTGCGCAAGCCCCGATGATGATGACTCGTTCAGCCATGCAGATGTTGAAATTGACGGGCAGTCTTACCCGCTCAATTTTGTCTCTGACATCATGGACGAAAACGATGTCGACGACGCATTGGATGAGTTCTACCGAATCCAGCAGACCGGCGAATATTGGGAAGCGCACGACGGCAAATCGCTCACGGACGCTATCCATGAATGCCGCTGGGCTATCCTGAAGGATGCCATCCAGAAGCGCGGACATGAGGCTGTTGCTGATTTTGTCGGGACCGACATTTCCAGCGATACTTACGACCGCGTGATGGATGAAACCGAAGCCCAGATGCCGGACGAAGAGTTCGAGCGCTTCTGGGAAAAGTACATCTGACAAAAACATCTCATACAACAGAAAGGAAGTATACCGCTATGGCTATCAACAATGTTAACGAATTTCTCCGCAAGACCTTTTCCGAAACCATCTTTGGCACCCCTGCGCTCCGGCCGATTGCAGTCTGTGCAGACGGCTTCAGCCTGTCGATTCAGGCAAGCAGTATGCACTACTGCAGACCGAGTAAGGACCTGCAGGACGGCGATTACTCCAAGGTCGAACTCGGCAATCTGTCTGAGACGGTCGAGGAGTTTCTGCCGTATGCCGAGAATGAAGCCCGTCCGCTGCTTACCGTCTATGGGTATGTCCCCGTTGAGACTGTGAATGCAGTGCTTGCCAAGCACGGCGGTATCGTCAACGCGTGAGGGGAGGAAACTTACGATGGAAGTATTCACTATCGTCGCCAATGAGGTCATTGGCTTATCCGCAACGGAATGCACACTGATTCAGTTTAGCTACAATCCGGAGCAAATCCGTGACCCGGAAAGCGTCCTGCGCAGTGCTGTCAAGGACTATCTCAAGACGGATGAAGGCAAACGACAGCTGGAAATCAACTGTGGTTGCTGGAACTGGGGCGATGTCGATGACATTCCCGGCTCGTTCTTCTTGAACTATGGTCTGGCTAAAATCGCTCCGCCGGATGTGAATGCTGTCGTTGACCACAACGAGAGTTTTACGGATGACTACGACGATTGCGAGGAAGAATAACAGAAAGGGCATGAAAAAATGCGTATTTATGCCGCAAACAGCGTATTCATAGAAGTTACGCGCCGGTGCAATATGTGCTGTGCGCACTGCCTGCGCGGAGATGCTGAAAGCATCGATATTCAGGAGAAGTACATCGATGCTTTTCTCGACAGCTTTGAGAAGGGAGCTTATATCAGCTCTCTTACCTTTACCGGTGGGGAAATCTCTCTGAATATACCGGCAATTCGATACACCTTGAAAGCTGTCAAAGAGCGTGGTATCGCCGTTGGAAGTTTTTACATGGTCACTAACGGAAAAGCCGTCGATAAGATGGCTGACCTTGCTATGGCGAGTCTGGAGTGGTGGACCTACTGCGATGAAAAAGATGACGATATGTGCAGTCTTTGCATCAGCAGTGATAACTTCCACGAAGCAATCCCATATGAAAGTAAAAGTATCCTTAGTGGCTTGAAATATAACCGTGACGATAAGGTAACGGACTTTCATCGGGCTTATTTACTGAACGAAGGACGTGCTAAGAATCTCGATTCGAATGTCTATAAGAAACGTGAACCTTATGTAGACAAGCTCGAATACGAATTCAACAAAACCGGCGATATCGACTTTTACAGCGGTGAGCTGTACTTGAACGCCATCGGTGATATCGTTTCCGGCTGCGATTGGTCCTACAAGTCGCAGAAGAAATATCGTTTTGGCAATGTAATGAACAAAAACTGGCTGGAGAACATTACCAACAGTGAGTTGTGCATTGCAAGCTAAACTATATCACTTATACATTGCCACCGTTTTCCTACAGAAACGGTGGCTTTTTTAAAAAAGGAGGCCGCAAATGGCTGAAACAAAAGACATGTTTGAACAAATCAGCGCCATCTTAACCGATAAGAAAGATAAGCCGCTTTCCTATGAGGAACTTGCAGCAATGCTCAAAACTGACCCTGATGCCCTCAAAACCTTTGATGAGGTCTATAAGACACAGGTTCTTGAAAGTGGAGAGCTGCATGAAAATATGCTCCAGTGGGATACAGCTACAGTCAAAGCAATTCTCGACAAGAAGGTCTACTTCCCACCGGAACTCAATTCGCTCATTGACCGCATCGTCACAGAACTGGTGCTTGAAACGCGTCTGTACATCTACAACGCGGAACGCGGCGGTTATTATGTGACATACTCTGCCAACCGTGACTTTATGACGGAAGTCACAAACGAGGAGCTGAAACGCTACCCAGAAGAACTCCGTCCGCAGCTCACCGGAAAGTTGATGAAGATTGACATTTCTGAGCCGTCGTACAAGGAACTGCTTCAAAACTACGCAGGCTACAAGAATGCGAAAAACGACAGCACAAAAATGTTCTGCTACAACATGTTCCGTCAAGGTCTTGACATCCTCGACCTTGATGACTTCACTTATCAGATGCTTGAGATGAACCCCAACTCTATGGGCTTCTGGTTCCCTCCTCTGGTAGAAGGGTTGTACGGCAACGCATTCTTCAAGGTTCCGGACACGAAAATTCTTCGCGTACCTATCACCATGCTGCAGCTTACCCGCCTTGGTTTCGAGACGTTGAATCCTGTTACAAAGGAAATCGTGAACCGTTATTGCCAGAAAGTCTTCCATCTTGATGAATACGAAGACTATTTTATCAAAACGGGCACGTATTCTTCCAAATACGAATTCCGCAACGCTCATATCCATAACCCGAAGGAAATCAATGAGATGGGCGAGTATTTCTTGTTCTTGAATCATCTGACATGCTTGATGGCAGGCTCCCTAAACAGTCGTTGCTGCTATGGCGCTAATACTACAAATGAGTGGGTCGTCAGAGAGTATATCAAGGATAAAGAGAACAATCCTACCATTTACAACGGTTTGCCGCTGCACACTGAATATCGCGTGTTTGTGGATTTTGATACAAAGGAAATCCTTGGCGCAAGTCCTTATTGGCGCAGCGATGTTATGAAGAACAAATTCAAAAAAGTCAGCAGCCCACAGGAACGGCATGATTATGTTGTCTACAAGATGCATGAAGACATTCTGAACCAGCGTTACCACGAAAGCATTCAAACTATTCTGGCTGAGCTGAAGAAGGTTATTCCTCGCATTGAGTTGACAGGGCAGTGGAGCGTCGATGTAATGCGCAACGGCAATGATTACTACATCATTGATATGGCGCTTGCTGAGAACTCTGCTCTGAATGACTGCGTGCCGAGTAACCGTCTTCGTGCTTATCCGCAGCAGTGGCTGCCTGTGGCTCCGAATACCGAAACCTAAAAAGGGAGAACCATCATGAATACCATTTCACCCGTCTTCATCCATCAGCCGGATAGCTGTCACGGATGGGGCATTGAGTTCAATAAAGAGCAACCGTTTTGGGAGGCAGATGCCACCGCATTTGTCCGTGCCATGTACGATGAGATGCAGAGCCATGACAAGAGCTTTAGCTGGTTTCATCAGTGTGGCAGCGGGCAAGAACAGAATGGAAACTACTACGGTTACCAATTTTTCGAGGTTTGTTCTAAGACTGAGGAAAGCGATGCGAAGCGCATGGCTGAAATCATTGCCGAAAAGATTGGCACGAATGTTGTTTAATAAAGGAGCGTTAATTCATCATGGATACGCTTTCACCTAAAATCACATTGTTTGGCAAAACGATGAACATCAAGGAGTTTCTTACTCTCCTGTACACAGAAGCCAAAACTTCGGGATACGACTCAAATACCGGAAATGTTTGGTGCCTTGCTTATCAACGCAATGTGTCCGCGCCGGGAATCCCGATGGACCAGTTGACAGAAGAACAGCGGCTGTATGTGTATGCCACAACGTTCTTGTCTTTTCTTTCTATTGGGAATAAAAAGAACACTCCTAGAGATTTCATCGTTAAAACGCAGGAATATGAGCGTGAATTTTGGCTGAGCGACAACATCAACAGCCAAAAAGCCATTCTTCCGGACAAGAATATGTGGCGTGATTTCAAGGATATTTACTTTTACATTTCGACCGACTATGACACAGGCAACGATGGCGTTCCGTTTGCAGACCTTCTGCCGGAAGAACGCATCAATGCCGCCGCCTATTATGTGGAGGAACACCTCGAAGACTGGACGACCTTGCTTAGCTTCACTGTTCCTTACGCCCGGTACACGGATGTCCCCAACGCAAAATAAATCTCATCTTACTGGAGCCGCCTTCGGGTGGCTCCTTTTTCTTTTGCCAAAAATTGCGACCGGATGTATAATTGGAAAAAGGCGGAGGTGCAGTATGAGCATATACGGATAGCGGGGCAGAAATGCCAGAACCAAAACATCAAGAAGATACCAACCACATCTGAGGTGCCAGTTCAGGCACTTGTTGTCGAGTATACGATGCAACAGATTACGACATGCAGCAATAATTGCATTTTGTTGCGAATTGCGTAAAATATAGGATGCAAATAAAAAGTGAGGTGAAGGAAAGGTTGTCGCAAATCAGAATTATCGCTCCCTATGGGGACAATTTCAGTGTCAGAGAATTTGTGGAATGGGAGTATAACGGCGGAAAAGAAGATTTTGAGCCCGATATGCACTGTAAATCATGGAATACATTGCCCATCGACGGAAAGCTTGGTCACATCGCCTGCAGCCTTTTTGGAGACCTCGCTAGTTTTGGCAGTTATAGCTGCCGTATTGGTGTCTCAGATGGGCATTCAACCTACTACTTCTTCTTTACTCAAGAAGGAAAGGACGAGGAGATTCTCCTCAGCCTTGCCGCTTTTGTAAATGTAATCTACACAAGTGCCGAAGAAACATGCAAACAGGGAACAGGGCTTACTTTTGCAGACTTACCTCTTGCGCAGAGACTTGATGTAATTGCAAAATATATCGAAAACAACTTTGAAGCATGTGTCGCAATGCTCGCCAATGTTCCTTATATGCAATGGACTTAATATTTTTTGCCATTTAGTGTTGCACATTTGTGCGAATTGAATAGAATTAAGAATGTAAACCAAAAAGTGCATCGGAGCGGTCAAACGCCGCTTTGTGCTATAAATTCCTCCCCCAAAAGGAGCAGGTTCGTAAGGAGCCTGCTCCTTTCTTTTTGGCAAAAAAAGGAGAACCCATGAATCGAGAAGATGTTGCAAAACGTAATGCCAGTATCGTGCGGGATATGCGCAATGGCATGCGGATTCGTGATGTAATGAAAAAGTATGATGTATCTCGCTACACATGCTACCGCACCATGCAAAGCGTAAATCGAAAAGAGAGACAAGCAAATTACAGTGACTGGAAAGCCAAGCGTGATGAAGAAATCGTCAATCGTTATGCCGATGGCGTCCCAGCAGAACAACTTGCTAAAGAGTATGGCGTTCACCGAGCCACAATATACCATATTCTTTCTGAGCACAACAAAGACTATCTGCGACAACGTGATGCCAAAAGACCGAACGCCACTCAATTGGCTCGTGAAGCACGGCAGCAAACATTTATCGAAGCTGTAAAAGCTGACCCGAATCGCTCAGTTATGAGCATTTGTGAAGAGTTTGGCTACTGTTCTTCTCACGGCTTTGCTCTTATCCATAAAGCCGGAATCTACCGTGGCCGAGGACGCAAAAAAGGAGCGAGCAACCATGACGAGGCTTGAGAAAATCCAGCGCCTGAACGCAATTGCAGCAGATTATGAGAAAGGCATGTCTCTGCCTGCCCTGGCAGAGAAGTACGGTGTCTGCGTACGGACCTGCTACCGTGCCATTGACAAAGATGCCGTAAAAGAACGTACTGTCGCTCTGAACAAAGCGACAAAGCTGGATACCGAAATCTTGAATGATTATATCGCCAATATGTCAGTAACAAACATTGCAGCGAAGAACAAAACCTCCACAACTCACTGCTACCGTGTTGCAAAAGAAGCGGGACTGTGCAGCTTGGAGCAGGGTCGGAACCGACGGTCATCCCGCCTTACGGAACGCAACAAGGAAATCTATGCCAAGCGGAAAGCCGGTGCCTCAGTCAAAGAATTGGCAAAAGAATATCAGTTAAAGGTCCCGACTGTCTATTGCATTCTTGAACATATGGAATGGGGTCGAAAACCATGAAAATCCGGTTAATTTTGTGCGCCGCGCTGGCTTTTGCACTCACCGCCTGCTATCCCGTTAGCACGCTTCCTGCAGATGTTCCTGTCGGCTCAGCAAAAAGTATCGTAGAGAAGGAATTGGAAAAATCCCCGGAAGAAGAATTTACGAACTGGCTAGAAGCAGAGCATATCACGCCGTATGCTTTCGGGGATTGGGGAGAGGCTTCAAATGGTTCCTTCACAGACGGCAAATGGCACGACGTCAAGCTTCGCATCACAAAAGTCACAACGGAAAGTGAAAACGAGGACTACATCGAAAATGTCATCGCCTACAACAACACCTACGCCACTGTGAAATTTGGCGAAGATGAAACTATCAAGCTGGAAGACGGCATTGATGATGCCGAGCTTATAGTAGTTGATTACGAAGTAGAGCTTCCCGAAGATTATCCTTGTGACGGAAACGCAGATGTAAACCTGTCTGTTCGTGACCAAAGTGGTCAAACGCAAATGATTAAGCTCGTGACAAGTGAAGAACTTGATATGACTCCCGGCACAGTATACGCCAAGCGCGGTATCTTTGCACGCAAGCAGGGCGACACAAACTATGTGTTCGAATCCCTCCGCTATCAAAACGACGCCGCTATTGAAGAACTAGATGAAGGGGCATCCGCCAGAGCATTGGAAGACAGCTTTTTCTCCAACAAATAATACCCATACAAATTCGAATAACAACACCGGACCTGCTGCGAATATTGCGGCAGGTCTTTTATTTTGAGGTAATAGCATGAACGACAAAGACCGTACACTTCTTCGCTATGTAGTAGAAGGGGATATTCGTAAAGCCCAGCAGCAGGCAAAAATCATTCTTGAGGGTATCACGACGGCAAAAGACGAGCAATTCAAGACCCGCTGTCTTTCTCAGCTCTCGGCAAAAGCACCGGAGCTTATCGAACTTCCCTATAACATGCAAGGGTTACTTGTGGCAGAAGATGTCACTAATTTCCCGGAAAATAGGTATTTGCTCCGTGATTCCGAAAAAGCTGTAATAGAACGCCTACTGAAGACGAGAAAAGCCTCTCTCCGACTTAAAGAACTTGGCATTCACTACACCTGTTCCTTGCTTTTGCAGGGCGAACCGGGAACCGGAAAGACCGAACTGGCACGATATATTGCATACAAAGCAGACTTGCCTTTCGTATATCTTAAATTCTCCGGGCTTATTAGTTCTGCTCTGGGGAAAACGCAGCAAAACATCGGGCATGTATTTGACTATGCTCGGCGTTCTCCTTGTGTGCTCTGCCTTGACGAGATTGATGCTATCGGCATGAGCCGTGGCGGAAAAGATGATGTTGCAGAGATGAGCCGCGTAACCATTGCTCTGATGCAGGAGCTTGACCGTCTCCCGAACGATGTCATTCTCATTGGCACGACCAACCGTTCTGACCAGTTGGACGCAGCATTGTTCCGTCGGTTCAGTTTTCTTCATCGCGTACGGAGCCTTGACAAGAACGATGCCGCCACTTTAGCAAAGATGTTTCTTGCATCGACGGGATACCACACCACCGAGCACACCGTATGCGATGTACTCGAAACCATCGAGAGCTTCTATACAGCGAGTAATGTGACGAAAGCTTGCACGGACTATCTCGTCAATCAAATTGTCAATGAAGAGCAGGAGGAGAGCCATGCGTGATTTTGAGCCCCGTATCCGCATGAAGCGCGGGACTGTAGCAGAGGAGTACCCGGAAGTTGCAGCTATGTGGCATCCTACTGCGAATAGCTTTACCCCTTCAGATATTACCGCCGGAAGCAATCAGCGTGCAGCACTTATCTGCCCTGTGTGCGGTTATGGCAGCGATGGAGAATGGCGACCAACTGTCGCTTCGACTTGTCGTACCAAGGGTGGCTGCCCGGTCTGCTCCGGCAAAATCGTAGTTAAGGGTAAGAATGATGTTGCCACCGTACATCCAGAAATTGCGGAGCAGTGGCATCCGACGCTCAATAAAATCAGCCCGGATGAAGTCTCTTCCGGCAGCGGGAAACATGTCTTTCTCGTATGCAAAAACTGTGGATACGGCAAGAAAGGGGAGTGGTGTCCCGTCATTGCATTTGCCTGCGGCAGCGGTGACAATCATACCGGCTGCCCGGCATGTGCTGCCAAGGCGCAAAGTGAACGTCTCAAAGCCTATCACGAACGGCGCAGAAAGGGGCGGTGATGTTATGCGAAGTCATTTGAGAGCTGAACCTATCATAAACGCTAAAAGAGATACTCCCTATAACATGAAAACGCAAAAAGAAATTGGATTATTAGGAGAAAAGGTTTGTAGGAACTTCCTCATAGATTGCTGCGCTAAGCACCGTTTTGGCTTCGTACGATTTGAAGATGTTCGAGATGTCAAAATGTATCAAGAAAGAGACATTGACTTTATTGTTTACACTTCAAGCGGGAAAACAATAACACTTGATGCCAAAGCGGATACATATACAACAGGAAATATTTTTCTCGAAATTTATGTTCCGGGTTTTAAGCTTGGGAAAAACGGCGTTCCTATCGCAAAGTATACAGAAAATGGAGAACGAGCCGGACAAAAACCCGGTTGGCTGTTTCGAGGAGCAGACTTTATTTTCTATTGTTTTTTAAACACAAAAGAAATCTTTGTTTTTGACAGGGAATGTGCGGCGTATTATGCTTGCGAATGTGCAATATCGGGAATGCCGCTGATTCCCATATATAGAACAGCAAAAAACGATGAAAACCGTGGAGATAACCGCAATTACTATGGCATGGGAATTTGTCCAAACGCCTTGCGAATGATGAACAGCAATATTATGAGAAATCATATGTGGCTGTGCCATTTCCAAAAAGGGCCTTATTATAATCCTTACACGAAAACTTATGACCATCCGAAAAAATCCGCCTGAGAATGTGAATTTTTCGCAAACAATTGCCTCATAAGCTACAAAAAAGTGTTATAGATTTGGTATAATATAGATAGGAAACGGAGGGAATTATTGTGAATCAAATCAACGCTGTAACGCTTGGAAAGCTCATTGCTGCACACCGTGAAGGCGACGAGCAGAAGTTCAAAACCTATGTTGATTTTATCGCCAAAGCCTATGAAGAACAGGGAAACGACCGTGCCGCTAACATCATCCTCAGCAACTATACGGGTGATTATGGCGAGCAGGGGAAGGTCGTTCTGGATGAACCAACCGAACAGACTACATACTACGAGACAGGCTGGTATGAGCCTGATGTTTTGGGGTCCGGTGGCTCCTTTCGCGGAGTTACAAAAGCAACTTCCGAGGAAGAAGCATTGCAACGGCTGCTGAAACACTCTGCCGACTATGCACATCGTATCACCGTATATAAGAAAGACGGCAAAATCGTAAAGCGGGAAATTTCCGAGTATGACCAGTGAACAACCCCGCCTAAACCGGCTCGCCGGTTATAGACGGGGCTTGCGGGGCAACTCGTAAGCCCGGTTGATTAGCCTTGGTGAACGGCAACTTCGGTTGCTGCGAACTCCGTTATGCATTTGATGAGCAATCATCTTCATAATATAGGCACCCCGATTATGCTCCACAAGTGTCGGGCTCTGCGGGCAGTGTATGTATCAATGACGCAAGCCATTGATATGTATTACGTTAAAAATCTCTAAGGGTAGGAGATGTGCGGCTGCCATGTCGAAAGGCTAAAACAGTGCATAACATTGGCGAAGTGGACCACAGGGCGCAAGCCCTGACTTATAGTTCATTACTATTTAACGAAAGGAGTATCTTGCATGAACACTTGCGTTTGTGTTCTCGGTAATAACGGTGAACGCTTAATGCCTACCTTCCGTCTTGGCAAGGTACGCCGACTCTTGAAAGACGGAAAAGCAAAAATCGTTAAGCATCATCCTTTTACCATCCAGCTGCTGTATGACAGCAAAACAAACACTCAACCCATCGAAATCTGCGAAGATGTGGGCTACAACTACATCGGCATCAGCGTAAAAAGCAAATCTCACGAATATGTATCTGCTCAGTATGATACATTGCAGGATGAGAAGGAACATCACGATGACTGCCGTATGCACCGTCGTACACGCAGAAATAGATTGCGCTACCGTAAACCGCGCTTCGATAACCGCAAACGCGGCGAAGGTTGGCTTGCTCCTTCTTTGATGCATAAGAAAGAACTCAATGTCAACGTTGTCAAGATGTATTGTGCAGTAATGTCCATTACTCATGCAACGGTTGAGGTTGGCTCTTTCGATACGATGCTTGTGAAAGCAATTCAGGAAGGAAAAGTCATTCCTGAGGGAGCAGACTATCAAAAAGGTCCTCGCTACAATTTGGCAACCTTGCGGGAAGCAGTATTTTACCGCGATAACTATGTCTGTAAAATTTGTGGGCGTAAAGCTACAGAAGGTGCGATTTTACATATGCACCATATGTTCTACTGGAAAGGTCGTCACGGCAACAGCCTGGACGAACTTCTAACGGTATGCGAAAAGTGCCATACGCCTGCCAATCACCAAAAAGGTGGTAAGCTTTATGGTTTCGGAGAAGATGTAAAGTTCGCCGACCTTTCCGGTGCGGCTTTCATGAACACCGTTAGGTGGCAAATCGTCAATGAACTCTACGTTGCTTTTGGCAAGCCATTTGTTACAATCACTTACGGCGCAATGACAAAAGAAAAGCGTATCGCGCTTCAGCTTGAAAAAAGCCATAACAATGATGCATATGCAATGGGTGAATTTCATCCAAATCTCCGTTGTATGTTTGAGCACTATGAAAAGGCAAGGCGTAACAACCGTATCCTTGAAAAGTTTTATGATTCTCGCTACATTGACATTCGTACAGGAGAGATAGCCACCGGAAAAGAACTCTTCAACGGTAGAATTAACCGTAACCACAAAAAGGATTCGGAAAATCTGCACAAATACCGTGGCAAGAGGACATACGCAGGGCATCGTGCTCTGTTACGCAAAAAGGTGAATCTCAATCCGGGTGATTTAGTCTCTCTCAACGGAGAAAATCTCATTGTGCATAGCACTCATACCAAAAAGAATGGTGCTGTAAATGTAGAGTTCGAGACACCCGCAAAAAGCGGTCAAAAATCCGCAAGCCTTAAAAAGCTTAAAATTGTAAAAGCAGCAAATTCCATACATCCCGCATGGAAAAAAATATCTTAATCATTAAAAGAAAGGAGTAGCAGGGTATTTGTGCTAACTGAGTACACTTCAAATTGCCTCTTGGTTAGTGCATTCCTCACCGCCTAAGTCGCAAGCGACTATAGACGGTGTACCCTGCACACATAATTTAATGAAGTGGAATGTATTTTCTCTCGAAGCAGTTGAAACGGCATTAAAACCCAAGTTTGTGTTGGAGAAAGCCCGCTATGTGACGGACGACGAAGAGTACGGCGAGGGCGAGTCTACGCGCCTTGTTTTTCGCAATGTAGAAGAGATGCCGGAAATCGACTATATTAAGCGGACCGTCTGCACATTCATTCAGGACACCTATGTTCATTTTAAGGACAAAAGCCTCAAGCCGATGTGTATTTGGCAGGATAACCTCAATGAAAGCGAGGACCATATCCGTTATTCCACAAACAACCTTGTGTCGCCACCGCTGGGACTCATTGGCGAAACATACATTTCTGACGAAAGCCACACACACAAGTGGCTGGTAGCCCAAGGAGGAACTGAACTTCTTGAGAAAGCGTCCGTCAGCATTGATGTTGATGTGATTTACGCCTATGACAATGTCGATAAGGTTGAGAAAAGTTCCGAAAACGGCGAGGTACATGGCGTTCTCATCAACAGTACAATGTATCTGCGCGAATCGGAAATCAAACAGGTTGCTCAGCTTATTAAAGATGAAAAGCTCCGTAACCGCGTATTGACGCTGATGCGCTCTCATCGCCGTATTGTATCGGCTCCCGAAAAAGAAAATCGCAATATTCGGGAAATCGCATCCGCACAGATGCTGGGTCAGGGGTGAAATTGTGAAACACAAAATCTCAGAAATCGGCGCTCAGATGCTCAAGTACCAAGAACAGCTTGCCCGTGAATACAAATACAAACCCATCCCGCGTACCTTCTTCTCCGATGTGAGAGCCAAGTTTCAAAAGGCATTGCCGGAATGGTGCAATGTGTCCGGTGACACGATTTCGCTCGAAACCACCAACGGTACGGTCATTACCAACGGGTACAACCGTATCGTGATTGGCGACTACGGCGCATTTGTTGAGTTTTCCCGCGTCCAAGCCTGTATGCGACGCCTCGAAATCAAAGAAGGTCAGGTCTATCGCGTGGAAAACCCGCGCTATGCCGAGCACGTCAAATATCTCTGGCTCACGGCAGATGATGGTTCGGATGTGAAGGTATACGACCAGAAGCGTCCGGTAGAATATGCGGATTATAAGCCGGGGATGCTGTATGTCAGTGTATATGAGGTGTTCCCACACATCTAAGAAAATCAAAATAAGAAGTTCTACCCAGTTCAGGGTGGGCTTTTTATCGAGAGCGCCGCAAAGACTACTGACTCACGGAGGTAACCGACAATGGTAACGTTTATTGATGATGATGATATCGAACTAAAGCCTTGCCCGTTCTGTGGTTCTACAGCCGGGTTATATGCCAGCTATGAAGGCAGGTATGCAGTGCGGTGCAACTACTGCCGCATCGGAACTGTCCTCATAAAAAACGAACAGGACGCGATTGAGTTGTGGAATCACAGAACGGAGGTAACGAACGATAACTAACACAGACAAAGCAATTGCATTGCGCCCATCATACTGGGCAAGCGTATCTGGCGGAAAAGATAGCCTGTATATGCTCAATTACATACTGAACAATCTGGACAGATACCCGCTTGACGGCGTGGTTCACTTTGAACTCGAAATCGACTACCCGTTTATACATAACGTTATCGACTATATGGAAACGGAGTGCAAGCGAGCGGGCATCCAATTTGTGCGAATCAAGCCGAGGAAAACGTGGGAAGAATTGTATGATAAATGCGGTTTCCCAACAAGAAAAGTAAGATGGTGTAACGGTCACTATAAACTTGATGCAAAGTGGCAACTATCCGAATGGCTGAACAAAGTCGGTTTTTATGTAGTAAATTACATAGGCTATTGTGCCGACGAAGAACGCCGTTTCAACAAACGGTTGAGTGCCAAAAAGTTAGAGATATACCCTCTCGCAGAAAACGGCATTAACGAAGATGTGATTTTGGAATGGGCAAAGACACAGCCTATTTTCAACAGCTACTACAAAACCAACAAGCGCTGCGGTTGTATGTATTGCCCGATGTCCTCGTTTCTTAACTTTGCCTATCTCTATAAATACTACCCCGAAAATTTCCGGTATATGCTTGAAAAAATGCGGGAAACGGAAGAATTGAGAGAGAAAGAGCTTGGTAGACCGTTCTCTGTGATTTCATCGAATCCCAAATATAATGCGGATTACTTGGAACACATCGTCAAAACGAAATGGCTCAAAAAGCTCAACGAAATGGAGATGACCAACAATGACTATGTCGATGCGTATTGCGTCGGTGTGGATGTGGATGGTCACACCACTGTCCACTAGGTTGCATTAAAGAGTATTGGCAAAAAGGTGTTTTATCGAGTTTAGCTGTGGGGAGAATGTCAATTGGGTGAAAGCATGAGCAGTGAACCAAAAGTAATCACTTCCTTTGAGGAAGCACCGCAATCGTTGCGCGATAAATGCGATAAAGAAGTTTTGCGAGCTTTTTTTAATGCACACTTCTCAATTACAGAAAAAAGTGTGAATGACGATAAAAGATTCTATCTCGATGATGGACGCAGAATTAAGGACGATGATATTCTTGTCGCCTACATGAAAGATAGGAAAGTCTGGACAGAACCCGGCGTTGAAATTCGTACTATAACAGGCGAACTCACAAACAAGTTTGGAGAAAAAAAGCTCAAAGATTTCTTTGCAGCAGGATTTTTCTTAACGAAAAAACGCATTAAAAAGAACAAATGGAGATATTATTTGCCGGACGGCAGATGCTTGGATAGTGAAAAGAAACTCGATGACTTTTTACTCGAAAAGCTGCGTCCAGCTTTTGACAAAGAGTTATGCGACCGCGTGATTGACACGGCAGCCACGGCAATTCCAGGTGTTGACAAAAGCGAGCTGTTCATTTCCGACACAGAAAACGAAAAGGCTGCGTGCCTTAATGTAAAACTTGACGGCAAAGTCTATAAAGAAGCAATTTTACCGTATGTTTCCTATGAAGGCATCATTAGCTCATCACTTTATAATAACCTTTATTCACGCTGCACGGTACTTCATAAGCGCAACATTGAGCGCTTTGAGAAATCTCACGATTTGAAGGCGCTCAAACAAATTGCAGAGTCTATTCTTCTGTCTTTACAGGTAGATGAAAAACATATCCTGCTCGGGGATTTCTGCATCACCTCCAACAAAATTACTGACATCAATGTAGGGCTGCAGCAGGAAAGTGCATTGAAGAAGGCAGTCGTCACCACAACAGTAAAATTTGATAACGGTAGGAAAGCTGTTTTCAGCATCCAAGTAGCTTTTGGAATCAATGATGTTCTTCTGCAAGAACTCTATAGAAATGATGTTCTGACGCAAGGGGCAAAGGTTGTCTCAGAACAGAGAGACTATTCCGTTACCCCGAACTCTATCTTGCATGACTTTGTCTGTACTTGCTGCAACAATGCTCATACGGTCAGTAAAACATACAGAAAAGGCAAAATCGTTCTGGACGGCGTACTCAGACAGGTATATAACAGCGTTGACGCCGCTTCCGCATTACCTGTAAGCAACCTTTTCGTACTTGGGAATGACCCTGCGAAGGATGTTTCCTATTGCGACATTGCAGACCAAATCACCGTAAAAATCACACCGGATAAAGGCACAGCAGAACAATGCGTTTCACTAACCTATTCTACTGCTGAAGAATTCCTTGACAAAGCGGCGACCGTACTCCTTGAAGATTTCTACGCCGCAAGCAGCGATGCAAAATGCCATGTCAGATATGACTTAACATTGGATATTTCTAAAAAGGGAAAAGAAAGTCTTCGGTGTGAAGCAAAGCTATTCGACACGCAAACGGGTCTTATTATTGCCCAGACCACAAGGTGTCTTGTCAAAAAGTTGAAAGCGGACATTGAGCAAAGCAAAGACCAGATTCCGACCAGCTTCAGCAATGTTTTTTGGATAAGCAATGCAGAAGACATTTTGATGTATGCAGTTTCCTGTGACCCAGAATGGATTGCAAGTGCTTACAAACAAATACGCGAACGATTAGGGCTGCTTGGATATTATTTCTGCAAATTCTTCGCGGCGCAAGACAACCACAGCTATTGTAAGACAGACTTGCTGACAGATTTTTTGCGGGAAGCGAGTATAGACTTCAAAAAGGCTGCCATCGCGGATAAAATGGAACAATTCCTGCGTACTTATATTCTCTTACCGGAGAGCAAAACTCTTTATCTGTTTTCCGTCGACTCTGTGCGCAATTATTATGGCAGCTTTGAGACTTACAAACCTGTCAGCAAATACCTCCTATCAGCAGTTGCTGCACAATATGAGGCAGAATCTGTAGAGCCAACCTTTGAGGATATGGATTATCTACTGAAGGACGCACAGTACGCATTATTTACAGACAGGTGCCAAAATGCCAAGACGGAAGAAGACGCTTTCACCATTATTTCTCATCTGGAAAAACAGCCGCAGACTTTCAAAAAATTGCTCTTTGCAAAAGAGTATTTCAAGAATGTATACGCGCTGCTGAATGATACAGACAAAATGTTCGCCGATATTGTTATCAGCGACTGTCCCGGCTGTACCAAGCTACTGAAATCTCTCCAGAATTTTGCCGAGGAACAATCAAAGAATGTATAACTACACCCCCGATAAAATCATCGCATCCCTTGCCGAAAACAACTATTTTGCTAACCGCAGGATTGCATATGCCGTTCTGAATGTGCTGCGCGACGATGCGTCACCTCTACTCATAGAAGGTGACCCCGGCGTAGGAAAGACGAGCCTTGCCAAAGCGGTGGCTTCTATGCTGCAGATTCCTCTGATTCGTGTTTCATGCCACGAGGGAATTACAGCGGATAAAATTCTTTACGACTATGACTACCAGCGGCAATTGCTGGTGGTGTCTGCCATTCGGGACAAGCTCAACGAAAACCTCCGGGATTTAAGCGTGAACGAAAGCATCAAAGCTGTTGCGCAAAACACAGAGTTTTATGGTCCGGATTTCTTGTTGAAACGCCCTGTCATCGAAGCTCTCACGATGAAGGGTCACAAAGTCCTTCTCATTGACGAAATCGACAAGACTGAGCCGGAAATCGAGCACGCTCTACTCGAAATGCTCTCCGATTTTGCTATTACCATTCCGGAATATGGCACGATTCAATGTGCGCCGGAGGATAGACCTATCGTTTTTCTGACCTCCAACAACTATCGCGAACTTTCTCAGCCTATGTTGCGGCGCTGCTCTTACCTTTACATCGAGCACAAGCCCCTTGCAGAAATCAAGCAAATCATCTGCGCGAATGTCTCTGCCTCTGAGGCGTTTGTGGATAGCGTTGCACAGGTCATTGACCGGCTTCAGAGCCTCGACCTGCGTCACGCCATCTCCATCAGTGAAGGCATCGAATGGGCAAAGTGCTTGATTGAGACATTCCATTGTAAAACGGCTATGGATGTGAAGAACGCAATGCCATATTCTATCGGTTCCCTCGTCAAAGACCACGCAGATGAGAAAACGGTAGCAAAAGCCTTCAACCTGTCCAACGGGAATGAGAAATGAGTGAAGCAACAAATCAAACCATCGAATCTTATGTGAACCTGTACACTAAGTTCTTCCAAGAGCTTACACAGGAATACGGCTTCTCATTCTCAATATCAGAAGCGCTCAACGGCATCCAACATATTTCTGACCCGTTAGATGTAGAGGACGTGCTGTACACCATGCAGGGCGCTCTATGCCATACAAAAGAGGAATGCGACACATTTGAGGCAGTTTTCTGCAGGCGATTCTTGCAGTATTCCTACGCGCCAAAGCCAAAGGAATCTTCAATTCCTAAGAAAAGAGCAACGAATAGTGTTGCCACTTTTGTAGATATGCCCGATGATGCTCTGGAAGAGTGCCGTAAAAAGACACAAGCGAACAGAGACCAAGCACAAGCGGACATAGAGAACTACCGCCGGTCTAACAGAGGAAAAGAATCGGTCAGTAACCAGCAAAAGGCAGTAGACGCTCTGCGCGAAGAAACCGAACAAAAACGCCAAGCTGTTTTGCAAGCATACGACGACTACCAGAAAGCAGTAGCATCTGTTACGCTTGCCGAAAACAGGCAGCTTGTAGACAAAATAGAGCAGCTATTGCAGAAGGTAAATACCGAGACGAACAGAGAGCTTGCTGCATACGGAATCATGGAGCGGCAATTGCGAAACTCTCTTGCTTCCGGCACTTCACAGGAGCTGGCTGTCTCTCAGAAACTCTTATTATCTGCTGCGGTCATTGCTCGTTCTGCAAAAGAAATATCTCTGTACATGGATTTCATCTCTCTTGCCAAGGCATTCCAAGACTTGGCAAAAAGCGTGAAAACAAGTCAGTCTAAAGTGTCAGAAGATACTACCGTAAAGGTAGCAATTAAAGAACGTGTGGAAGCAACAGGGGAGTGGGAAAAAGCAAAAGAAGCTCTTCATAAAGCAGAAGCCGAGCTTGAGAAACAAGAGATGCAAAAGGCGTTGTATGAAAGCAATCTTCGCACTCGCGAAAAGAGAGTGACTTCTTACGATGCAATTCTTACGAACATTCGGAAAGCCCAGCAAGAGAAGCAAATGCAAAGCATTGAGAAGGAGCAGTCGCTCCGACATCGAGAAGTATTCTCCGGAGGTCATAATGCGGTAAGAAGCAAAAAGCAAACGGATGCACTTCTCAACGAGGATGTCTCGAAGCTCTCTAATGCCGATATTGAGAAGGTCCTCACTTTTATCCGCACAAACGCCAAGACTTTCCGCCAAAAGCTTCGTAAGCTGTACATAACCCAGCAGAAAAAGCAAATCGACGTCAAAAAAACGATTGAGAAATCCGTCCAGTGTGATGGCGAGATTGCACGACTGTACTACAAAAAGCCGATAAAGTCCAAAGCAAATGTCGTGATGCTGGCGGATATTTCCGGGTCATGCCGCGCTATGACTTCTCTCGCTCTGACGTACATGGGTCTGATGAGGGAAGTATTTCCCGGTGGCTGCCACCTGTTCGTTTTTGTGAACCACTTGGTTCCTGTAGACCGCTATTTCTCAAACGAGAATGTCACAGCGGCAGTAGAGAGCATCAACAAGAATGTTCCCAGCCGGGGCATCTACTCAAACTACGGCGTTCCTCTAAAGGAACTGCGCTACGACAATACCGGCATCATCAACAAGGATACTACTATCGTCATGTTGGGAGACTGCCGAAACAACAAGAACTATTCCGGCGTGGAAGAGGTTGAATGGCTTTCTAAGCGGGCATCCAACTTCTTCGTTCTGAACCCCGACCCGTTGAACAAATGGGGGCAAGGGGACTCTATTGCCGACCTCTATGCCAAGAGTGGTGCGACGGTCTGCCGGGTGAGTTCAACGCAGGATTTGCTTACTTTTTTGGAGTTTGCAAGCCTCAGAAAGCAAGCCTAATACGCGACCACAATATATGGTGTATGTCGCAATTTGTTTACATTCCATACACTATATATTGTGGTTTTCGTATTGACTATCCGTACATATTGTGGTATAATGCTAATGTACTCAGGAAAGGCGCTACAAGCAAATCTCCTGAACATGCTCCTGTAGCTCAACTGGCAGAGCAACTGTCTTGTAATCAGTAGGTTGCAAGTTCGATTCTTGTCGGGAGCTTTTGGCAAGCCAGCCTGCATCTGGTTTGCACGGGCACTTCGGCAACATCTGAAGCGCCTTGCCACTCGTTAAGACGACCTCCACGCGGTGAGTGGTGGGCAGCGGGGTTAAATCCGTTGGCTGACGTCTTATAAGATTGAAAGTAATCGGCGGGTCGCAGGTTTAAGTCCTGTCGAGAGACCCCGCGCTACCAAGAAATTGGTGGCGCATCATGACACGGGGTGTAGCAATGGTAGCTTGCCAGTCCCATACGCTGGCGGTTGTGGGTTCAAGTCCCATCCCCGTACCCACGTCCTGACCGAGACGTAAAGCCGGTCAAATACCAACCCATGCAGCCACCTGTCTTGCGTCATGGGTTGGTCATATGGCTCGATAGTTCAACAGGTTAGAGCACCAGCCTGTCACGCTGGAAGTTGTCGGTTCGAGCCCGATTCGAGTCGCCATTGGGTGTAGTACAAGGGAATGCGTCAATCGCGCGATAAGGCGTAATAGTGGAGTACAGGTGCGACGCGTAAGCACGAACTACGGTGGTGAGACACCACCCACCCAAAACACATCCATCGGTCAGATGTAAAATGACCGAAATATTCTGGTGTCGAATACGAAGGTTGTAATATACCACCGGTTAATTCGCTCGTTGCGCACGAGAAAAGATGGTTCGACTCCATCCACCAGAGCCGCGACCCGCTGAGGTAGCCCTAACGGGTCGAAATCTAACAAGGAGGACAGTCCGATGCAGAAGTAATTCTCGTCCGAATGTCGACATCAAAGAAAGGGACACACCAATGCACTAAGTAACGTCCGCATAGACGCAACAGTGAAAGGGTCACTCCGATGATGTAAACCACCTTGTGGCGGGTAGCTACCGCCAACGCAAGCTAGTCCACATCTGGCTTGCATGGGTACGCCGGTCATTATCGACGTACCTTGCCGCTCATGAAGACAGCCTCCACGTGGCGAGCGGTGGACAGCGACTATAGCAGCCGCTGACGAATGCCTCCAACGGAACCGCACTACGACTCCCTGCGTGAGCGGTATCCAAAAGGTCAGGAAGCCGTGTGGGCGAGTGCTTCCTCTTGTGCTTGGCGCAGAAACAACAAATCTCGTCCCATCAAGCATGCAGACGTACGAGCATCCCCGTTAAGCCGGGGCGCAGCCAGACGCGACACAGCCGCCAAGGCGGGACTGCTGCACGGCAACTGGTAAGTATGCCGCAGTCCCAGACAAAGCCCACAGCAAGAGCCGCCCATGTACTTGGGCGGACAAATAGGGCTGCAAGAATCGAAGTTGACCAACGCTCAAGTGCTTTCCCGGATTCCCTTGCCCAGTCAGCATTGTGGATTCGCGGGATTGCTAGAGGGTGTAAAGATGATGTTCGGGGTTGACCACCTCCAAAACGAGCATCATGGCGGGGCTAAGTGAGGGTTCACCCGCAATTTTATGGAGTATTCGTATAACGGTTAATACCTCTGCCCTCCAAGCAGATGACGTCGGTTCGACCCCGATATACTCCTCCAATGTCCCTGCGCTGACAGCCTCCTTGTGGCAAGGGATGGACAACAGATGCTGCAGCATCTGGCTAATGTCTAGCACAAAGATTGAAATCAAACGGGCGGTGTCGGTTCAATTCCGATATATTGCCCCACGTCGCCGTCACCGTACACCACGACGTTAAACTGGTGAGCATGGTCCACTTGTGGTCCGCTGTCCGAATGCCAATGGACAGCCTATAAAAGAATAGGCAAACAGGTGCTGTGCCTGAGAGTATCCGAGAGTCCCGGTGTCAGTCGCGAATGAGACCGGAAAACAGCGGAGAGGGTACAATGCAGAATCCGTCGGCGTGGCTGCCGAATGGTGCTGGAAGAAAAGGGTTGGCTGCCCTGATTGCGGGATGATAACCAGTATAAAACATCCTACCGTGCTTGGTTAGCTCAGCAGGTAGAGCGGCGCATTCGTAATGCGCAGGTCGGCAGTTCGAATCTGCCACTAAGCTCCACGGTCCGATTGGGTGACGCGCTCTTTGAGAATCCGCCCAAGAAGCTGTCAGCGGGGGCATGCACTTGCTGACGGTTGGCTAAGTCCTTACGGAAGTCGTCGTAGCCGGAACCGAACACGAATAGGCGACGTAAAGCCCCGCATGGCAAAGCGTTATCTGCTATAGCGCATGACAACTCTAACATAGAAGGGAGGTTGACTCCAATGGAGCAGGCAATTATCAATGTCGAAGGAACTTCAACTATCGAGACTGCAGCAGCAGCCAAAAAGCTGATTGAGACATTCGGGAGCCAGAACATCCGCGCCATCTCGGTTAAACGCGTGAACGAGAATAGCAACGAGGTCGTTGTTGAACTCGATTTTGTTCCGGGTCTTGCACAGCATCTGCACGGTTTCACTATGCAGGTCAACGGCTTGACCGCAGGCTACGACGGCACCGGTCCCTCAAACCTGTACGAAGTCCTGCAGGCGGCTGGCGTAAGCGAAACGCTGGTAACGTGTGAAGACATCACACAGAAGGATGCCAAAACTATCCCGCTGCATCTGGAGCGCGAGGTCAAACAGTACGGCGGCTATCAGTACGCCTAAAGAAAGCATTCCCTATGTCGACAGCCTCTTTGGAGGTAGGGATGAACAATAGACAGCACGAGCGTCTAACAAAATGTCGAATTAAGATTGAAAGAAAATGGACTTGATTGCGTGTACTGTATCACGGTACACGAGTCATTTTCGTGTGGAGCCCTTTGGCGGGTGCATCCCGCCATCATGGGGATATAGCTCAGTTGGGAGAGCACCTGCTTTGCAAGCAGGGGGTCGAGGGTTCGAATCCCTTTATCTCCACCAACAGGGTCGCTTCGTTTTCTGCGATGGCCTACCCTGGGCTTGATTGTGTACTGTTTCGTACAGTACGAGTCATTATCGCGCGGAACTCCTATAACTATGACCACGAAGACGAACGCCTCGTCCGCGCCGCTTGGACAAGCGAATTACACGGGGCATCGTCAAGCCGAAAAAATGTAGTGTCGAGTGGCGAAATCGGCTGCGACATTGGCGAGGAGCACCACCCTCGTCAGTCTCCCTTGCTAACAACCTCCACGGGGTGGGAGATGGGCAACAGATGCCAATAACATCTGGCTAATAGTAAGCAATCAAAGCGCGGACCTCCTTTAAAAACCATGCCACGTGCATTACACATCTTGCCGCGCTCCGGTCGCTACGTCCCGGTAAAACAAGATATGCAACAAGCCGTAACAATCATACCGTGTGGCGAAACCGGCTGCGGTATGGGCAGGATAAGTTCCCGCCAGTTACTCAATCAAGACAACCTCTGCGCGGTGAGTGACAGGCAACGGATACAATGTATCCGGCAAATCGTCTTATAAACAAAATACATGGTTGGGTGTCCGAGAGGTCTATGGAACCGGTCTTGAAAACCGGCGATGCCGCAAGTGTCCGTGGGTTCGAATCCCACCCCTACCGCCATTCTGCCGGGCATCGTCCCGGCTTTCTTTGTTTGTTGGAGGGTATCATGACCAAGCAAGAACTTGCCGAGATGGTCACAAAAGCCAAGCTGTGGGCAATCGAAGCTCACGCAGGGCAAAAAGATAAAGCAGGGAAGGACTACTTTGAGGCGCATGTCTCTGTAGTCGCCAAGGAGGTTAAAGGAGACCCAGTAGCTGAAGCTGCCGCTTTCCTGCATGACACAGTGGAAGACACCACACTTACGATGGAGGACATCCGAGCAGCATTCCCGAAAGAGGTCGCCGATGCGGTAGAAGCCTTGACCCGCAAGAAAGGGATGTCTTATGCCGAATACCTTTGGCACATTCAGCAGAACCATACTGCTATCAAAGTAAAACTCTCTGACCTGCGCAACAACATGGATTTGAGCAGGCTACCACACGAACCGACCAAGAAAGACCTCGCACGAACGAAGAAGTATAGCCGAGCTTACGCAATGCTCAGTGGTATCCACGATACCCCTTATAGCATCTCTGAGGTAAACCCTTACGCACTTTACGACTACCTTCTCTCTACCAGTTGGGAGAAAGCAGAAAAGCAAAAGAAAAGCAGTGAAGTAGTCGTTCTGAAAGCGCCTGCTGATAGCCTTACTATTTCGGTTCCTATCGACATGACGCTTCCGGACTATGAGACGATGATGGGGGAAGCCGTGACCAGACTGTGCGTACATGAGGACGCTCCGCGCCCCGATGTTCTGGATACAATCATCCATTGGAAGCCGTTGCCGAAAGAACAGTAAGCAACCTCATAGACTTGCGTTTCTGTTGCTGCTCTTGTGGCTAAACTGTTAATTTCACGGCTCAAACCACTATATATTGTGTTTTCGTATTGACTATTTCCACATGATGTGGTATAATGATGATACTGAAACAACGAAAGGAAATCAGCCGATGTTCGCCACTATGTTGAACCAACAGAATAGCTCACAAGGGCTGCGGAGCATAAATCTCCTCGGTCAAGTTGTGTTGTCTGTACAGGGTCATCATAGCGCGGTAGTTGCGGGTTAAATAAAGCCTGCACCCCATCGGAAGTTCCGTTTCATCTCGCTATGACAGCACCCTCAGGCATAAAATGTCTGCCGGGTGCTTTTTACATGTTGGGTTGTCGCCAAGCGGTAAGGCACGGGACTTTGACTCCCGCATTTCGCGAGTTCGAATCTCGCCAATCCAATTTGACGATATATCGCCATACTTTTGCAACGATGTAAAGTCATCCATACCATACAACATCCGAAAAAGGAGGTGATTCTAATGGCTACCGCACGCAAAACTGCTGTTATCTATGTCGAGGTCGGCGCAGACAAGAAGCAGGTCAAACTGGAGGACATCCAGAAGGCGGTCAAGACTGTCGAAGGCACCAAGAATGCCTACGTCAACGCTGCCGACGCCGCAGTGTATTGTGTTGATGCTGACGGCAAGACCACGAAGGTCGAGCTGTAAAGCGTCTTTTCCCGTCGCCCGTTAAGCGGACGACTTCGTGGGAGTTTAGCTCAGCTGGGAGAGCATCTGCCTTACAAGCAGAGGGTCAGTGGTTCGAGCCCGCCAATTCCCACCAAAGGTTCCTGGCTCCCTAGAAAAAGCCAGTGGTGGAGCTGATGGGTTAATACCATCACAAAACAGTGCATGTGCTGCCAATCACATGCCTTTCATGGGCCCGTAATGGTTTTCGACAGGGTATGGAAGATTTCATGTCGCGGGTATGGTTCCGCCTCAAGGACCACCTTAAAAAGTAACTGACAACAATCGTTACGCTTCTCCTATCGCTGCTTAATTAAGCAGACGGAGACCAAAACAACGCACCATCTCGCGGGTAAGCGTGTGAGGTTCAAAGGTACGCAAGATATGTACGGCGCAGAATAAAACCGGAACCGTCTGAAGTCTAAGTACACCGAGACGCAAATCATGGTGAGCGTGGTCATCTGTCCGCTGCAAAAGGTTCGTCGCACGACCAGACAAACAGTCCAAAGTTGTCAATCATGTGACTATCGCGTAAGTAATCATGGAATTGGATATATGCTGGACACGAGTTCGACTCTCGTCGGGTCCACCAGAATAGCGTATTTACGCTATATTTTAATTTAAGGCGGCGCAAAAGCCGCCATCATGCTCCCGTAGCTCAGTTGGTTAGAGCATCTGACTGTTAATCAGAGGGTCGTCCGTTCGAGCCGGACCGGAAGCGCCATAAGGGCTGTTTGTTCAACGGTTAGAACTCTTGGCTCATAACCGAGGTACGCGGGTTCGACCCCTGCACAGCCCACCATTTAGTTCAAATCCTAACATCTGGCAGTATGTCAACTACCATCATATGCTCCTGTGGTGGAATTGGCAGACACGACACACTCAAAATGTGTTTATCTATGGGTTCGAGTCCCATCGGGAGTACCACGTCCAGCAGTACGATAACTGCTAATCATATGGGTTGTTAGCTCAGTTGGCAGAGCAGCGGACTGTTAATCCGCGTGTCGCAGGTTCGAATCCTGTACGACCCGCCATATGTTCGAGTGGTGGAACGGCATACACGCTGGTCTAAGGAGCCGGTTTTGTGACCCCAGCTCCCACTTCGGACAGTCGCTCATGATTGCAGCCTCCACGCGGCGAGCGACGGACAACAATCAGTGTAAAGCTGGTCGGCTAATGCTAAAGATTAAAACAAATCTCGCCTCGAACAATCGCTCACGATTTCCGCCGTGAGCACCAACAAAGCCTGTGCTTTGCAGAGCGTAGGCTCACATTTTTTAAGAGAGAGTTCCCAATGAGCAAGCATCTACTAGGCTCAGACCGCGTCCTTCACGAAGGCGCTGGCTACCGTAACAAGTACACACTTAAAAGCCCCAAGCCTCCGGTTGGCAGGAGAGAGAACCCATCCAACTCGAAGCAAGAGGGTGTAGATGCAGTGTACATCCCCGATACCGCCAAATGGTGTAGCAAAAAGTAAACCACAAGTTGATTGACCTACCACGCAGATGTGGTATAATGTAATCAGAACGAAACGAAAGGAGACAACCGAAGATGCTGTGCAAGACTGTTAATGCTGTGTCGTTTGCTGAGTATAGTTATGAATCTGAATTCGAGTCCTACGAATCCAGCTTTATTTCCCATACTCCTCGACAGGCAAAAACAGACCATGTACAGATGCGGTGCGTCTCTAAACGATAACTGCATTTTCACACGCTGCTTGTCGAGTCATTTCGGCAGGCAGCGTTTTTTGTTGCCTGCAATATAGAAAGGCAGCAAGAAAATGAACGTTCCAACAATCGATATCCAGCAGACAGGTGCCAACATCAAGGCACTGCGAAAAGCGGCAGGCATCAAGGTCAAGGATGTGGCAGACACGCTCGGCGTATCCACGCAGGCGGTAGCCAAATGGCAGGCAGGCACAGCACTTCCTACCATCGACAATCTTGTGATTCTCGCCGCGATGCTCGATACGAAAATTGATGACATCCTTGTCATCGCATAAACCCTCGCCGCAGGATTGCGGCTATATACGGCCGAATAGACGAATTGGTTAAGTCGCAAGCCCTTCACGCTTGAGAGTATGGGTTCAAGCCCCATTTCGGTCACCATCTGCTTCTGTAGCTCAGTCGGTAGAGCAGTAGGTTGAAGCCCTATGTGTCGCTGGTTCGATTCCAGCCGGGAGCACCATTATGTGCCGGTATGCAAGTGGTTAAAGCAAGCGGTCTGTAAAACCGTTCCGTTATGGTTCACTGGTTCAAATCCAGTCCGGCACACCATAAGGCCCCTTCGACAAGTTGGTCCAAGTCACCACACTCTCAATGTGGAGTCAGCAGTTCGAGTCTGCTAGGGGTCACCAACATCGCACCTGTGTTAAAAGGTGCATCATGCAGAGGTCGCCTAACGGTAGGGCAACGGACCGCTAATCCGTCGCGAGGCAAAACGGCACTCACTACGAAGTGCCAATCAAACCCTCGCCTGCGAGTTCGAATCTCGCTCTCTGCGCCATATGCATGTGTGTCCGAGTGGCTGATGGAACTGGTCCAGAAAACCAGCGGTCAGAAATGGCCCGTAGGTTCGAATCCTACCACATGCGCCATGAAAAGTCTCCATAGTCTGCGATTATTCGTGGATTTTGGAGACTTTTTCTTGTATAGCACCACAATTTATGGTATAATAGCAACAGAAAGCAACAAATAATAGAGTGTCAGAAAATGCAAAAATACGATTTCATTACGAAGCAATATACCCCGTACACACCGGCTCAGGACGGACGCTATGACATCATGGCTCGTCCTAATGAAGGGCTCAATTGTGCTGCGTGCGGGCACATCATCAACGAATGCAACGCGTACACATCAGCAGCCATCCAGAACGATATTGGTTTAGGCTATCTAATTTGCAAGAACTGCTACGACTACGAACTCGAAGTCAGAAAAACAGTAAAGTGATGGCTCAGCCGCTTTCCATTAGGAGGCGGCTTTTTCTTTGCAAAAATATATGTACAATCTGTTACTATCTGCTTATCTATGTTGTAAAAATTGCAATTTTATGGTATAATAAGAATTAGCAAAAAGAAAGGATTTTGCCGTATGTACATTGATTTCACAAACAAGCAGTATTGTTTGATTCTCCACATCTTGGCAATTATGAAGCCGTTCTACAACAACGACTTTCACTCTATCTGCAAAGAAGTAGGGGAAGCATATGGCGTGGATGAAGATTCCATTATGAAGGCTTGTGCCACATTGACTGCTGTTAATGTGACAGCACCCGTCAAGAAGGCATATGACACCATTAGCTATGTTCTTGCTGCCATCGCAAATGGCGCAAAAGAATTGAACGGTGACGACACTTACAAGTACAGAGTCGATTTGGATGCTCCTTGCTGGAATGCTGTAGCCAATGCTTTTGATGCTTACTCCCGTATTCTGATGGGTCAATTTGGCATTATCTATGAGACACTTGATATTTCCGGCGATGATAAGCATCACTTGCAGACATATCACGATGCTCGCTGGAGTGGGGTAGGTGTCATTGAAGCCCGTGACCTTCTGATTCCTCAGCTAAAAAAGATGAGGGTGGGCTGGAATGGGAACTTCGGCATTTCCAATTCCGAGCTTGCCTATAACAGCAAACTGTCTTATGAAGTCCTTAAAGCAATTCGTTTTGCCACTGAAAAGAGAGACGGCTCTGTTCTGAAAGTTACAGACGAGCCGTTGCCAAGAGTCGAAGGTGAGTGGCAAATCACGATGCTCTAAAAAATAATTGGAGGTGCTTTTCCGAAATGGGTGAACATATCATTTCGTTTCTTGACATCTGCGCTATGCAGGGTCAACTCGTTCTGGCAGAAGCACCGTCCATCCCGGCTATCAACGATAAGATGGTGTACTGTACTGGCGCTCGCAAGCACGGCGATGACCGCTATATCATCCTCGACGGGGAAGAGTACAGCCAAATTCACTTTGTTGACGGAACCATCAAGCTATATTGGCATTAAGAGGCAGTACCATTGAATGAAGTCTGGAAGCCTGCAGAACAAAGGAGAACCACATGAAGGCAAACTACAAAGTCATCAACAACAAGCAGGTACAACTGCGCAAGGTCATCGAGGGATTCAAGCCCGATGATGTAGCGTCAGTCATTCTCTTCCGCTACAATGTCATGCAAGCATTAACCAGCCTCAATGATGACTGTACCGATTTTGAAGAAGCGGATATGAAAGAAACTGCGACTGACCTCACGGAGTTCTTTGAGGATGCTGTAAACGAAGCTATCGATTCTTTTATCGACGAGGATAAAAGACCGAATATCAATTTTAATGGCACGGCAGACGAATTTCGCGAAGAACTCAACAACCTCGTTGTTGTCCTCCTCAGTAAGAACTTTGAGCATGAGTTCATTGAGTTCTCTGAGGCTACCGGTATTAGCCGTGTACAATATGAGGCATTCGCCGCGAAATTCATGGCAGAAGCAAACACAGATAAACACTAACATGAGGGGGGGGTACTTTCATTGACCACGCTGGAAAACGCACTCAAAATCAACAATGGAAAAGCAGTTCTTTTGAGCATCAAGAAAGAATGGCTCAGTAAAATCATGGCGGGCGAAAAGGTCATGGAAGTCCGCAAATCTATGCCGTGGGAAATCAGCCACCCGTTTGTTGTCTTTTGCTATGAGACGAAAAGCAATGGCGGAGCAGGAAAAGTTGCAGCAGCATTTATCTGCGACGATATCGACAGTCTTAACTGCCTGCAGAGCCTTGCGGTGTTTGACGACACGGAGCTGCCAAAAGAAACAGAAAAATTCGTAAACGAAAGCTGTCTGACATTCAAAGAATTGTTCGATTACGGAAAAAATGTCGGCGCTCTTTACGGCTGGCATGTAGCAAGCACGCAGCCTCTCGATAAGAAGCTCTCTGATTTTGGGTTGAAGCGCCCACCGCAGTCTTGGCAATATGTTCGTATCAGCGTATAAAGCATCTCATGGGCAGAAAACTGCCCATATTTTTTTTGAGATATTGCCATAAATTACAATGTAAAGTATAATAACATTGTGAGGTGTACTATGACTGTTAATGACATCATCCGTGAATCAAATACTATAAAACTATCCGACTTTGTTTGCCTTACAAGCATACAGACGCAAGAAGACATCAAAAAACTGACCAAGCAAGGATACGATGTAGGATATACCCAATCCGAATGGGAAAAAGAGTATTCTCTTCCCGCAAACAAAATCTTTTATGCCAAGTCTATGTATTCTTCTGTTTACTATGTAGACTATAATAATACATCTTACCCTCTTATTTTCCCTCTACAAATTTTTGGTAAGCAGCGCCTATCTCCCATTCCGAACGAAACAAACGAAGAATTCTGTGAATCCATTCGAAAACGCGTTGTAACATTCTCCAATTTGCACGATAGTGCTCTTGCTACATACTTCCACAATCTCGGTGGCTATCTTGCCATTGATGCACTACAAGAATATGTTCGTCGGAACGAACCATCCGCTGAAATGTTCAATGTTTTCTTCTCAGTCTATGAGGTGACTGACTTTGGCTGTGGTCGTTTTACCAACGAAGAGATGAAAAAGGTTATCTCCGGTATGGATGATACTGCTAAGACGAAACGCAGTAAAATTCTCCGAAAGCTGCCTGACGAAGTGACAATTTACCGTGGAGAAGCAGAAGCCAGCACTCCCTATACGACATCCTTCTCTTGGACAACCAACCCACGCATTGCCTATTTCTTTGCTTGCCGGTATTCTAACGGCTTCGCCAGAGTGATTACCGGAAAAGTAAAGAAAGATGACATCTTATACACTCCAAACCGCTCCAATGAAAAAGAGGTTCTCGTGTTTCCAGAGAAAGTATATGACATTTCTATTGAAGAGCAGTTTTCTCCTCAAGATGTCGTACCATCTATTACAGAGGAAGACCTTGACCTGTATTATCAGTGGCGAAGTAAGGTAAACGCGCTCTACTGCTTACCTACATCCAGTGAGCACGATGCTCTTCACACGATTCGTGTCCTCCTATTGGCAATCCTCATTGTTCAAGAAGAATATATCGAACTGGACGATGACGCAATGCATCAGTTGTTGGAAGCTATCACCTATCACGACATTGGCAGAAAAAATGACAGTGAAGACCCAAAGCATGGCGAAGATAGCGTAAAAATCTACAAGCTGAACCACACAGACCCTACCGTGGAGTTTCTCATTCAATATCATTGCATCGATGATAAGAAGGCATTAAAAATTCTTGAAAGCAACAAAACAATTGAAAACAAGGAAAACGCATTGACGCTCTACAAAATCATGAAAGATGCCGATGCACTTGACCGTGTTCGTTTTGGACTCATGGACTTGGACGAAAGGTACTTGCGCTTTAACGCAAGCAAACAGCTTGTCCTTACCGCAAAGGTTTGCTTGGAATCTATCACCGATGGCAAATGAAGCGTAGCTGCTTCCTGTGGCAGGGAAGCGTAGCTAAATGAGGCTCATTGCCGCGTAGCCAGCAACAAATTATGAACATTTCTTGTCTTTTTGCGTTTCATCCTTTCTTTTTGTTGAAATTTGTGGTATAATGACAATGAAAAATAAAAATACAATTTCTTTAAATAGGAAGTGATTTTATGAATTCTACCGAACAAGAAGTAGTACATAAACGGAAACTGAAAACCAAGATTATTTTAATTGTTCTCGCAATTCTTGCTGTATTAGCAATTGCTTTTTACATCTTTGTTTGGCCTCTTGTAGCTGCTAAAGTAATGACATGGATTGACAATCTTATTTTGCAAATCGGCACCTATGCTCTTATCGGCGCGTGTCTTGCTGTAATTCTGTTTATAGGTTATTTTGCCACATGCCATAATTAAGTAATTCAATATTTCTATAAAAACATCTGCAAAACATCAACCAATTTTACTTGCATCTCCGTGCGAACTGGGTAAACTAAATAATGTATAATAGATAACATATCGTTACCCCCTACAGACGATTTACAATCTGTTATACAACTGTGAGCAGACTCTCATTTCGAGGGTCTGCTCTTTTTTGTTTTATTCCAGATTTCAAGGAGATGAAAAAATTGACTGCTACATTCACAAAGTACGCCAAGGCGGCAGAAGATTGCCGATACAAAAACGACTTTCAGTACGACCTTCGTCAATGCGATAAAGCCCTGCACATGGACGGTCCAATGCGAATCGAAGCACAGTGCTGGATGAATCTGTTCGACCAACTCGAAGAAGGAGACATCAAAGCATATGTTCAGAGCAACTACCGTCCCGGAGCCCTCGACCCATTTCGCAAAAAGTAAGGTGACTTTATGAGCCTTTACCATTTGATGGCGGATATCGGGGCTGTTCCTTCCAAAGTGATACCAAAAATTCCGGCAAATGCAATGAAAGAAGAGGACCAAAGCATCCCGCGCATCTGCGTTAGCCGGTCTCTTGATGAATGCTTAACCGGCATCACCGTAACCGGCATCACTTTCCCATTTTTGCTCGAAGAATTGAGAACTTCTCATACAAAGCAAATCTGGGACAAACAATATCAATTTCCTTTCATCGTAAGAACCTATTGTGCCGAGAATAACAACTCGGCATTTTTTGATGAAAAGAAAGTTTCCAAATATGTTTGGGATGCAAATTTTACGGGTGAATGCTGGCTGACAGAATACAGGGAGCCAATCTCAACGAAAAAACGCTGGTTGGTCAACGCTGACATTGAAAATCGACACATTATCCGCAATAATGAAAGCTGGCGATACCCGATTATCCATAATTCTGTCTGGTCAAATGTACCTACTTACCTCAATCCCGAATTTCAAGATAAACTTCTGCAGATGACCAAGATTTGGTTGGAGCAGAATTAACACACATTTTTTGGAGGTGTGTCATGAATAACAACACTACTGTATCACCGGCAGAATATTTTGCCGAGGTCAAAAGCCGTAAACAGGTCATGACGGAAGCAGGACTGTCTAAGCTCTATGAGAACTGCTTGACCCTGCTGGACGAATACCAGCGGTCCGGACAGATAGCAGCTCAGAAAAAGCTCCTGTTCCATATTGATAGCATTACCCGCGAGAAAAAGCTTCTCGATGTCGGTATCGATACATTCGTTTACAAAAGCGATATCGATGACTTCATTCACATGGTCGATAATAAGGTCGTCAAAATTGTGGAGCTCGAAAACTACCAGCGTCGTATTCCGCCGGAAATCATTGCCCGCATTGAAAAATGCAAAGGCATCTTCGACAAGATGTATGTTGTCTTTACAGACTACACGCACAGGGAAGAACGCCGCGTAGAAGCTGTCAAGCGCGAGAAAGACCCAATTCTCTTTGGCACATTTCAGGATGCTGCGACCCGCACGATTGTGGAGCGCTTCTATTTCATCGGCGATTGGGTTGATGAATATTGTGACCTGACGCTCGATAAGATGGTCGCAACAGTGCAGGAAAAAGCCAACCGGGATATTATCAAGAAGTTCTCCACGCCGGAAAGTCTGCAGGAGCTGAGCGACCAGCTCAGCAATCTTGACGACTCCATGAACGGGCTTTATCGTCAACGCGAGAAAAACCCTGCTCCTAAGAAGGGTTTCTTTGCACGCGTCCGCACAGCATTCAAGGCGTTGAAAGGGGACATCTAACCGATGGCTGAAGTAGACTTGACGGAGGACAAAAGCTATTCTAACCTCATGTCCTTGCCTCACAGCAAGAATACACTTTTCAGAGCGTTCTATAAAACAGATATTCCTTGGAACTTCAACACCCCCTATATACTGCCACGAATTGCTCACTCGGATAAGGATTTGGAGACTCCTCCTCTAATTTTTACGGGTGATGCTGAGACTGTAAACTTTATGCGAGAAGTCGTAGAAGTGGAAGAAGGAGTACGTTGTGATTGTTGTGGAAAGCTCATCACAACTCCTTTATGGGATATGCCGATAGGTGGTCTTTGTTCTGAATGTGAACAGCGACTGGACGAGACAGTCTATGGCAAATTTAACGCTCCGTGGCAAAAGGTCGAGCAACAGAAAGCAGAGCGCCCCGTTCCGTGGTGGTACGATATCTGAGAATTTAATATTGCACTTTCTTGCGAGTTGCGTAGAATGGGAGTTGTACGATAGATAACATTCTACTTTTCCGAAGCATTTCGGACGTACAGCTTTTCACAATTCTGCATTTATTAAAGGCAGACTCACCGTTATGGTGGGTCTGCCTTTTTTGTTTGCAGAAATCCGTCATCCACCCATTTCAACAGCGACTGATAAGGAGGTCTGCTATGTCTATTTCCAAGCTTTTTGCTCCGAAAAACACTCGTTTTGCGATTTATGCCGGTAACCCAGGTTTTTCCGGCATGACCATCTGCTCCGATTTCATCGGGTATGTGGATGCCCCGACGCTCGGCGACGCCTATGAGGCGGCGCATCGGTATCTTGCCAACAGTGGCTATACCGGCATCGTGGTACGCGAAGCGTAAAGCATTTTCGAACAAAATCAGCCGTCACAACCCGTCCGGCATTGTCGGACGGGAATTTTTGTCAAGACAGGAGTATCACACCAATGGAAAACAAGAAGAAGATTTTCATCGCCTACACCGCGTTTGTCCTCAGTGTTCTCACCATCATAGGCTGTATCGTCTGGTTTTTCTCGGTTCCTACTTACGCAGCACCGATTGAGCTGACCGAGTCTGTGGAAGAAATCGAGTACATCACGCCTTTGGAAACCGAGCTCCGTGAGCCGAACGCTCCGTCTCACAATGCACCGTTTCTTCCTGCTGCCGAAGCAGAAGAGCCTGATGCACAAGTTGAGACAGCGGAAACGGCTGTTGAGAACGAATCGGTTGTCACAGAAGAATCAGAAGATGCCGTACCGCAGAATCTCTCCGAAAATGAGCTTTCCATCTATACCGCATTACGCAATGCAGGTCTCTCTAAAGCCGGTACTGCTGCGGTAATGGGTTGCATGTCAATGGAGAGCGGTCTTCGCACTACGGCAGAAAATCCAAATGACGGCGGATATGGGCTCCTGCAGTGGACCTACAGCCGCAAATCAGACCTCTTCAACTGGTGCTATACAGCAGGGCTTGATGCCACTTCTGCAGAAGGACAAGTTGCGTTTCTGGTGTATGAGCTTCAGAGCAAATACAGCATGAATGCCAGATATTCGTATCCGGTATATGAAACGCTTGTCTGCAGCAGCAGTGTAGAAGATAGTTTGACAATGTTCTTTTCCCACATGGAAGCAGGAGTCAATGTACCGATTTCTGCTTCTAAAGTGTACTGCGCCAACCTGACGACACTCGACCTCTATCGAGAGCGACTGAACGCAGCGTACAAATACTTCTAACAAAGAAAGGATGTATCACACAATGGCAAAGAGTGCCTATTTGTCCCGCAAACTGCTCAATCAGCTCGCCGCTATTGAAGCAGACAGTGATGACATGATGCTGACTCACGACCTTCACAACATTGCCATCAATGGCAAGAAAGTGGGGTGTTCTGGTCATATTGCAAACCTCTTGAATGGAAAGTGCGTCTATGTCAATACCGAAAAAGCCATTTATCAGCCTCTGTCCGACAAGAACTTGGTTCGCTATGCTGCCGACATGAAGGATTGCTCCTCCATTGGTCTTGGCGTCATGGGACGCAACCAGTTTGTGACGGACGATGCTCTCGTACAAAAAATCATTGATATGCTCCACTAAGGAGCAGAAGGGAAAATACCATGAATAAGATAATCAATACCATTGTTAAGTTCCTCACCACATTTTTCGTTCTGACTATCCTTATGAGCATCAGTGCTTTGGCGCAGGATTTCAATGTCACCAATGTTGTGACGCTCTTCCTGAGTATTTACGCGCTGAACAAATGCTGTGGCATTCTGCTCAAGATGGTCAAGCCTTCTAAGCACAAGGAGGTCAAGCGTCGTGTATAAGAACTTCAAAGACATGGACGCGGAAACGCTCCACAAGATGTCTTGGGAGGTCGTTGAGGTCTTTGACAGCTACCTCTCCGGTCTTGGCGTTATGATTCCGTGTGATGATTTCAGTGAGCAGAAGGAACGTGAAGAGGAAAACAGCGATGCTGCTCTTTACGGGACGGAATACTGGAATCTCGTTGACGGAATCGAGATGTGGTTCACATTATATCCGCTTCTGACGCAGGTTTATCCGAAACGCTTTATGGCTGCCTTCGATACCCTTTTGGACTCAAAAGGAATGAGCCGCTATAAGCCGCAAGGCAAGCAGCGCAAAACCATGAAAAGCAAAATCGATAAACTTTTGAAAGAAGAGGAGGATGCCGCATGAAAGGCTGGAACAGTTCTAAGCACCCCATTTTCACCGCAAACCAGATGCCTGCACCTGTCAAATGGAATCCCATGAGCGAAGACTGGAAGGCTTGGCTCGGCGAGAATCAAGTCTACCACGGCACATCTGGCTTCTCCAAAGAAGTCTTAGAGACAATGAAGAAACTGCATGACCATATTCTTACCTTCGGTGGAGATGAAGTCTGCATGACCACTTATGACGAGGACGCGCAAAAAATTCTCGACCGTGGTCAGTTCTTCTATGGCAGCAGCTACATGCGAAAAGGAGAACCGTGTCAGTGCCATTGCAATTCCGCTAATCTTTGGGATGCCAACAGAGGTCGCTGCTTCATTGCAACGGGCTATGCTCTCTCCGAAGATGGGCTTTGGCGCTCTCATTCGTGGGTCGTTCAGCCTATGCCACGCACCCTACGCGTGTGGGAAACCACCGTCAAGCGCGTCGCATATTTTGGCGTAGTTCTGACTGAGGAAGAGTGTGACCGATTCTATCGAGACAACGGCTAAAAATCAAAAAAGCGAGGTAACCATAATGAAAGATATCAGTATTTCTGCTATTGCAGATACATTGGACCGCTTTCGTCTGATGGACGACCCCTATGAGTGGCACGATAACGAAGGCGTGGAAAGCACGAAGGATATTGCCGAACATCTGTTCGATAACGAATATCGCAACGCCGTCGTTCGTGAGCTGGAAGAAAGGCTAATGTTCTACTCCTCGAATCCTGACCTGAATGGCACAGACGAAACCGGCAAAACCATGACAGAACAGTGCAGATTCATTTTGGACGGTCTTTCTACCGTTTTTGGTGAAAAAGCATAAACAAGGAGAAATCTAAATGAGTGAACGGCTTAATTTTTCCATAGACGGTGAGTTTCTCACCAATGTTGCCCGCGACTGGTTCTGGAACATGAACAAGCCGTATAAAAAGTGTGAAGAATTGTTATTCTCCTGCATGGAAGGCGGCGACAAAGAAGAAAAGCGCCGTGTCTGTCAAGACATCATTGAAGGGCGTAAGAAGCTCGTTGGTATCAATGAGTTCGAGCTTGTCGATGACAACACAAAGGTGCGCCCTTTGGGTCAAAAGGTCGAAGAACTTCAGCGCAAGATGCTGGTCAGTCAGATTCGTGAGGATATGATTGTGCATCCACTCAAGTACATCGACCGTTTCGCTATGTCATTCGATTATGATACGCTTTGTAAGGATGTAGAGCGTCATTATATCGATTATAGCTATGACAGCATCAAGGACTATGTTATTGGCGATGCGGGTTACACCGATGCCTTTAACAATGGTGCGTGGCTGCTCAACCGTCCTGACCTTGTGGCAGAATTCAACGGCGAACCGCTATCCGAACAAGAGTCTGCTCCTGATTTCTATAAGACCGGTTTTTGGGCAAAACTCTCGAACTGGATTGATGAGAATATGAAGGGGTCTTCTGTTGAGCGCCGTCAGCATCTTTACAGCCGTTATATCAATGATATGCCCATCAAGCATAGCCTGACCGAATACGGGCTAATTGCTCCTGATGGCACTTGGTATGCTTGTGAGTTTGGTGAGCACGCAGCTCTTGCCGGTCGAATCATTATGCGCAATCGTGAAGCGTTCGGTCTTTCTGACCATGAAGTTCTCGATATGGCGTATGACTGGAGCGGCAAGGGTCTCGACTACCTGTACAAGCGCGGCTGGATTGCGATTCGGAATCCTTCGATGGGCAATACATTCCTCGATATGGATGAGACTCGCACTGCAACCAAAGCGCAAGTCAACACCATTTTCGATTACATCAACAAATACCACCGCTATGACATGAATGTTTCTAAGGTCATGGCGGACTAATAGGGAGGAGTCCCAATGAAAAACGAAAATAACAATGTCGCGATTTGCGATTGTCTCAAGGCAGTCGTAAAGGATACCGTCAAGCACTACGCACGAGATTACAAAATCGATGAAGCGCGTATCAAACAGGCAGCAAAGGAAGTTGCAAAGACCGGCAAGCCTCAGACATTTCTCTGGTTTGCCCGCGAATGCGGCACCTACATGGGTCGTGAATCCGAGGTAATCAAGAGAAACACCCCGGCGTACATGGCTTACAAATACTACAACGAGCAGGAGACTTCCGAGTCAAAAACCATCAAGGCATACCTCGTGACTGTCACGGGTATTGATGGCAAAACCCCCATCGGAACTGCCTGCCCGCTGAATTATGCAAAGGAATGCGACCGCATCCGCCGTCTGGCTGTCCCTGCCAACAATATGGCTATCGACTATGCCAAGGGTACGGTGACGCAGCCTGTCGGCACCTATGTCCTGTCGGAATACCCGAAGCTCGGTTCTATCCAGCAGGTCCGCTATCTGGCTGACGACGATGCCTCTCTGGAGCGTGCCATTGACATGCTCCATACCGCACGGGAAAAGAGAGGTGCTCGCTGATGGATGTCATGGTCGAAATGACGCACGATGAAGTGCAGAACAATTTGTGCTACGCACTGATTTGTGAGACGATGGAAGGCTCTCGCTGGAATAGTGGTCGCCGTCGCAGACTGTATAGCCAGACGTTTACCCGCAGCGAACAGCAGCGTATCTCTCACATCAAATCTACTGCCCACAAGTGGTATCTTGTCACTGGCGTACCCGAAAAAGTTCGCATGAGTTACGACAACTACTTGCTTTGGCAGCGTCTTGCAGCATTCTGCGCCGAAATCTAATCTTATCTGCCGTCATCCTTTTGGGTGGCGGCATTTTTTTGTTGCACGAATGTGCGAATCGCATAAAATGGGAAATGTACGATAGATAACAGTTATCGAAAAGGCATCCTGCCCTTCGCACACTTAACATTACGCTTTAGGCGGACTTCCCAATTTGGGCAGTTCGCCTTTTTGCGTATAAACAGAAAGGAAGTATCCCTTATGAACGAGAACGAAGCAACAATCAAGGTTAACCCCACCGATGACATTCAGTTCGTGCTGGAAGATTCCGGCTGCTACAATGAAGAAATCGAAGCTATGAAAACTGCCGGAACCTACGACGCTTTCATCCACAAAGTCTACAATGCCATCGACTGGTCCAACCTGTTTGAGCGTATGACCCAGATGGAAAACGAAACAATTGCCAGCGCCATCGATGAGGTTCGCAGTGCGCTTGCCGAGAGGAAGGATGTCGAGTGATGTTCAAAGAGTATGTTCGTCAAGACGAGTACATCATCACTGCCATTATCTTTGTCCGCAAGTTGCTGGATACTAAAGTCATCACTTTCAAACTCTCTGATTCTCTTATTGTGGGGCTTGAAGGACTTGATGAAGATGGTGGGCGCATCGTCTGTATTATGGTCAACGGCAAAGTCAATTACGCCTTGTCGGAGGCGTTCAGCATGAAACGAGCCACAGACCTCAACCATTTGAAAGACTATAACCTGAAGCGGGAAGCTCCGCCGCATGTCTATGTAGCTGGCTACTGTGACACAGATACTTTCGAGTGGAAGATAGTCAAAGACCATTATACGGGTCTTCCCGGCGTTTCTCTCATTGAGACCGCTCTGGATGCGTCTCTCAAGAACGCATTTCTCTATAGGCTCAACGAACTCGGCTATGCTTGCATCGTAACGGATTCCGACTATCTCGGCAATGACTGCACACCTATCGGGAATGTGAAGCTGAGCACAGAAGAAATCCGCGACATCCAAAAATCGCTGCAAAACGGCGATTACATCTACTAACGAAAATGAGAGACAACCTATTTTCGTTAAGAATCCCACCAAAAATAATAAATACCCACCAAAAAGAAGGAGATGTAAACCATGAACCTTTTTATCAAAGATGAATATGGTCACATTATGACTATCTCGCCCGAAGAGCTGAAAGAGAAGCTCGGTATCACATTTGACATCGTTGCACTTGGTATCGAAGTGAACAACGGGGGAACTACCATCAAAGCTCAGTCTTACCCCAAGTGGAATTACAGCAATGGAAACCCGCCTATTGACATCTGCGTAGCTGCCAAAAGCGATGAGATGCAGGTTGCTTCGCTGACGCTCCCGACTCCCGATGTTCCCGCTCCTTTCATCTGTCTCTATGATGAGCAGGGTGAGGACGAAACGGAATGGTATGCCGGTGCCAGCCTTGCGCCTCGCAAAGAAAACGATACGACTCCTCATGTGGTGTTCGTTGACAGGCACTATGGCAAAATGGTTCCCGAAACGGATATCTTCGAAAACCGCTCGGAAATCAGCACACTTTCCTGCGCTACCAACAAGCAGCTCTTTGACTTCAAAGTTGCCGCAGCTCAAGAATAACACTTGACTATGCGGTCACCCTTTCGAGGGTGACCGCTTTTTTTGTTGCACATTTGTGCGAGTTGCGTACACTTTTAGATAGGGGAGGTGTACCCATTTGAAAATTCTTCGTACACAACAAGCCGCTTCGGAACCGTCTTTGAAAGATGCTTTGCCGCTTGGTACTGTTCTTTCTGTTCGGGAACAGCCGGAGCAGAAATATATGATTATCGGATATGCAACTAACAACAGCCCGTTTGCGTACTATGCCGTTCCTTGGCCGCAGGGATTCATTGGCGAGGAGAGCTTGTTCCTTGTCGAACGCTATGAAATCACTGCAATCAATGGACGCGGTATCTACAATACGGAATCAGCATTGTTTTTGCAAGCGCTGGATACTGTTTTGAAGGGAGGAGCCACTAATGACAGTCAAAGAACTGAAACGAATGCTTGAGGATATAGATGACGATGCTATCCTGCTCACACGCAGCGCCTTAGAGCCGTCCGAATTCGAACAGCCTTCCGCAAGGGAACTTACTGTTGTAACCGTGCGTGGTCGTGTTATGCTGCCGCGCTGGGCGTATGCCTGTAACTTGGTTCCGGACGGTGCTCCGAAAAAAGCGGTTCTTATCGATTGAGGAGGCAGACATGAAACCTATCAATGAAACGCCTATCAGCTCTGATGCAGCATATGAGCGCGAGACGGTCATCAATTTTTGTGATGCCGAGAAAAAAGCATCCTACTATACTCGTAATCGGTCGCGCATGCAGGAATTGCGCAACTTGGCAGCCGAATATCCCGATGATGTTAAGCTGACCGTCGACATGGAGGATTGCGTAGAAGCAGAATTGCCCAAGAAGTGGGTAAAGCTCCGTGCTCCCGTCAAAATGTCGGGAGAGCGCCGCGCTATTATGGTTGAGAACGGCAAACGCCTGGCAGCCATTGCAAAGGCAAAATTGGAAGAACGCAAAGCTGCTGCCACTCAAGAGGACTAAAGCCGACCGGCTTTAGATATATTTTCCCATAGACATGCAAAGGAGGAATTCACATGTCGTATTCAGAAACTGCGGCTCTGAATGCCATTTTCGGCATTCTCGGCACCTTTTGGCTGCTGGTTGTGGCGTATTTCGTCATCTCCATCATCGCCAATTGGAAAATCTTCACAAAAGCCGGGCAACCCGGCTGGGCGGCCATCGTACCGTTCTACAAACAGTACATCGAGTTTAAGATTTACTGGGGTAACGGCTGGCTGTTCCTTGTCCCAATTGTGTTGGCAGCACTGGCGTTTGTACCGCTTCTCGGTCAACTACTCATCCTCGCCAACCTTGTCATCACAATTGTCACGCAGTACAAGAAGGCCGTTTCTTTTGGTCAAGGCGTTGGCTTTACCATCGGTCTTGTACTGGTCAATCCTATCTTCAACATGATTCTGGGCTTTGGTCAGTATCAGTATCTCGGCGTACCGCAAGATGGTTATTCCTATGACCAGTTGAAGAACAAGTACGATGAGCGCAAGGCTACGGCAGCTAACACCCAGACTGTCTACACCCAGCCGCCGCAGGATTATCAGCCGAACCAGAATGTCAGCTACCAAAACCCCAATACGCAGTCTCAGTATCAGCAGCCTCAGCAGCCGGTGTACCCTCAGCAGAGTTACCAGCAAGCTCCGCAACAGCCTACATACCCGCAGCAGGCTCCGGTTCAGCCGCAGGATAGCAACGGCATGAGCCAGCCTAAGCCTCCTGTGCAGAACGGCCAGTAAAGCCATGTTAGTCGTTGTGGTGGTACTGTTTCTGGTGGTCATTGTTGCAATGGCGTTTGCCTATCAGAAAGCATCAATCTACTATTACGATGACCAGCAGAAATTCTTTCGACTTGCATTCGCAATAACAGCAGTCGGTGCAGCGGCACTTTTCGTTCTATTTCTCGTTTCCGGAGACATGATTGCGGCGATGATTGCCGTCGGAAAAAGTTGACGAATGTTGCGAACTGAATACCATAGTATGTGAACGATAGATACCATACACCTATGTAGCGCTATCATTCACATTTCTGCTTTGAGGCGGGCTTCCCAACCGGGAAGTTCGCCTTTTTGCATATAAACCAAGAAGGAGTGTAATAAAAAAATGCAAGCAAAAATCGTATTCAGAGGCAATAAGTGTTTTCGCGAATTCGACCTCAAAACAGTCGCGGAAAAACTAGGCTTATCCATCGATGACTTCAACCACTTTGCGCTCGCTGTTGATGAAAAGAACGGAAAAACGGTATACGCATCGGTATACGCACAAGTTCCTTTATTCGAGACTCAATGCTCTGCCATCAATGTTTCCGGCTGGCTCTTTGACCGGGTTTTCAACTTGGTAGATGCCGAGCTCCCCAATAAAGAGCATCCAGACATTACAACGATGGTATATGCCGGTGACACTTGGTCCGAACCCGAAGAATGGATTGCACAAGTAAATACCACCATTCGAGATGAAAACGATGACAGCCGTCATATCATTATCTTGAACGACAGCAATGTAACCCCCATGTGGATGCAAGATGATGCCATCCAAATTCCTACTGCAGCAACCAAAGAGCAGCTCGAAAAAAAGGACAACTATTTCACTTTCAGAAGCCTTTCTATGCAGCTTGCTGATGATGGCAACAGCAAATACTTCTCTTTCGACGAAAACAGCCAAACCCTATACGCAAATTGCCTTGAAGCAAAAGAATATGCCATGCGTCTTCTCCATACATATTGCAAAGGCGTAAAGGCAGTTACCGGCAAAAAGCAGGATGCCGATGGACACACGGTATATTGCATTCAGGGAATCTACAGCAAGCCTCTCAAAGCATCCTTATGGGATGAGGTCAGAGAGCATATCATCAAAACGAGAGACTATAAAAAGATGAACCGTGTCCTCGGCTATACGCCTGATGCTGTCACTGACCTTGACCTTCTGCGCTATGTACTTGACAAAGCAGCGGCGGTCTTGCCAGATGAACTTATCCGCAAATGGTACGCCGAAATGGATATTGAAGAATTTTAGTGGAATGGCCCCATTCCACTAAGTTCCTTCAATATCACAGGCGGATGTACTTTTGTACATCAAGATGACGAGCTGCACTTGTACGGTTTTCCCAGCTTACAACCATGCGAAGGCGTCATCTAGCCAAGGGAAACACAACCTCCTGCTTCGGCAGGGGAGACTTATCGTAAAGGAGGTGGCGTATATGTCCACTGTGTATGTGCTTAATAAAGACGGTAAGCCTTTGATGCCTACGACTCGCTGTGGACATGTACGCCATCTGCTTAAAGAGCAGAAAGCACGAGTCGTAGCATCAAAACCGTTTACCATTCAACTGTTGTATAAAACTAACGATGTAGTGCAGCCTCTATATTTAGGCATTGACCCCGGTAGAACCAATATCGGCGTTGCTGTTGTCAAAGCAGACGGCACGGCTGTCTTTACTGCACATCTGGAAACCCGTAACAAGGAAATTCCGAAATTGATGAAAAAGCGTAAAGATTCCCGTCGCGCAAGACGCACCAACGGTAGACGATGCCGCCGTCAACGGAGAGCAAAAGCTAATGGCACTATTTCCAAGAAATGCGTAAAGCATGATACTGCTCAAAATGGCAGCGTCAGCAAACGTGCAAAAGAAATTGGTGTTATCAAGCGCCATCTTCCGGGTTGTGAGAAAGATGTACTTTGCATCGGCATCAAAAACAAAGAAGCAAAGTTCAGCAATCGCACAAGACCGGAAGGCTGGCTCACACCTACCGCAAATCAGTTGCTGCAAACACACATCAACTTGGTAAAGAAGATTCGGAAGTTTCTTCCTATCAGCGATGCTGTGCTCGAAATCAACAAATTTGCGTTTATGCAGTTGGATAATCCTAATATTCAGAAATGGCAGTATCAGCAAGGTCCGCTCTATCAAAAAGCAAACCTTGAAGAAGCCGTCTCTGAAATGCAGGAACACCATTGCTTGTTTTGCAAGAAACCCATTGCCCATTACCATCATGTGGTTCCGCAATCTGAAAACGGCAGCGATACCATTGGCAACATTGTTGGCTTATGCACAAAGCACCACGACCTTGTGCATAAGGATACCGCGTGGCAAAACAAACTTGCCAAAAAGAAAACCGGACTCAATAAAAAATATGGCGCTTTGAGTGTGTTGAATCAAATCATTCCGGCGCTGACGAAAGAGTTGAGTTCTCTTTTCCCGAAACATTTCTTTGCGACCAATGGTAAAAGCACCTACGATTACCGTTCAGCGCACGGCGTAAGCAAAGACCATTGGCTCGATGCTTATTGTATCGCTTGTTCTGTTTTACCAAATGATGTTTGCGATAGCGGCATCAACAATCGTGTGCCGTATGAACTTAAACAGTTCCGTCGCCACGATAGACGAGCACTAAATAACGAAAACATGAGCCGTGTGTACACGCTCAATGACAATGTGGTTGCCACAAATCGGCATAAAGCTACTAAGCAGACAACTGACAGCTTGGAAGAGTTTCGTCAAAACCATCCAGATGATGTTTGCAAGCTTAAAGTAAAAGAGCACCATCCAACATACAGAAACATGAACCGCAACTATCCGGGAAGCGTATTTCTTATCGGAAAGCAAGTTCATGTAATGCAAGGAATAGCGGGTTCCAAAGATGGGGAAGCAACAACATACAAAGATACTAACGCAAACTCAATAGCCGCCGGAAAATGCAAATTTGTTGCAAAGAATTCTGGCATATTGTTTGTGTAGCGTGAATTAAAAGTAGTAAAACCACGAAAAATCTTCAATAACCGCCGAAATGCAAAACAAAAATACCAACAAAACCAAAGCTTTACCAACCGAATTTATAAAGGAATGAGACAAATTTATGGATTTATACGAAGTTGAAAGCAAAATCAAAGAGTTGGAAGCATCCTACAATAAAGAGGCAGACAATCTTATGCAGGAGCTCAATGCCTACAAAAAGAAGAACCCGATTCTTCCTCTGTATGGAGATGACCCGAATGTCGACAAGATGATTGCGAATAAAAATCGAATCATCCGCAGCCAGTACACTCGCCGCGAAAACAAAGTCCACAAGCTGTGGGAAAAGTTCTACGATGATGTCACGGACATTGTCACAGCAGAATATAATCTTCCCACAGATGTAGCCAAACTCGTTGTACAACAAGTGCGTGACAGGGATATAGGACGCAGCGAACTCACTTCTTATCTGGACCATTACGCAATCTTTGCCGAAGCGGTTCTGGACGCTGTGTTGTGAACCTCTTGCGAATCTGTGCGAAGTGGCTAAAATTGTAGATGTACGATAGATAACAATAACCTACAAAGGCATTTTGTCTTTCGTACTTTTCATAATTTCGCTTGAAGGCGGACTTCCTATTTTGGGGAGCCCGCCTTTTTGCGTTCTGAAACCAATTCAGGATATCAAACCTACGGAAGTCATTATTGCGGACGCGAACAACTGCAAAAAGAACATCTACTATTCGCCGGTCTACTTTCAGCCGGTGAAGGAAAAGAAGGTTCTTTCTACCATTATCGCCCCAATCGGCAAGACAATACAGAAAGGAAACAAAGACTATGACATTTAACAATGCAAAAAATCTTCATAACGAAGATGAAGTAACAATCAAAGAAACCGGAGAACATATGTGTGTATTGGACGCATATGTAAATCCAAACAATCCAAAGCAGGTATTGATTGAATGTGATGATGGAACCACCTATACACATCACGAAATCAAGTAAGAAAGGATGAGAAATACACATGTTCACCACAAAAACGTACTATGTCATTGCAAACAAAAATGGAGAATTTTTCTCTTACGACAAGATGACAGGTGGATACCCGTATTTTGGCAAATATCACGAATCGGCGGAGCATTTTCAAACAGCCGAAAAAGCAGAAGAGTTTTTGCTACATAGCAATTACACAACCAATCAGTTCCATGATACATTTGCAAAATGCTCTGTAAAAAAGGTGACGATTACAGAAACTGTTTCCGAAACTTAAAATGCAGTGCTTTCATAGTTACGATGGTCTTGTTACCATACAAAATAATTTGGGTATTTGCAAAAATAGATGGTTTGAAAAAAATCATCTGTTTGTTGTATCTACAACTTGACAAAAGTGAAGTGAGGTAAGATTCATGAATATGAACGATACTATTGACCTGAGCGGAATCAGCGCAGATAATATCTACCGTATCCGGAGGTCAAAAAAGAATGGTAAGCTCATTTCCCATAACGAGTACGGGAAGGTTATTATCATCAAAAATTGGAAGAGCCTTCATGTAGGATATGGCAAAGTGGTTTCCTTTGAAAACAGAGAAAACTGCATTCTCGCCACTATGAAGAATGTTTCTTATGACTTCTACGAGGAATACAACGAAAAAACTGGTGAAGTAGAGGCTGTTCCGTATGAGGAACTGACTCGTATTTTACAGGAGCTCGGTTTTACACATGAATACAAAGAAGACATTGATAAAGACAATATCTTTGATGTATGGGCGAATCTGAATACCGGCGTACTTATTACCATCGAAACTTGGAATCAAGACGGAGGACGAGGCTACAACTCAGTTAAGTGTTATGTACCGGTGAATGGTGCTTTTGCGATGCGCTATTCGACAGGTTTTTCCAATGGCAGCAGTTTTTTAAGCTGCTTTAATATCGTGCATAATACGCGTGATTTCCCTTTGCACGAGTGTTTGGAATTCAACAACGGCTCTATGGATTGGCGTGGAAGTCATCCCGATTTGTGGCACTATGGAGAGGGGCATAACATCAATTACGCCAAGGCTCTCGCCAAAATCCGTAAATTCAAGGACGCTGACATCGGCGAGCGTTTCAATATGCAGTTGGATGATGCGTTTAAACGATACGCTAAAAAGGGCTACTTAGTAGATTGAAATTTACATAAATTAGTAGACCACCAATTTTCGTAAGGAATCCCACCAAAAATAATAAATACCCAATAATTTTTTCAAAGAAAGGAATTGCTCTGATTGATGAAACTCGAAGAATATCTTATCCGTAACGGCGTCAAGCTGTTTATCAATCCCTTAACACCGAAAGACAAACCGCGTCAGACAAATAGCCTCGGTGCCTTTGATTACGCCGAAAACCTCAACAATATCCTCGGCAAGCACATATGGATTTGCGATTATCGTGTCAATGATAAAGCAGTCCTGAAACCGATTCGAGATGTGAAGCCGATGGAAGTCGTTATTGCAGACGCAAACAACTGCAAAAAGAACATCTACTATTCGCCAGTCTATTTTCAGCCGGTGAAGGGAAAGAAGGTTCTTTCTACCGTTATCGCACCCATCGACAATACCGGCTACCGTTGCAGCCCCGGCGTTTCTGTTAATATCTTTGACACTAGGGAAGAATGTGTTAAGTGCTATCGGGAACAGGTTCGACAGGCAGACGAGATTTATGAGAAAGAGAAAGCTCGCATCATCAAAGAGTTCGACGCTCGCATGCAGATTCTCAATGATTCTCTCACACCGTTCAAAGATGTCCCGCAGAGCGATTACACGGTAACTGTTAAAGCTGATGCCACAAACAATGACCTGCCTTACAGTGCAAAAGACCGTGGCTATCGTTACGAAGTGTCTAAGAGCATGACGCCTGAAAAGTACGCTATTGAGAAGTTCAAAAGTTGTGTACTTCGTGACCTTGCAGACGAACTCCGCGCCAATACCCAGTGGATGCGCGGCATACCTATCAGTCTGACCTTCGTCATGGACGCTTATGTTGATGGTATGCGAGATATCACTCAGACTGAAATTATGTCGCTAACACTTACCTTGTAAAAATCACAAAAACAAGTTAAAATAACATTCAAAGAAAGAAAGGAATTTGCTTTATGAAAACGATGGAACTTGCTGCCTCTATTATCGATGTCTTCGAGGATTACCTCTCTACTATCGACAAGGTCATCCCTTGTGCTGACCCCGATGATGAAGAAGACCGCGCTGAGAACGATAATGCGGCCGCCATCTATGGCACCGAATACTACACTCTGGAGGATACCATCAACGGCTTCTTGCAGAACGACCCGCTCAACCACAGCGCCTACATTGACAAGTGCCTCAACGCTTTTGATTCTCTGCTCGATGAGAAGGGGATGAACGATGAAAAGCCGCAGGGTGAGAACCGCGACAAGATTCGTGACCGCATCTGCCACTTGGCTGACAGTGAGAAGGCTGCTGATGATGAGAAGACGCATTACGCGAGTCTCTGCGCCAAGGCAAAGGCTTGGAGCGCCGCCTACTATGAGCAGGATGCCCCGGCAGTTACGGACGAAGAGTACGATACCGTGATGCACGAGATTCGTGACATTGAAGCCGCGCATCCGGAACTCGTCACCTCCGACAGCCCCACGCAGGTAGTCGGCGGCAAGCGCGTCATCGGCATTCCGGTTGAACACCGTGTTCCGATGCTTTCGCTTCTGGATGTCTTCTCAAACGATGAAGTGCGCGATTTCACGGCTTCTGTGGAGAAGGAATATCCTGATGCCACCTTCTCTATTGAGCGCAAAATTGACGGCCTGAGCCTGTCTCTGGTGTACGCTAAGCCTGTCGGTTCTGACGGAAAACTGCGGCTCGTACAGGCGTCCACTCGCGGCGACGGTCATGTTGGAGAAGACGTGACAGCGAATGTCATCGCACTCAGTTGCCTGCCTTACAGCATTGAGCTCCCGGAAGGCATCAACAAGATTGAGCTGCGCGGTGAGTGCTACATGTCCGAAAAGGATTTTGAGACGGTCAATGCAAAACAGGCAGAAGCAGGAAAGAAGCTCTTCGCCAATCCCCGCAACTGCGCTGCCGGTACGCTGCGTCAGTCTGACCCGGCTGTCGCAAAGGAGCGGAACCTGAAAGTGTTCATTTTCAATGTGCAGAGTGTCAATGACGGGGAGGATTCCTCTGAGTTTGCTGACTCTCACTGCGACCAGCTTTGCTATCTGCGCGATGTTTGCGATTTCAAGACCACCTACTACGCGCATTGCAATGACACCAACAGTATCCTCGCCGCTATCCGCGATATCGGGGAGCATCGGTATGATATCGATTATCCCATTGATGGCGCTGTCATCAAGGTAGACGAAATCGACATCCGCAAAAAGATGGGTGAGCGGACCAAAACTCCTAAGTGGGCTATTGCTTTCAAGTATCCTGCCGAAGAAAAGGGGACTATCCTGCGCAGCATTCAGTTGCAGACAGGTCGTACTGGTCGTGTCACTCCTGTCGCGGTCTTTGACCCCGTGCAGCTTGCCGGAACCCGTGTGGAGCGTGCAACGCTCAACAACGCCAACTTCATCAAGGCGCTGGACATCCGCATCGGCGATACTATCGTCCTGCACAAATCCGGCGACATCATCCCGAAAATCACAATGGTGGAGCTGGAAAAGCGTCCTGCAGACGCTGTGCCTTATGACATGGCAAAGCAGGTCTGCCCCGTTTGCGGTGCGCCTATCGCGCCCGTCAACGGTTCTGTGGACCTGTACTGCACGAACGACACCTGCCCTGCAAAGACCGTGAATCGTGTCATTCACTTTGCCTCAAAACCCTGCATGGACATCAAGGGACTTGGTCCTCAGATGATTCAGGACTTGGTTGACAGCCGGTTCATTGAGAACCCCGTTGACCTGTACAGGCTCTATGAGGAGGAAGGTGAACTGACCGACATGTATGGCGCGAAGATTGCCAAGAAGGTTCTTGCTGCCATCGAAAAGTCCAAGGAGCAGAATGCCGACCGCGTCCTCAAGGGTCTTGGCTACCGTCTCATCGGCGGTCATGTTGCTCGTGCGCTGTTTACTCAGTGCAAGGCTACGAACGGGAACCTCCTGACGCTGTCCACGCTCAATGTAGATACCATCAAGGAGTACAACATTCCCGGCTTTTCTGATGCCATCTATGCTGCGCTCGATGCGATGCTTTCCAACGCGGAGTTTAAGCAGGAAGTCAATACCTTGCATGATGCCGGTGTCAATCTTGACTATCATGCTCCGGCAGGTGCCAATGATGAGTCTGCGCCGCTCGCTGGCAAGACATTCGTTATTACCGGTACGTTGCCTTCCATGAGCCGCGATGAAGCTAAGACTTATATCGAAGCGCATGGCGGCAAAGTCTCCGGAAGTGTCTCCAAGAAGACGAGCTATCTCGTTGCAGGTGAAGCTGCCGGTTCCAAGCTCGATAAGGCAAACGCTCTGGGCGTGCCCGTTCTGAGTGAGGATGACCTTAAAGCAATGTGCCTGTGAGAGGAGGTCTCGGTATGTACGACTTTGACCGCATCGTTAAGGCTGCGGAGTCCTGTGAATTTCACAGCGCATTTGCCTCTGACATTAAGCTCTGTAAAAATGCACTTGGCATGGGTGGTCTTATGGGAATCAATGCCGAATGCTGGCTTGATATTCTGAACACCATGCCGGACGCTGAAATCGCAGAGTATGTCCGCACCAAGTATAAGCCCGACCTCTTGAATCCGTTCAAGGGAACATCCTTGTATATTAAATCATGACCTATTTGCCGTCCACCCTTCACGGGGTGGGCGGTTTTTTTGTTGATATAATGTGCGAATTGCATACAATAAATAATAGATTTCAAAAAAGAAGGTGTTTGAAATAATTCATCACGATGTTCCAATCACGGAGAATATGCAAAAGTGCATTGATTACATTAAAAACAACGAACCTGAAATTGCGGAATATGTAAACTCTCTTTTTCTTGCTCGAAAGGATGAAATTCAGAAACAGCTTTTGGAGTATATAGCAGGTCAATTAAACCCAATTCCTCCGCATTTCGAGTGGCGATACGTCGGCTGCCCATATGATTATTCTGGTGCGTTAGTAGAACAAGGGAAAATTTCTTTGAATCAGTCTGTTGAGGATTTTCTTGAAAATGAGTACACAGGTACAAAAAGTGCAACTTTTGAATCTCATTATGGGTTTTCTTTCGACACTTATGGAGACGATTTGTCTTCCGAATCCCTAAGCATCGGATTCGTAATCATGATTGACGGAATTAAAGATTATGTAGAAAGTCACACAAAAATTTCTTTTCAACAATTCTCCCAAGAAGAATTTTTAATCATCCGAACCGAATGCAATAAATTTGACCCAATATACGACGAGTGCCGCGCCAGCGATTTCTTCTGGGCTGCTTCTGCCGTAGAATTTGCTGGTATCAGCAGTATGACATTGAAAGAAGTTTTAGATACTCAAAAAATATAATATCAATAACTGTTTTCATCTTATTTGCTGTTCACCCCCCACCCACAGGGTGAGTGGCTTTTTTGCTTTTTATTGCGAAACAAGGATAATTAGAGAAAAATACAGGAGGGCCACCATGACAAAACGATTCTCATTGGACGGCACACAGTTAAAGTTTTTAGCTCTGCTGTTCATGCTGATTGACCACATTCATTACTTCTTTGAATTTACCGGAGCTATCCCGGAAGTATTTTTCATAATTGGACGATTATCTGCCTACTTATTTTTGTTCTGTATGATAGAGGGGTTCAGACATACGCGTTCCAGAACGAAATACTTCTTACGCATATATGTCCTTGCTGCGACAATGGGATTCATATACCACCGGATGTCTTATCACGGTGTCTTCGTACGCAGTGATGGATTCTATCCCATCAACGGCATTCTTCTCAACCTCGTCATTTTGTGTATTGTTTGGCAAGGAATAGACTGGATGAAAGCCGGATATTACATAAAAGGTTTTTTCTTCAGCTTTGCACCGTTTTGCTACGCACTCATTGCAAGAGGATTCACAATGCGTAATTCAACCTCTCACCTGTTTATATTTTTCAACCACACCTTTCTACCAAACATGATTTATCTTGTAGATGGAGGATTACCGTATATCATAACAGGCATTGTCTTATACGCTTTCAAAGAAAACCGAAAAGTGCAAGCTGTTGCATTCGTAATTTCCTCTTTTATCATGCAAGTCCTTTTCAGAGGTTGGGTGTCAGCAGTTACTGACCCAACTTTCGCATGGAGCCAAATGCTTACAGACATATCTTACTGGCATTGGTTCAGCATCTTCACGGTATTCATCTTCCTTATGTACAACGAGCAAAAAGGAAAAGGCTGCAAACAGCTTTTCTACTGGTTTTATCCCGCGCATATTTATATTTTATACGAAATATCGTGTATTTTGTGTATCTCAAAATAAACTTGCACGCGTGTAACATTCCGTGCAAGTTGTAGTTGACGGAACTTGCGAACTGCGTATGATAGGTGATGTACCAAAGATACCATTTCACTTTTCATTTTTAACATTCCGTTTTTGCAAGGACAGTCCTCTTTTGAGGCTGTCCTTTTTTATTTTGCAAAAACGGACACACCGCTGTGGAGATAACATCAAGAGCAGCACCCTTAAACTATCATGAATAACACGAACATGAACGAAAAAGTCATTGCCATTTGCCCTGATTGCGGTTGCGAATACACAACCACAAAAGCAAACCTCGTTAAATTTGCACAGCGCGGCGAAACGGCCTGCCCTGCTTGCAGATTCAAAAAAGTCAAAGCCCATAAGGATGTTGATGCATCCAAACCTGAAACGCATCACCGCAAAAAGCTCGTTCTCGGAGTCAACGATTTGGCTACCAAGTACCCTAAAGTTGCTGCTATGTGGAGTCCCAAAAACACGATTCGTCCCGACTAAGTCCGCTGCGACAGCTCCAAAAAGGTGATTGTTGTGTGCCCTGACTGTCATGCGGAGTACACAACCAGTATCATCTCTTTGGTCAAAAGCGTCAAAAACGGAACCTTCACTTGCCCTGTATGCCGTGGCATGAAAGTTGTTCCCGGAATCAATGACTTGGCAACCACATCTCCTGCTGTGGCAAAAATGTGGAGCGACAAAAACGCTTTCTCCCCGCGTGAAGTAAGCGCCAATAGCTGCAAGAAGGTCGTCGTTGTATGCCCTGATTGCGGTGAGGAATACATCACTCATGTGGATTCTCTTGTCCGTTGCATCAATAACGGCATCCACACTTGTCCCTGCTGTGCTCACCACAAATCCATCTCCGGCAACCTTGGGTTCGAATATAACGGGCTCATGACGAAAACAATGAATGACGGCTCGAAAGCAACCATCGTTCGTATCATCAGCACAAATGCTGTTGATGTTCGGTTTGAGGACGGGTTTGTTCTGAAACATGCCCGCATGACTCAGTTCAATAACGGCACACTGAAAGGTCATCGCGCAAGCGCCATCAGCTACTAAGTTCAATCCTTACAAAGAAAAGCTTTGAAGAATCCTATCCTGCTCTCCGTCATCAACTCTCTGAAGACGATGAATTCCGAAATGTATCCGCGTGTACTCGCTGCAGCCGAGGAAAGCGCCGACATGAAGGAGTTCAACGCTCGTCTGCAGATTCTGCTGGCAGAGTAAAGCAATTTCCTTAATAATCCCGTTGCCGCCTAAACACATGAAAAGGAAGTGTCCAAGCAAATGAAAATTATCAAATCCACCATCATACTGTTCGTTGCGGTTCCCGCAATGGCTGTTTATGCCTTGTATGAAGCCATCAATGCGCTGGCAATCGAAATCGACTTGGTGCGCATCCGCGCCATGACGAATTGCTGCCGCAAGTTTAAGACTATATGACGATAAGCCGTCTGCCTTCTGGTGGGCGGCTTTTTCTTTTTGCGAAAAAGTGTTGACGAGGATTGCGAACGGCATACAATAGAAAGCGAACGATAGATACCACTTTTTACTTTCCTAGGTTTCACATTCCTCTCTTTGATTAGGGCGGACACTCAGTATGAGTGTCTGCCCTTTTTCTTTTTGAGGCTTTCCGCAGATATTTCTGCGTTTATATAAATTCGTTTCAACACTGTTACTCTTTTGAGGAGGGATAACTTAGCATTAGTCTTATTTTGCCATTGGCACGTACTCGCTGCGTTAATGCGTTCCGTAAAAATACCATTTACAGTAAAGGAGAAATACTAATCATGAATACTTGCATGAAAATTTATCTCGTTATACACAAGTTCTGTAATGAGGACTACGACGGCAATCCTATGCTCGGCGAAGAAATCATCACATCTTTTTCTACAAAGGAGACCGCAGAGCGGTTCGTCCTGAAGTGGAGCAACCCTCACAGCCTCCCAAAGCCTTATGACGGGATTTACCTTGGTGAGCTCTACATCAAAGAGCTGACCTTGGACAGCGTCAATATCGACGAAGACCCACATATCGGCAAAGACTTGGAAGATTACTATTGCCGTGACTATGAGGATGAAGAAGAGGAAGAGACTGAGGCTACTCCGTCTTACGATGAGCATATTGATGATGAGGTTGCTGAAGAAATGCCTCCTCACATTGTCCACGGCATTATCAAATGTTATGGGAATAGCAGTGGTAATATCGGGCTTTCTCCTTGCTTCGTTGACTTGTACGAAATGCACGTCTTTAACCTCAAATACTCTTACGCGCACAATTGGACTGATGAGAGCGAACGGCTTTCTGTTGTCCTTGGTACAGACCCTGCGGGTGAAGAACTGCCTGTCATTGATATCGACAGCAAAGAAGATGCCGATTACACTGACATTGACTTCTTCGACCAGCTTTACTGGATTTCCAGCTATAGCGACATCAACAGTTCGAGCGCTGCTCTTCGCAAGGTGAAAAACCATGTTGTTGCCAAGTATCTTTCTACTCTGGACGACAGCGAAGTCAATGTCTCGAAAATCTTTGGCATTCCAGAAAACCCGTTCGACAGAAGCAGTTACATTTTGGATGGTCTTAAAAAGATGTCGGACAAAGAGTTTGGTATGTATTACCATCTCTTTGAAGATTCTCTGCCCCAATCCAAAAGGCCCGAATAATCTTTTCTGTGAATCAGAACGTACACGCTGCGTTAATGCGAAACTTAGTACCCACAATAAGGTGCTTATTAAATACATGTCTCAGCCGTGTGTCGCCACGATAGTGCATTAAACATAGATGTTCCCGCCGCGTTCCGCCACGTAAGAGCAATTTATATATAGATACTACTTCAAGAGGGAGGTGCGCTTTGTGCGTATCCATTACATATTTTAGGGCTTGATTGCCCTTTAAGCACCCAAGCTCGATGGTCTTATCCAAGGTTGCTTCTAGCTGCAGTATGAAGCAGCTTTGAATAGACTGTTGGGTTTGTTAAGCCGCTCGCCTTTTGGCGGGTGGCTTTCTTTTTTACAAAAAAGTTGTTGACGACGCTTGCGAACTGCATACAATAGAGAACGAACAATAGATACCACTTATCCTTGCCATTCACATTCCATCCAAAAGGGCGGACACTCTCAGAGTGCCTGTCCTTTTTCTTTTTGGACAAAGGTAAAATTGCGACATAAGGTTCGCACGTTAAACACCACGATACGGTGATTTGAATAGATACCAACTGCTGTAATCAGCACGTACACGCTGCGTTAATGCGAAACTTAGTACCAACAAGGTACTTATTAAATATACATCTCAGCCGCGTACCGCCGCGATAGTGCATTAGAACATATAAATCAAAACATTTAATTAAAAGGAGAAAAAGGTTATGAGCAACATATTTTAGAGATTAAAAAACTTTATCCGCACAAAGATGGTCGAAAAATTCGGCAACTACGTCAAAAACTATCCAGAAAAAGACGAGCTAAATAAAAAAGCAAAAGAAATAGGATAGCTCGTTGGAATGGCTGCCAGCTTTGCTATTACAACAGCCTTTAACAAGGGCATATCAGCGCTGTAGTGGAAAGAAATCCTTGGTTACAGCGCTATCGGTCTTTTGCTTGTAATAGCATACAAGTTGAAAAAATATTACAAGAAGCACGAATTTGGTGACGCACAAAAAGCCATTGAGTGCTTCTTGGATGGCGTAGCCATCACAAAGAAGTTGAAAAGTGCTTTTGAAGATAAAGTAAAAGAAAAAATCGAAAGCACAAAAGATGAAGAATCGGTAGAATCCGAAGATTCATAGAAGTAAAATTACGCTCCGTTTTATGGGGCACGCTATGGAGATAATTTCAAGAGTAGCGCGTCTGCCCCACGAAACGGGGCTTTATTATGAAGAAAAATACCACCACAAAAATTCATGTTGGCATTACCGACAACTATTTCAATGCCCTCTCCAAGCAGAACCTACCGATGAGCAGTGCTGCCTGCGAGATTGAGGACAACACAATCTCCAACAGCAAAGGTCCCATCAATTCGCTGGTTGCTGTTGAAGAGGGTTCTGCAAAGGGTATGCTTGCCCTGATTTTTGCCGATTGGGGCAAAGGCATGACCATCGAGCGTCTCGAAGAAAGCGTTCAGCTTGGTTCTCGCCACACTGACGAGGGTCTTCTGTGCATTCACGGCGTTGGTTTGAACAACTTCCTGCTGGTCGCCACTCGCAACAAGTACCCGTGGTTTATCGCCACGCGCAAACCGGGCGAGAAGACCTACCATCGCATCGACGGTCCTTTCTCCACCACGATGGAGATTACCGAGCAGAAAGAAATTCCTCTGGAGAACATCGTGATGCGTGATGCCTACAAGAGCCTCGGTGCCCCGTCCACCATCATCTATGTTGAGATGGACAAGAGCACGGCGAGCACTATGCTCACCACTTCCGGCACTTGTGCTCCCAGCTTGGTTCGCAACACAAATGTCATTCGTCGCTCTCTTGCAGAGCACTTCGGCGTCAAGTATCGTAATTACTTGGCACCCGATGATTCCGGCGTTGCGCCTGCCCGCATTCTGATTCCCGATTATCAGATGGCGAACGGCAAGGTTTGCGATGTCTTTGTGAAGCCAATCTTCCCGCGTTACAAGACGAAGGAGGATACCCGCTACATCAATGTCGATTACGATGGTCACACTATCCCGTTGACCGTTGATGTCGGTTTGATGGACATCGTTGCCACCCAGAAGAGCGCTGTCACAGGCGGTTACAGCCTGAAGCACTACTATCAGGGCAACATGGCAACGCAGGGCGTTGATATCCAGCTCGGCGACCGCGTCATTGCAACTGCTCAGCTGGATACCATCTGGGACCGTGCCCGTCATCCGTCCTTCAACCATTTTGTTGGCACTGTTGCCATCGATATCTCTGACCTGCCGCGCGGATTCTTGAACACGTTGCCCAACAAGTCCAACATCGACTTGAGCGATAATGGGTGGCGTGCTATCTTCGACGCTATTAAGTCTGAGGTATCTCTGGTTGAAGACTCTTCTTGCCCTCTTGAGGTCTATGCAAAGAAGTTTGCGGAAAACCTTGAGAACAGCACCGGCAACAAGGTTGAGCTGCAGTTCCCCGTATATGCCAATCGTACGCGTATCGATGTTCTGGAGTATCTGGACAATGACCATTGTGTCATCCACGACTTCATGTCGACTACCGCAAACCTGAAGGCTGTCGCAGAGCTTCGCACGCACTGGGATGGCATGGTTGCTCAGGGCTGCCAGCCTGTTTCTGCAACCATGTACTGCCCCAAAATCGGTCCGATGCTCAAGCACACCTGCGATGAGCTGAATACCCTTATCCAGTCCATGAACAACAAGGATTTCAAGGACGCCTGGGTTACCGCGAAGGGAGATGTGGCAAAGATGCCTCATTACAGCTTTGCTGTTGAGGTTGACAAGAACATCCCTGACAAGAAAGCCTAACCAATAATGACACTAGCCGCCTGCTTTTCGGAGCAAGCGGCTTTTTGTGTAATTGATTATTTTTACGAAATGTGGTATAATACAAGCGCCGAGAGGAGGGCTTGTGCAATGAAAGAGCAAAGATATTCCGACCACGAAATTATCTATATGCAGGTCCGCCTGTACCACCTCGCCTGTGAAAAGTGGGATGCAACACCAAAAGAAATTCTTGCAATTTTTAAGAAAAACAATTTGTTCTTGAAAATTAAAGAATGCTATGATTCGTTTCATCTCTACGGCGACGAGGGTGTCCTTGAGGACCTCTTCCAAATGATAGAAGGGGAAAAGCCAAAATGGAAAACAAAGTAATTCTCTATCATACGAGTTATTGTGTAGTAAATGAACCGAATCTTGAATTGTGCAGTGACAATCGAGATTTCGGTAAAGGCTTTTACCTCACATCTTCTTACATTCAAGCACGACGATTTGTTAAAACATCTTTAAGAAAAGCAAAGATGGAGAAATTCATTGACGAGAAGAAAACCACCGGATATATCAACAAATTTGAGTTTGATGTCACACTGTTGAAACAGCTAAAAACACATGAATTCGCAGAAGCAAATCGAGAATGGCTACATTGTGTCGTCGCACATAGACGTCGCGATGTATTTCAAGAACTAATTCCCATGTATATGCCATATGATATAATGATTGGCAAAATTGCTGATGACCGTACAGGTCCAACAATTTTCACCTATATCAATGGGCAATATGGCGAAATTGGTTCTGAAGAAGCAGACAGTCTGTGCTTGCACTTTTTAATTCCAAACAAGTTTGAAGACCAGTGGGTATTTCGCAGCGAAAGCGCCATATCTCATCTGAAGTTTTTGGGGAGTGACGAAGTATGTCTACTTTAAAACAATATCAACAGAGCCTTAGCGTAGACAATGTTCTTGCCATGACCATTGAAGACTTGTCTAAAAAGTATAACATCGAATATTCCGATATGTGCGCACAATTTCTTGAAAGTGATGTGGCGCAAAAGCTATCCGAACCAGATGATACTCTTTGGGCATTTGGTCCTGCTTCCATCATCGAATGGTATGAAATCGAACAGCGAAGCAAAAAAGACTCTCCCGACACACCGCAATAAACCCATTCACGCCGTCTGCCATTTGGTAGACGGCTTTTTCTTTTTGCCTCAAAATATTTTGTTGCAGAAACTTGCGAATTGAGTAAAATTAAATTTATCGAAAGGATGTGAGCCACCTTGAAGCGCATCGAAACATTACTCGAAAAAATTTCCAGCACAGGACTTATTCTTTATATAGCCGGTATCATCAGCCTTATTGCTTGCGCTATTGCTACTGTTGTGAAAGCTATGACATGGATAGATATGCTCCATTATGCAGGGTGCATCTTTGGATGTGGCTTCGCATTGATGGCAGTTGGCGCTATTGGGCTTGCTCTTATTGGCAAGGCAGAACGTAAACGCTTAGCAAAGAAAAACTGAGAGGAGAGCGCAAAAGTGCAAACACATAGAAAAGCTGTTTCATTTGCAGCTTTATTGATGGCAACCTCTGTGCTTCTCACAGGCTGTGCATCTCAAGAAATTCAAGCTCGCAAAGCAGCCATTGCCGCAGCATCTGCGACACAGCCGAAAGAAACACCCGCTCCTACGCCGAAACCGACTGCTGTACCTATTGACCGTTGGTCGTTGCTTGATAATCTTCCGGATTTTGCTGTTGGAACACTTCCTGCACCTATTATTACATGGGTGGATGGCTTACCGCTTGGCGAAAACCCGCTGACATATGAGGACGGTCAGCACATTGACGGCTTGTTCTCTAATGCAAGTGGGGGAAGCATCCAACTTTCCGATGTTTCTGTAGAAGACCTCAAAGACACTCCTGTCAATGTTCGCATGAACATGACACTATCTGTTCTGGACGATACTGCTACTCCTACAAGTAATTCTTCGGATGCTTCTTCTGATACGAGCGTTACAGATTTCTGCCTGCATACAAAAGGCTCAGGCGGAGGACAGGCGTTCTACTACCAGATTGGATATAACGGCGACTACCCGATGGATATTCTCAATGGTGCTTTAGCGATTGAAAATAATCTGACATTTGGGGAAGCCTTTGACAATGGTTTGTATTACTCCTCCGCAACGCCGGACGAATTTGCGGGATATCCGGAAGAGGGAACACCAAAAGACCAAATCAATTTCCTATACTCTACATTTGGCACACCATCTGGTTTGTACTGGGCCGACAATGTAAATGGAGTACAGTATGGGTCATTTGAAGAATTCCGCGATGCAGAATATGACAAAGACAACGGAGCCAAACACTTCTATCTTATCTGGAATTTCGAAAAATGTACAATTGCTGCTGCCTGCTCTGACGATTTTAGTAATCCGGATGTTCTCGGCACCACCATCAATGAAATCTATGAATTCCCGATTCTTACCGGCACTGACTATGTCAAAGAAAGCACCAATAACTTCTTCTGGGGCTATCTTGGCTATGGCGATGCTCCTATCCGCTTAATTGGTCTATACGCAGAAGTTCCTGCTTCAAAAGTTCCTGTAATTGAAACGGAACCTGCATCAGAATCAGCAGCGAATGCAGAAACACAATCCAATAATGACGATTCGGTAGCTGAAGCCACACCTGACAGTGAAAATGCGGATTCCGCAGCTGATTCCTCTTCTGAGGTTACGGAGGGCAATGCGGCTTCTTCCAAATCAGAAACAACATCCAGCACAACCTAAAATAAATCCTTGCGTATCTGTGCGAACTGCATATTATGGTAAGTGTACTACAGATACCAAGCAAAACACTATTTAGTTTTCACAGTTCTGAACTTTTGGCAGACTTCCCTAGTAATAGGCAAGTCTGCTTTTTGTTTGAAATTGAACTCTAAAACGCACTTTGTTGCATCTGAAAAGTACAAATTTTATGTTTTTAGGAGTGTAATAGCATGGACAAAACAACTGACAACGCATACCTCGAAACTCTCGGCGCTGTAGACTGGGATACTTTCTATCAGGAAAAGATGGCACTTCAGAACATCACCGATTACCTGCATCGAAACAAAGAGCAGGAAAACGGCATGTTTGGTCGCGCTGCCAACTGGATGGAAGGTATCCTCACTATGATGGACAATCTCGGCGACGCGGCAGAAGACGAAGGTGATTTCGTGTACCCGGAGCGTGACGAAAATGACCGCTGCCTCGATAATCGCTTCAATGATGTTCTTGACCGCTCACCGGATGCTGCAATGTAAGCCGCGAAAAGGAGTCGCATTATGCGTATCCAAAGAGACTGCACATTAAAAAGTACCAGCAACAACGACAAACGACTTCAGTATGTACTGGGGCACAAAGGAAAGCTTCACATTAACAACGGACAGCCAATGGTGTTTGTTGTTGGTGATGCCGAAGCTCAATGTAAGTTAACAACCGCACCGATTCAGCGTATCGGCATCGTCGGGGGCAACATTCTTGTAAAAACCGTCATCGGTACAGAGTACGTCTTCGATATGCACTGACACGCACATCTATCCACCGCAGTTGTTGTTTCTGTAAAAAGAACTTCAACTGCATTTTTGTTTCATTACCGAAGGAGGGTAAACTCATGAATCTTATTCAGTATGCGTCTAAAAAAGAGCGCGTTCACGTTGAGCAAATTATCCGTGAGCAGCCTGTTCTGAAAGACGCTGACAATGTGGCAATCAAAACAATCTCCGTACGCAAGAGCCTCGGCCTGACGATGGATGTCTTTGCACCTGCCGCAGCTTCTGATGAGCCGCTGCCGGTTCTCGTCGACATTCATGGCGGCGGGCTGATTGCTGGGCGAAAAGAGCAGAACCGCAACTTTTGCATCCGAATGGCGCAGAACGGCTATCTGGTGTTTGCTCCCGACTATCGTCTCGTTCCCGAAACGAACATTTTTGGACAGATTTCGGATGTTCTGGAAGCTCTCACTGTCATCGAAGACCGTGCCTCGGAATTCGGTGGCGATGTGCGGAACCTGTTCATCGTGGCTGACAGTGCCGGTGCTTTCTTGGCATCTATGGCAGTCACTGCGATGCACAATCCTGCAGAGATGCAGCCAGTCATCAGCCGCCTTGACAGACATATTCCTCATAAAGTACAGACGCTCCGCGTGGGTGCTATGGCGTTCCAGAGCGGGATGTTCTATATCTACAAAGGAAAGGTTGGTCTGTTGGCTGACAGCTACATGGAGAAAGACTGGCGCAAAAAAGGCTACGCCGCCGTTATCCAGCCGGAATTCTACTCCAAGCTGCTGCCCCAGTGCTTCCTCTGCTCTGGCAAGGATGACTTCTTAAAGAAGCAGACAATGCAGTTTAACGAGCTGCTCGAAAACGACAACCGTACTCACAGGTATGTGTTTAGCAACGACAAGGGAGCCGACCACGCTTATGCTGCACTCCATCCGGAAACGGCATGGGGCGAAATGGCAAACACCGAAATGTTGGTCTTCTTTTACCGCTGCAAACGTTGAGAGGGGGAAACTCTATGACACGCGAAGAGTATATCAAAAATCTGAAGAATCAAGGCAAAGTCACTGTCAAAGACCTTGCTGAGCTTCTTACATTCACGCTCGATAAAGGCAACGAGCTGATGTTTGAGGATGACCATGTTGAAGTTTACATCCCCATCAACTTCGATGTCGACAAGGTTTTTGGCTTTGATGTCTGCAAAACCGACAATGGGGATTGGGTCAACCTGTACCTTTGCTGGTATCCGAACAAGGATGCCTACGATACCAAAGTCAAAATGTACCTATACTACTGCAACAACTCCACCGATGACGATGATTTCGAGTTGGAAGTTGCTTTGACATGGGACCAGCACAATGCGATTCTGCAGCGACTCACAGAACAGTATGAGAAAGCCTATGACTCCACCATCGAGAATGACTGGGAAGAATACCTTGTCGACAGTGAGGTGGACGATTATCCAAACGAAGACGAGGAGGAATAACTCGTGAATATCAACCACTATGCGCTTCGAAAGGAGCGGGAGATACAGAAATTCATCAATAAACTGCCGCCACTCAATGCGGCGGCCGCAGGGGTGGGGAATGATAAGCGAATCACCCACCACATCCTTACGGGCTATCACAACAACCATCTTCCTATCTCAGTTTTTGTGCCAAAGCATAAAGAAGATGGGGAAAAGTTTCCTGTTATCATCGACATTTACGGTGGCGGATTTGTTGCAGGACGAAGCGAGCAAAACAAGTGCTTTGGTGCATGGTGTGCCGAGCACGGGTATCTGACCTTTATTCCGGAATATACTCCCATCCCCGAAACGAACCTTTTTGGGCAAATCGGAGATATTCTCAAGGCATTTGAGGCTATCGACCGTCTCGCCGACAATTATGATGGCGACAAATCCAAGATGTACCTTGTGGGCGATGGTGCAGGTGCGGCACTTGCGTGCTTGACCTACGCTCTCATTTGGCATCCGGTTTCCATGCGTCATTTAGATGACGAATTGCCGTTCAACATTCCTCAAAATGCAAAATTTTCCTTTCGGGCAATGTGCCTGCAAAATGGAATCTTTACGCTCACTGACGGAAAAACAGCAGCTATTACACCGTATCTCATGGAAAAAGATTGGAAAAAAACGAGCTATGCACCTTATGTATCTCCCAAAACATATGCCAAAATGCTCCCGCCGTGCTTCCTTGTGACCGGTATTTCCGATTCGCAAAAGAAAGATACGAAACGGTTCAGCAACTTATTGGCGCACAAACGAATCAAATGTAAGACATATATCACACATACGCCTTTCACCAAAGAGAGCTTCGCTGCCAGATACCCCGGCAAGCCCTATTCTGAGGCTGCCAATCTGGAAATGCTGAAGTTTTTCGAACAAATCTAAGCCAAGAAAGGAGGCATTGTAATGGCTATCTACCAAACCAGAAATTGCATTTGTGCGGTCCAGTGGGACCCCGAAGACAAACAGAGCCTTGAAAACATCAAAGCACTTGTGAAAGATAACCCCCGTCTCGGCTGGAAAGTCAACGATAATATTCTCTCCAATAATGTCATCATCTGTAACTGCTTTGGTCAGCAAGAACTGTGCCTCCATCCCTACCACTATCTCGTTGAAGGTAAAAGAGACAGCCTTTTCAGTGTACCACCTGAGACCTTCGAACTTATCTATGAGCTTGATAGTGGTACTGCCTATCAGCGGCACTAAAGGAGAATGCAATGGCAAAGAAATACCTTGGCATCGTTCTGACAACGCGCCGATACGATATGTACCGCTTCGTGGTGTATCAGTATGAAGATACCGCCATGGTGAACACCTGTCCTCTGTGCCAGTTGCTCCGTGCAATTCACGCATACAGCAAGGAATACATGGAAGAGCAACGCGAGATTCGTGGTTATGTGCCGCGTCGCCGTTGGTTCAACCTTGACAATTCCTTGCCGGGTTACGCTCTGCATGAGTACGGGCTTACCCAGTGTGCAGGAATGTCGTTTGAACCTTGCCGCATTCCGCCGACCGCAGCATTTCGCCTAATGGAAGGCGTGAACGCTGCCAACTGGAAGAAGCATATCTGGTTTATTGACGGCGATGTAACGATGTTAGGCTAAAAGTGGTTGCACATTCGTGCGAAGCGATTACAATTAGAACTGTACGATAGATACCATTCACAACGGTTTCCGTCTTACAATTCACAATTCTGTATCCGACAAGCAGACTTCCTTTCACGGGAGGTCTGCTTTTTTATTGTTAGGGAGGAGGGCATTATGCCTGTAACTTACTTTAAGGTTAAACCGGAATCAGCTATGTACAAAAACTTCTTTATCGAAAACACAGAACGGAAAAAGCTCAAAAAGCACATTTCCGAATTCATGAAAAACCATTTTGGCAATGGCAAGCACGAAGTCTGGACAACGCTTTATCCGTCTCTTGTCATGACACTATCATCCGAAAAAGCAAAAGAACTCAGCCACCAGCTTTGTAAAGGAGCGCTTGGCGATACCGTGGAGCTCTTTGGGCAGAACGGAACCGTCACCTTCGACGGTATCGTTTTCCAGAACGGTGTGCCTTGGGAAGCCATCAAGGACAAGGTATGGCAGCTTTATAAAAGCAGCCCTTGCCTTGTGAACAAGACGAACTTCTTGAGCTTCATCGAGACTATCATGAATTTCTGTGATGACATTGAGGGAACGAAGCTCCCGTTTGTCAAGAAAATCAATAACAAGGAGGTTACTCACGATGACAAAAAAGCTTGCTGAATCTTACAAGAAAGCCTACGGATTCTGGGAAGTTACTACGGAAGGCGACTGCGAAGGCAGGTCTGTCAGTAGGCTCGGTATCTATGAGGGTTACATTGATGAGATTGCTCTGGCATTGGTAGACCGGTGCTATTATTCCTTGTGTTTTCGTCCCATTGACCCGCGTGCTCTCGATTTGACGCCAAAGCGCAAATCCGTAGAAATTTCTTTCGATATCGGGTCGAACACTTGGGACATGGACAATGAGGGTATCGTTGCAGCTTTCAAAGAGGTGCTTAAAGACCGTCCCGTCTATGTTCATAAAGGGCGCTTATTTAGCAGTGTAAATATCTCTACCGAAGAAGAGAGCGAAGAGGAAAAACGGCAAAAAATCCTGAAAAAGCTTTCTCCTGAGGAACGTCGGATTTTGGGTATTGAGGAGTAAAAACTATGAAGGAAATTGCATTTACCGTAAACCCCGACTCGGAGCTGTATGCTAACCATTTCATCCAGAAGGCTGAGAAAAAGCGGTTTGCAGAACTCGCTTCTGCTTTCCTTAACGCTCATTTTCCCGGCGAAGGAAACAATAGCATCATGCTTGGCAAGCGTTTGGAAGTCGAACTTTCTCCTGAAACAGAAGAAAAGTTCCGCAGCCAGCTTCTTAAAAACAAGAACAGCAGTGGCTTTTCAATGTTCAAAGCAAAATCCACCGAAAATCAGTGCTGGCACGAGGAGGTTATTTCCAAAGTTGACCTCAAAAAATACGAAGCCTCTCGTTTTTGGTGGATGGATTTTCCGGGCGTTGGGCATCTGCGCACAAGTCTCTGGGATGATGGAAACGGTAATGTTTATGGGTACTATTGCTCCGAATTCTACTCTGACAAGGGCACGATTCCTGACTACGCCACAGAAATCAAGCTGAGCGAGTATTACGCCGCTGTGGAAGCGTACGAGGCCGAGGTGAAGGCAAAGTGAATCTCACCATCTCCCGCTCAGTAATCAGCCTCAGCAAAGGCATTTCTGTCGTCAATCAATATACGGATTTCGTTCCGTTCAGTCTCAACGACCAACTTTCGTTTGAGCTTGCAAATCAGAAATATATCTCTGCTACTGCAGTTTGCCGCAAAAAAGGTGCTATGCTGTTCTGTACGAACCACCCTTTCTGCGACCCTGATGAAGTTCATTTTCCCATGAACCATGAGAAGACAAATGTTGGTGGATACAATGCAAGTGATATGCGGGAGTATCTAAACCGCGTCGTCATCAACCTCTTTCCCGAAGAAATTCGTAAAGAGATGATGCCATTCGACAACAACGACTGGCTGCGTCTTCCTACATACAATGAGCTTTTCGGTCCTGCAAGAGCTGGATTGCCGAGTGAACGTTGGATTTGCTGCGCATCTCCCAACGGCAGAATCATGCGGAGAATAGGCAATACCTTCAATGACATCATGCCTGCGTCCTATTGGTTGGGAACAACTTGTGAGGATTACCCAAACACTTTCTACTATGTCAACGAGAAGGGTGAGGCAGGTCCTTGCCTTGCTAATCTCAATTTTTTCTCGATTCGGCTTGTATTCATGCTGAAAAATCGAGACTAATACCATTTTGCCGTTTGCCTTCGGGTAGGCGGCTTTTTCTTTTTTGCTCTTGCAGGAATGTGCGAGACGAATACAATAGATACTGTACGATAGATACCATTCTACTTGCTGTAATTATACAGTCGTACACAATTCATATTTCTGTTCCTAACGGCGGCAGACTCTTTTCGGAGAGTTTGTCGCTTTTTCTGTTGGGACCCAATTTAGGAGGTAAACACCATGTCCAAGAAAAACAAAATCAATCGCAGCGCCCAGCCTTATAGCGGTATCGATGTTGATGTCATTCAGTATCATTCTGATGGCAGCTTTGCAAAACGCACGCTTCGCAGCATCTTCGGCATGACACCTGTGCAGTACGAGCTTTGGCTCCGCTACGGTAACAGCGTTGACTTCACGAACAATCGATAACAAGAGGAGAAATTTCTATGAAAGTAAGATGCAATAACTGCATGGCCGTTTTTGACGAGCCTGAAATCATTTACAACGAAAAAAGCAACACCGAAGCCTGCCCGCATTGTGGTAAAATCGGTTGCCTCATGGATTTGACCGATGAAGAGGCGCAGTCTGATGAGAACCGACTCAACGAGCTTGCTGCCAACTTTGACGGCATCGAATCTCGCCGCAAACTGATTGAGGAATTTGGCAAGTCCCATACATCCTATATGGGCATCAACAACCACGGCGAACAGGTGATGCTTTCTATTTCCGAAGACGGCATCATCGAGCGTGTCTGGCAGGACAACCATCGTGTCCGAGTCGAGGAATACGATAAGGAAGGCTACCATGTGGGTGAATCCTACGACGGTCGCTGGACGGAAGACCCTATGCCTATTCCGGACGGTTCTCCTCTTGACAAAGAAGTGGAGCTTTCGGACGCACAGCTTCAGCGCAATGATGACATCTATGCTGCTGTAACGAAGATGTGCCGGGTCTTGACCGAGAACAATGAGCAAGAGTTCAACATGAGCATTGTCGGTCCTATTGCCGATTACGCTGCTATGCTCTTGACTCGTGAAGGCAACAAAGTACGATTCCCGTCTGTCGTTCAGGACACCGCCGGTCACATCTACATTGAGAACTATTATGATGACGGGGAGGTGCAGGCAATATGAGCAGCCTTTTCAGTAGCCATATAGCACCTCTGAGTAGCCGCAAGCGTCATTGTTGGACCATCTACTTTTGGATGAACGGTATACCCGTATTATACGGGCAACATTTTGCTCTGGAGGAAATGTAATCAATGGCAAAGCAAAAACTCAACGACGATTTGCAGCTTTCTGACGAAGAATGCAGACAACTGTATGACAAGTATGTCGACGGCAGGCACTATGAGCCAAAGTCTTTCATTCTGACCGACCTATCTCAAATGCCTGACATTCTTGCTAACACAACGAACAAATCCGAATAACCATATATAGCTGCTTTCCGCAAAAAGAAGGCAGCTATTTTGCTATTTTTTGTTGCAGAAACTTGCGAATTGCAGACAATAGATAATAGATAATAAAAATTTAGGAGTGATTCTATGAACCGCTTAGAAACCGATGTCTTTCGCCGCTTTCTGGCTCAGCCGGAAGTTATAACGGCAGAGGGCATCATCAAAACTACGGATTATAACGGCAGCATCATTGATTGCTATTGCCGTCTGTTGAAAGTTCTAATTGCAACAGGCGCACACAGCGTTTATGCCATCTACATGATGCGTTCTCTTGGTGAAGAAACCGATGCTGAGCCAGATTTTGACGCACGGTCCGACTTTAAGTTTGTTGCCTACTGCGTTGATGGAGAAAAGCTCTATTCCGATAGCGATAAGCTGAAAGTTGCTTTCGACATGGATGCTGACCCAATTGACAAGGAGCATGTTGCTACCATCTGGGGTAACTATCTGCGCACTATTGTTGAACCGAATCCCGGCAAGGTTCTGAACAGCAAACAAATCGACCTTGCCGCAAATTTTGCAATCCGTGAATTCGTCTTCGATGAACCTATTGACTGCGTTGCACAGGGTATTATGGAGAAATATGACATCACGGATGCAGGATACAAAAACTATCTTGCCAACCCGGAAACATGGGCGGCTACAAATACCCGTTCTTTAGATGAAGCATGGACGAAAGAAAAAGGCTATGCGTTTACCGATTCCTTTGTTAAAATCCTTATTTCTCTCGAATATCTGTACAAAAAACAAGTAGAATTCAGTAGACTCAAGCCCGCTGACAGTTTCTGGCGTTGGTACAAAGAACTTGCTACCGCTGTCAAACCCCATATCATGGAAAGCATCGACATTGAACTGGAAGCTGGCGGGAAGACCTTTATTGTTCCGTACTCGGCTGACAAGCTCTTTTCGGAAGCTAATGTACGAAACAAATCTTTGCCTATCGAATACGCCGATGTCGGCATTGAGAAGGCATTGATGTACTTCCTCATGCAATCCGGGACTTCCGATGGCAGCTTTATTCCTCTTTCGATGCTTACCCGTATCTCTTACGGTGATAGCGTTCTGTGGGAGAACAAGAAGCACCTCAATTGGAAATATGGAGATGGAAAGTGCGGATGAGAGACAGAAACCCGGAAATTTCGTTGATGCCGGAATTCGATAGCGAGGAGGCGTTCAACTCCAATTTTGCAAAGGAAACAGCAGCAGTAGCACCGTATCGCGACAGCCAAGGGCGGCTCGTTCTGGATGATATCCATGATTTGCCCAAGGTAGTCGAAAAGGTGTTTGCCGGGCATCCCGAATTTACGCATACTTTTTTCTACGACGATTAAGCGAAGGCATTTGCATATCTGTGCGAGTCGTGTACAATAAATACTGTACGATAGATAACATCCACAGTGAAAGCATTGTCTTTCGTACAACCGTTCATATTTTCGCTTTGAGGGCGGACTTCCTTCTTGGGAGCCCGCCCTTTTGCGTAACAAAAAGGAGTGTATTGAAAAATGACTATTGTTGCAAAATCTACAATTGACCGAAAGACAGGCGACCTGTACATGCAGGTTCTTCCACAGGAATTTGATTCCCGTCAAAAGGCCCACGATGCTATGCGCGAGGAATACTTTAAAGAACTGAAAAAGCTCGGCCTGGAAGACAACGACGCGATGGATGAGAACTGCGAGGAATCCTGTGAAGGCGGATACATCGACTTTGATGGAGCCGAAATCTTTGCCTTTACGGATTATGCGCCGGATAAACTGCTTCCCGTCGCCCTGTTTGCTATCTATGACAGAAAGTGAGGTATCACAATGGCTAAAAAGCGCACAAAAGAAATCATTCCGGAGAAAACTCCGCAGAAACGCGGAACGGATAGCTACTCTTACGAGAAAGCCTGCAACGCAGCAAAGAACTCTGGCACACCCACATACCGTTTTGCTGTGGGAGACAGGGTGCAGGTTGGACATCTTCCTAACTGTGTTGTCGAAGAAGTGATGGATGATGGCGCAATGTATCTCATTCGCGTCACCACCAAGGACCATGTCGAATATTCCTGCTGGGCTTGGACGAGTGTTCGACCGCTGGATGACGACAAAGACACGCATTTCGCAAAGCGCAACTCTGCACTATCCCGTCTGCACTACTCAAATCGCAGCATGTACTCTCTACTCAGCTTCCATTACCTGTTCGGCGTTGATTTCAACCCCGATTATCAACGCGGTTCCGTTTGGGATGAGGAGGACAGAGAGAAACTGCTGGACAGCATCTTCGCAGGGCGCGAAATTGGTCGTTTCGTCTTCAAGCAGTTGCCCTTTAATCGCACAAACGACGATGGCAACTACTACGAAATCGTCGATGGCAAGCAGCGTATGTTGACATTGCTTGCCTTCTACGAAAATCGCTTCCCGTATAAGGGCGTATTCTACAATGACCTTTCTCCGCAGGATAAGAACTGGTTCATGGATGCTCCCATTGGTGTTGCTGAACTTGACCAGAATACAACCCATGCGGAAGTTCTGGAAGTTTTCCTCGCTCTGAACGAAGGCGGTAAGCCTGTCGCAAAGGAAGTTCTCGACCATGCACGCGAACTGCTGAAAAATGAAGCAAACAATAGCGAAATGTAACTACTGCGAACGCGAAATGCTAACGGTCAACGACTGCTTGTATAAGCGCGTGGTCGTTAAGGTTTCCAAAAACAAAGAAATTATTTTTACGTAAATTAGTAGACCACCAATTTTCGTAAAAAATCCCGCCAAAAATAATAAAATACCCAACACAAAAAAGGAGAATCACAATGGCTAATTATCACAAAAGAAACAGCATCCGTGCGGTCCAGTGGGACCCCGAAAACGCGCAGAGCTTCAAGGACATCAAGAAGCTGGTTGCCGAAAATCCCGGTCTTGGCTGGAAAGTGAGGGATAATATCATCCACAACTGCGTCACCATTTACAGCTTTACCCATGACGTGATGCGTATCATGCCCTACGAATATCTGGTGGAGGGCAAAAAAAACAGTCTTTTCATCGTTCCAGCTGAATCTTTTGAACTCATGTACGAATCGGACGAAAGCAGAAAATGGTGAAATGCAATGACTGAATTGTTCTTGAGTTGTGACTGTCTGGAAAGCTTCGATTCTGCTGTGCTGACCATCTAAAGAGGTAATATAAACTATGTTGACTTTTACTGTTGAGGAACTGATTCGTTTTCTCTCAAACTGGACCATGACCTTTTTTGAGGGTGCAAAACGCAGCGATGACATCGTGTTCTCCCACTATTACTCGTTTTTCAAGCGTCCGGTTTTGGTTAAGGAACATCAAGTTGAATCGCTCTATGTGATGGTTCAGGACCGAGATTCGTCGGACGGGAAAAAGCCATCCTTTTCACGATTCGCAAAATGGGAATTTGGCGGCTTCATTGTAGATAGCAAAACCATCTACTTAGCCTCCAAAACCATAAAAGAGTTGCTTCAAAACAGCGATTTCATCGATGATATGGATGTCTTCGAAAAACTGGACAGTATCCGTATTCCGCTGTTCCGAAAGAACATTCCGGCAGACCCCGCAATGTTTCAGGATAAGGATACAGTGGATAAAGCAGTCCGCAATGCTTGCTCCGCCTTTCTTTTTGGAACTCGATGCAATGAGTTCTCCAACCTGATTCGAACTATGTATCCTCTGAACGATGACGATGTGATTCACTATTTGTCATCTCCATCGGATTGGGCTGAAGAGACAAGTTCTGTCATTACGGCAAGCAACGGAACGGCATCCAGAATTTATTACATGGCCCGGTTGATTGCCATTGATAGGATGTCGGAACTATTCCTTACGTTTTATGAGCACGACAGTGCCGACCCTAAGGACATCACCAATGTGTGCAAAAGCATGATGGATGCTGTCGAACCTTATAAAGTCGTCACTCTCGTCATGGACTATATTGACGACAAGAAAATGGGTGAGCATCTTGAAGTGGATTGTCCCAGCCACCTTATTCGCGATGCGGATGTACTGCGCAGGAAAGGAATCTCCGTGACTCGTATCAGCGCCTTCGCAAAGCCGGAAGACACTCAGCGCTTTGTTTGCAAGCATCCCAACCTCATCAAACAGGTTGAGAAGGGAACCAATATGTTCGATGTCTTCGTTTTTCCAATTGATTGTATCACGCGTATCCGGGCTGGAGAGAAGGTTCTGTGGACCAACCCGACCATGTAATGCCAGAGGCATCTAAAATGCGCTGACAATCTGAAAAGAGGTATAAAGAATGTTTAAACAATCCATCGGTATGACCGAGAGCGATGCAAGGCAGATTGCCGAGATGTATCTTTCCCGCTACAACTCCACCTATTGGGACGGCAGCGGCGAAGTTCCTTCCGAAGCAAACTTTGACATTTGCCGGGTTGCGGTAGATAGTATGTACGAGGGCTGCACGCTTGAAATCCAGCTTTGCAAACCTGATGCCTGTCCTTGCTACGCCGCCTCCATCCATTTGTTTGAGGGCGGTTTCTGGACGGGTTTTGGAGTTGGCAGCTTCAACAAAACAGCGCTCTGCTACGATATTGGCTCAGCTTCTGCTCTGGCAAGCGCTATCATGCGTATCTGCGCAACCTATGAGAATCTCACCAATTTTCGTAAGGTTTTTGTCGAGCGCCTTGTTATCAGCAAAGAGCGCATGAACGAAATCAATCAGTACACCGACGGAGGCAAAAAGCAGGACGAGATTGAGTTCGAGTCCGTTACCTTTGCCGATGGTATGTGCATGGATGTTCGCTGCATCCCGCGCAAGAACGGTCCCTCGTGGTGCGAGGCGGCTATTTATTACGCGGACGAAGATGTTGTCACATCTGAGCCGTACAATTCGTTCTACAATCACTGGGTCTGCCAGACGGCAAATGCCACCTACCATCTCTATATGGGCGTTGCCGATACCGAGTGATGGTTGACGCATTATGCGAGTTGCGTAAACTTGTAACTGTATGATAGATACCATTTATGACTGATATTTTGGGTCTTGATTACAATTCATATTTCTGCATTAAGGGCAGGCTTCCTATTCTGGGAAGTCTGCCCTTTTTTGTATAACAGCTTTAGATAGGAGTGTTTCCATGTACATCAAAAAAATCACCTTCAAAGCATTCAAAGACTATCTCAAAAATCCAACCGATTTCTTTTTGGAAGGCAACATTTTCATATCTGACGATATTGCAAAATATTGCCGCCTCGTCCGAACCCCTGCAGCAAAAGGAGAACACAATGTTGAGGTTCTTTATGGTAAAGTACAGCTTACATATCACCCGGAACGCAACATAGGTGGCAGATATTTTTACTCTAACGCTTCTTTGGATTTCATGGGGTACGTTGTCGACGGTGAAACAATATATTCTGCCAGTGAAGCCCTCCACGAATTGTTCCCAAAATTCAAAACGGATACGACGAACGAACAGATTCTCATTGCCGCTTCAGAAGAATTGGAGGCATATCTCGACACAACTGTATGTATTAAGCCTCGCGAGCTTCTTGACCCTCGTTACCAACGTAGGGCTTACGAACCTGCAGTCAGGAAATATGCCCTAGGCAATTCTGCTTGCGGGACTATCTTTGACAACTTCCCCAACCTCCTTCAGCATTTTGACGATATTGACAAGGTCGATTTTCTTGCCAACCCTACCGGTTGGGGTGAAAGATATGCAACTATGAAAGAATCCCTCCTGTTCGATAAAGAGATAGTAAAATTCATGCTTTGTGTCCAACATTGCGTTAAACAGTATATCAAAGAGTTCGAAGAACACACCGATTGCTATGAAAGCCAGTGCGAAACGCTCATGGATGCTCTCGACGGCTGCAATATTGTGCGCATTGCCATCAAAGTAAATGGGCAAACATATCGGGTCGACTATCCAGCAGCTTGGATGCAGGATTACGAAACGATTTCCACCAAAGGTCTTCCGATACGGGGTGTTCGCGGGAGCAAAGCCAAAATCGACAGATTCCTTGCTGAGAACTACAAGGACTACGACCACGAGACCATTCCGCTGAAGCTCATCTCCCATATTCGAAACAATAGGGACAGAAAGGGTACTATTTGGACTAACCCGTTCTTCGAAGAGGTCTGAGAAGTAGCTCTTGCCAAAGTGTGCGAACCGCATATTATAAAAGTGTACGATAGATAACATCTATATTAGGCGCAGCCATTGCGCTCGTACACTTCACAATTTCGCTTGAAGAGCGGACTTCCCACATCGGGAGGTCCGCTCTTTTTGTGTTAAGAATGCAGTCAATATTATCAAAAACCAGCTTACGCTGGAGAAGGAGAGCTAAGCCTTATGTTTTTAGACACAATTTATGAAGAAGATTTCCACAATTTTCTCAAAAACCCCACTGATTTCACACTTTCCGGAGTCGTTATGAACGAAAATGAAAAAGGATATTATTATCGTTTCGTTCGTGTCCCAATGGCCGATGGCGAGCATAGTGTCGAGGCATTATTTGGGCAAATGTGCAGTAACTATCCCACCAGCATGAGCAAAGACCATTTTTCTGAACAGCATAACCTTGAGTTTATGGCTTATGTTGTAGGCCACGAAAAGACCTATGCTGAAAGCTATGAGTTCCTGCGATTGTTTGATGTCACCTCTGCTTACACCGGTCCCCATTCCGCAATGGGTGAGATGACGAAAACACTGTGGGATTATCTGGAGCAGAAAACAATTCTCGACCCTGACTATCTGAACACGCCCGAATTGCAGAACGAGGCTTATGAAAACGCTGTCAAACAGTATGTCCTGCAAAAGAAAGACACCGCATTTGAAGAAAGCCTTCGTGAATTCTTTGAGCACATTGATGACACCGCAACCATCGAGTTTTTCGCTAATCCTACCGGATGGGCGGAAAGGGTAGTCAATGTCCTCGATAAGAATCTAACTTCTCGTGATGGCACACCTTTCAGCAAAAGCATCGGGAAAAAATTCGTTGCCGTCCAACATCTCACCCAATTAAAGATGCTGGAGTTCCAGTCTAAGCCACATTGTTGGGAAAGTGAGTGCCGTAGTTTGTTTGTTGCGACTGCAAAAGCAAAAAACATTCGGCTCGTTATTGAAGCCAATGGGAAAGAAATGCAGGTGCAATATCCCGTTTCCAACCTGATTACTTCTGAAACGATTAAGAACAAGGTCATTTCTACATGGGCTATTGCACCGCGTAAGCTCTGCAATGATGTGGAAGAATTTCTTGCGGAGAACTGCGCTGACTACAGTAAATACCGGTCTGATATTCCCATGAAGGCTGTCTCTCGCATTGAAAGTGGACGCAAAGTTCTTTGGAAGAACCCTATTTTTGAGGAAACCAAAAAATAATTCCAATTCCAAAAAGGCCTTGCATTCGTATGCGGATGGGGTATAATGGTATACATACGATAGATACCATATCTACCACCAACCGTTTCTCAACCTGCTTAACTTCAAGCAGGCACGCCTTTTGACGTGTCTGCTTTTTGTTTTGCAGACAACGAAGGAGGTCCCACATGTACATCCGCAACTTGACCCCGCATAGCGTGACCGTGGCCGGCATCACCATCGAGCCCTCCGGCATAGTCGCTCGCGTCTCCGCAGCGACTGCAGATGCTGGCTCGGTGGACTTCAACGGGACCACTATCCCGCTGACGACCACCGTCTACGGCGAGGTGCAGAACCTTCCCGCCCAGCGCGACGACACTCTGCTCATCGTGAGCAGCCTCGTCGCCGCACGGTGCAAGGACCGTACCGACGTCTTCATCCCCAATGAGCCTATCCGTGACGCGGAAGGGCACATCGTGGGGTGCAAGAGCCTCGGTCGCGTCTAACCGCACCACCCCTTAGGCAGCACTTGCCTCCTGAACGATACAGGTACTAAAAAAGGTGTTCCGAGATTGCTTGGGTTAACGGCAACGTAGAGCGTGACTGAATATCCACCATCGGGTCACACCAGCTCTATCAAAACGATGGATTGCAATATGAGGCTATATCTCAAAAGTCAGGACAGTCGGCAATGGGACGTCCTGCACCAGAATTTTCTGGCTGTAGAAAGAAGCTGTACTTATACAGTGAGCACTCATTGCGCCAGTACGAGGGCACCAACAGGGAATACATAACCTAGGTGATATACCGAGCTCGTATAACGCCATATCGGTGATTCTTGTCTGAGAATCGGCGTTGGACTTCACTCCCGGTGCAGAGGAGTAGTCAATCAGGGTCATCCTGAAGCGACGGGTAGCAGGTTTTTGACATCCTCCACGAGGATGGCTTGCTATCAGCATGAATTGTGCTGACACACGATTCGTTCCATTTGAGCCTTGCAGAAATGCGGGGCTCTTTTTTTGTTGTCAATTCGTGCGAAATGAGTATATTTGGAAATGTAGAAGCCAAGCACCGAAAGGAGAATCCATATGTGTTGTCTGAAAATTGATACTGAAACGCTGCTGGCGAACTGTCTAAACACTTGCAAGACTTATTCGTTTTCACCGGATGATTTGCAGCAAATTGTAAGACTGATGGCAAACGCCACGGACAGGTATATCTTCAGCGACACCGGCGATGATGCGCTACATGAGATTGTAACGAAATTTCCGGACATGTTCGTTTATGCTGATGAAGACAGGATTGCTCTGCGCAGCGAGTGGCAGCACGATGACAAGAAGCTGCCGATGGCGTATTTCGACTTTGGATACTCCGCCGCTGACATCGAGCAATTGTGCGCCGCAGCAAAAAAACACTGCACCACGCAAAATGAACAGTTGCCAAGTTGTGCGAACCGGGTAGAATAGGTATTGTACGATAGATAACATTCTATGCCTATTTCGGCCGTACAATTTACAGTTTTGTTTGCAAGCAAAGCAGACTCGTCATTTGATGAGCCTGCTTTTTTGTTTACAAGAAAGGAACAGCCATGAGAAAAATGTTCGAAATCAAATGCAAAATTCCTGTTGCGTTCTATGTCGAAGCAGAAACCGCTGATGAAGCAATCACTACCATTCGTCCTACGCTTTCGGGTAAAAGAATTCCGAGCCATGCTAATGTCATCCAAGGAGCTGCAATCCGTAGCCTCGACAATAACATAGCGTGCGAGTTCGATGCCGATAAGGAAGGAAAAAGCAATGAAGCAATTTATTCTTGAAAACATTTACATGAGTGATATGTCCGCCCCGTCCGTTTGTTCTACCGACCGGTTCCCCACATTTGAATCGGCCATTGAAGAAGCCCACAAGCAATTCAAAGAAGAGGCGAAAACTTATCGTAAATCCTACGGGGCTGATAACATCACCACTGAGGAATGCTATCGCGACCTCTATATCAAAGGCCCCGATTTCATCGATTGGTGGACAGTTGTTGAGGTCCCGACTACCGAGGAGAAAAACTCCATTAACACTCATACTTAACCAAATAAGGGAGGTTCATTATGACAGATAACATCATTACGGCTCGGCTGTTCATCGACATGGACGGCACACTCGCTACTTGGAAGCAGGCTGCCTGCTTTGAGGACCTGCTGCAGGAGAACTATTTCCGTGACCTGCCGCCGTATCAGACAGTGGTAGACGCGGTAAGAATCCTTTGCAACACACGTCCCGAACTGGACATCTATGTCCTTTCGGCTTTCATGCCGGAGAACCCCTGCTCGGTAGGCGAAAAAAACGATTGGTTGAATGTGTACCTGCCGGAAGTTGACGCGGCACACCGCATCTTCGTTCCGTGCGGAGAAAGCAAAGCAGCTACCGCCGCCAGACGCCTGAAACATTCCCACATCGACAAAACATTCTTCCTTCTGGACGACTACTCCGTCAACCTGCACGACTGGAAAGAGAAGAACGGCAGCGGCATCAAGCTGCGCAACGGCATCAACGGCAGCACCGGCACTTGGAAAGGTGCATCTGTGAGTCGCTTCAACACGCCGGAAACTCTTGCCAAACTCATTTGGCAGTCTATTTTGGCACACACAAATACTAGAGACTGAAAGCGGAGGTTTCTTTGATGAGCAATAAAGCATATATCGGCTTTGCTTGGGTCAAAGACCGTGGCGAAGCCTTAAAAACTGCGATGGCTTATGTGGAAAGTCGCATGATTCCTGCAAAAGTACAGAAAGATTTGGAAGATTGCTTCTACCAGATTCCTTCTGTACGTGCCCGCTATTACTGCGACAAGAAAGTTCCGTACAGCCAGCGCAATATGCAGATGGAGAACCTCGCAGACATGGCAAACCGCTACTGGCTGAAAGCCATGTTCACATATTGCTTTCTCTACTGGGAACAGTATCAACTTCTCGGCATCGTCATGATGCCTCAGAAAGAAGTCTGTGAGAAGTGGCCGCTTTGCGCATTCTTCCAAGATAACCATGACCACACCTTCAACAAATGGGAATCCGGCAATATTCCGTTCTTTATGGATGCTATCGCAACAGCCAAGACAATCGCACCAGACAACGCAAAGGAAAACATGGACTGTTTCCAGCACAGCAGATGCTATGAGTACATCTACAAAACGCTGGGACTCGATAGCTGGATGCTGGGCCACAATGAAAATGCTCCTTACGAGAGCTTCTCGCTCTGCGGCGTGACGGACGAAATGGACCTCTTCCAGTACATTACGCTGCTCAAAGCCCTGATTAACGACCGCCGCGAAGGTATCGTGACGCAGACTGGGAAAAAGGAGAAAGAACAATGACATTACCGACTAAAGAAACTGTTGAAATGCTTCGCAGCGGATACCCCAATGGGACGCGTGTTCGCCTTGTAAAAATGAATGACCTGCAGGCTCCACCTGTTGGCACGGAAGGCACGGTTGTTGGCGTCGATGGAATCGGCAGCCTCATCATGCTCTGGGACAACGGCTCTGGCCTGAATGTTTTGTATGGCGTGGATGAAGTTGAGAAAATCTGATTTCCACCTTGCATGAACATGCGAACCAAGTATAATGAACATTGTACGATAGATAACATTCATATCGAAAGAGACTTGTGTTTTTCGTACAATCGTTCATAATTCTGCATTCATCTAAGCAGACTCATCTTCGGGTGGGTCTGCTTTTTTGTTTGCAAAACACAAAGGAGAGAAAATGAAATGATTAAGCTGAATACACCCATCCGTACAGAAGTTGACGAAGATTTCTTTATGGACATATCCGATTTCCGTGGTTACGCCCGTAGCATGATGTATCCGGACCCAACTGGTATCGACATGAGTGATGAACTCAACGACATGGTTACCGAAGCTGTAAACAACGGCAAGACCACTCTGGAGGATGCTTTCAAAAAGCTGGTAAAGCGCGACCGCAAAGGTCGTATCGACTACTCCTACAGTGATGGATTCGACGGGTTCCGGTATGGTCAGGAACTTCTGTGCTTCTGCGATATCGAGACTGCCGCTCAGCGCCTTAGCATCTGACACCTATACCACAAACCTGAAACCATTCAAATAAAAAGGAGTGCCATACCATGAGTTACGGTTTTGACATGGGCTTTGCGCAGGCGAACAGTTTGCAGGAAGCCATGACGATTGCGCTGGAATACACGCAATCGCAAATGACCGAAAAGAACATCAGAAAAACTATCAGGGATAATCGGTATTATATTCCCTCGGTTCGTACCGGGTACATTGCAGATGAGGAGAACAAAAACCGCAGAGCCGATGTACTTGCGGATACCGCTGACCGGTATTGGCTTGAGGCATTGTTTACCTTCCGTTTTCTCTATTGGGAAGAACACAAGCTGCTCGGTATCATCATGATGCCGCCTGAAAGTGTAAACGAAAAGTGGCCGCTGAGTATGTATTTCCAGAACTCCTGCGACCAGGATTATCCGTTTTTCGAATGGAAGGAAGGCAATATCCCGTTCTTTGCGAACGCCGCCGCAAAAGCCGAAAACTATACGGCGGAAGAAATCCGCGCAAAGTTCGACTACGAAATCGAAGATGAAAACCTCGAATATTATCGGCGCAATACTTGCTACAATGATATTTTTGAGGCACTCGCCCTCGAATCGTGGCTGTACAATCATTGCACGAATGTGCCGTTCGTAACTTTCGCTTTGCAGGGGATTCAGAACGAAGCCGAGCGATACCGGTATCTGCAATGGCTGAAAGCCGAAATCAAGTAGTTGATACTTGCCACAGTGTGCGAACCGCATAAAATGGTAACTGTACGATAGATACTATCTAAAGCACAATTCGTGTTCGTACAATTCACAATCTGCAAATAAGCGGACTTCTCGATTTTTGGGAGGTTCGCTTTTTGTTTTAGGATGAAAGGAGTTTTTATGAGCAACCCGAAAAAAGCGGTTTCTCCGGTCGATGAGTTTATCAAAGTTTTCTATGAGATGAGCGCCCGATACGGTCGCAGCGAACTCTGGTATGACTACATCGATATGCACGCCATTGCACTTGTGAACACCTGTGATTTGCGGTGCAGAGACACAAGAGAGGAACAGTACAATGCCATCGTCCAGAAATACGATGAAAAGACCGTACAGCAGTTTGCGGTGCTTACCGCCATCACAATGACCGCGCTCTTGGAAAACCCTGAGCAGGATTTTCTTGGCACCGTTTACCATAATCTCGGATTAAGCAAAAGCCGAGCCGGGCAGTTTTTCACGCCGTACAATGTCGGACAGATGATGGCACGCATGAACATGCCGGATTCTTTCGTTCTGGACAAGACCCGTATCTGGCGCGTAAACGACCCATGCTGTGGTGCCGGATGTCTGCTTTTGGCGGGGTACAATGCAATGCGCGAGCAGTTGGAATCCACTGACCCGGACTGGGACAAGTATGTTTTGTTTGTAGCGCAAGACATTGACCCTCTGGTCTGCAAGATGTGCTACATCCAGATGTGCTGTATTGGCGTTCCGGGAGTTGTCGTAGCAGGCAACTCTCTGTTCCCGGACGCAGAACGGGAACCGACAGATTTTTGGTTCACGCATAAGTATTTTGCTTTGGACGAGAAAGCCCTTGAAAATACATACCAACAGACAAAGGAGTAATGACAAATGCATATGGTAACCAAAACCTACCAGCTCCGCGATGGCGAGAAGCTGACTGAATTTTATAATCGCATCGACTGGAAGCCGCTGTTTGAGTTCGTCCAACGCTATTACGGTATCGGCGTTGAGCAGCTTCCTGTACCATGCCTCAAACCCAATGGTCGCATCGAGGTGAATTGGCCGGAAAATCTGCGCGATAAGTGTGGTCTTTTCTGCCATACATACCGCGAAGTATATCTGCAGACATTTTCGTCCTGCTGCTTCCACGACATCACCTACGACAAGGACATTGTCGATAAGTACCTCGCTCGTCCGGACTTTTATCGTTTGAATATTTCTTTGGAAAACGACTGCAACGGCACTTCTTCGGATGCTTATTTGCAGCTGACATTTTCGCTGAAATACATCGGATTTTCCGGAGGGTACAACTTCGCAAACCTGTTCAGTGCTGAATACCGTAAAGATACAGGCTGGTTCGTTGTATCCGGAGAAGGCGAAGTCCTCATGAGAACGAAAAAATAAAAAGTCGCCGCTCATCTTCGGATGGGCGGCATTTTTTACTTGCTAAAATGTGCGAACCGCCTAGAATGGTATTTGTACGATAGATACCATCTACTCAGGCACTTTTTGTGTTCGTACAAAAATTCATAATTTCGTTGAGGCGGACTTTCCGAAAAATCGGGAGGTCTGCCTTTTTGCGTAGAAGGGAGTATTTTTATGGCAACCAGAAAAATCTTATTCCGTGGTCAGACTCGGCGCAAGGGGGAAAAGACCTCCATATCCGGTAAACCTCTGCCTGGCATCTGGGTCACAGGTGGCATCTTTCCTCAGAACAAAGGCTATGAACGCGCCATCATCTATACCCAAGACCCGAAGGTTGAGAAGCATGTTGTATATGCTGAAACAGTAGGGCAATACACGGGAGTTGATGATGTGTTAGAGACCCCCGTCTTTGAGGACGATATCATCACCTTCTGGCAGAGAACTGACGCGAAACACATGCAGCGCTACAAGGGTACTGTGAAGTACGACGAGACGCTGACAAGTTTTACAGTCGTTTCCTGCGAGCCCAACCGTCTTAGTGACCCCGTTTTCCTTTGGGATTGTTCCGATATTCATGTGGTCGGAAACGTCTTTGACGGCGAGTTGAGCAAGCGGGAGCAGGAAGTTTCGTGTACTTACACCAAATGCCTCGCATTGGCAAAGAGCATCGACACGCTTCAACTCTGCTACGGTCCTTATTTCAACTCTCTGAAAGTGGAAAGCCTCTGGAGCAAAGCTTTTGAGCTGATGGATGATGTGACCCGCTCTGAAATCGTTGAAGACTTAAAGCTGTTTCAAAGGGCGTGGCGCAAGTATAAGGAGGAGAAGCCGGTAAAGGACGCTCAGAAAATCCTCGATGCCATTTCCGAACTATTTGGGGAGGAGGTGACTTCCAAATGACTTCTGAGAGCGAATATCGCAACGCAGTTCGGTATTTCACCAATTTGCTGAACGGAGGACTGATGGGAGTCAAAGGCACTCGTCCTTTGAATGCAGCTATTGAAGCCTGCGAACTGCAAATTCCGAAGCATCCCATCTCGAAAAGCTGGTCGCCGAATCTCTGCCCGCATTGCAATGCGGATATTGGCGGAGACTGCGACGACGGCTACTACGAGAACCCGCATTACGAGCGCTGTCCTGTCTGTGGTCAGAAGCTCGATTATAGCGAGTAAAGGAGCGTGAAAAATCATGATGTTGTCCGAGTTCGAGAAGCTCACCGGTTTAGAGGTTACGACAGCAGAATACGAAAAAATCGAGGCTGAATATATGGAAACCCCCGATGACAAAGCAAAGTTCTGCAAGATGTGGCTCAAAAAAGGAGGGCTTCAAAGGCTCCATAACGCAAGGCTTGAGGAAATTGAACATCTGAAAAAGACCATCGAGGACCTTGAGCACAAACTTGATGAAGAGCAAGACTGGCAGATTTCTCATAAGTACGGCACGCACTACCAAAAAACATCTTATGACCATCTTACCAAGCGTTGCTCTAATGGACATCAGTTTGAATCCGAAGCGAAAGCTGCCGAGTTCATCAGTTCTCAGTACGGTTTCGACAAAGATAGAATTGTCTTTATCCACGACGTCGAAGTCTATGAGACAAATCGGCATGGAATAACGCGTCTGAAAGAACGGCTCACTCGTTTTCCTTACTATGTCGGTTGCAGAGCAAACTATGCACGTTTCGATGTGCGCTGCTGCGGCGGAAGTATGCAATGGGAACTTGTGGACGGAGCTCTTAAAGACTATTCCACACCGCCATTTTTATCCGATGGGGAGCAATAGTTCCTCAAGAATCATAACACCGCACAGGCCCCAATGATGCCTGTGCATGATTTTTTACATTTCATAAGACCAATATTTTTAAAAGGAGTATGTAAGCACATGATTACTTTACCTACTAACCATCCCTATTTCTTCACTTGCCCGTCTTGTGGCTGCAAGCTCATTTCCGTTTCTACCGGCAACAGAGCCAAGCCCCATTGCCCAAAGTGCGACTACTCAGCCGATGATGCTTTTGTGGTCAAAGACCGCGTTACGAGTGAGGCTATGAATGTCATCGCTGATAACACGGAACTTGCCGAAAACTTTGCCGAGACCGTAAAACACGAAATTGAGACCGATGACGATACTTACGCTCATATCGGTTTTCATCTGGCAAACAACATCCGAAACCAGAGCCCTGCATCCGAAGTCCTTCTGACCCTCTGTGGCTGGACCATCGAGACGCTGCTTGACAAGACGCCGCCCATCGCAATCGATGAAGGCGACAACAACAGTCAATAACCCACGACTAAAGTCGCGGGTCTCCTTGCCCTAATTTATGAAAAATAAGAGGTATACAAAAAATGTTTGAATTAAATCTTTCCAACGCTCTGGCGTTGATTGACCAGCCCGTGTGGGTCGTCACTGAAGTGCGCAGCCGCAACAAGAATGGCCGCATTTACGCAAAGTCCCGTGCGAAAAACACGGTTTATCCCGGAAACATTCAGACCGTCAGCGTTTGGCGCGGCTATACTCGCGCCGGAGACAACATCGGTGCGCCAAAGTGTACTGTTGAAGTCTGCATCCATACCGGCGATGACCTTGCTGACAATGTCATCCTACCCGCTGAGCTGCTGAATGTTACGGTGTTTGACAAGAAAGAGGATGCCGAAAAAGAGCTGGCGTACCTCAACGCCAACATGAACACTATGACATTCTCTGAACAGCGTCAGCGTGAAAACAAAAACAACGCAACTGTATTCGGAATCGCTTGAGGCACCCTAGATTTTTCCACTTGCCACTTTATGCGAGTCGGGTATAATTGGAACTGTACGATAGATACCATTCTATGCTGCCACTTGGCCGTACACTAAAATTCACAGTCTTGCAACTCAAAGCAGATTCATCTTCGGATGGGTCTGCTTTTTTGTTTGTTAGACAGAAAGGAAAAAGAAATGTTTGGATTTACATGCTTGATTAAGGCGGACACTGAGATAGTGAAGCGCTGCCTGCAGGAGAGTAAAAATGATGTCGAGCTTCTGACCGCCCTTTACGACGAGGTTCTTGACACTGACACCGATGCGGAAGGGATGTGGCCTACGAAAGAACTGGCAACTCCTGTCGAGGAGTATTCTCTTATCTTTGGTTGCCGAGAAGCAAGCGAGCTCATCTACTTTGCCGAGGGTATGCGAAAGCGTGCTCAATACTCTGCTATCGGGGCAGCAAGTCTCGCATTAAAGCGGTGGAATGAGGCTGGTATCAACATCAAGACTTCTCTGGAGGAAGTTTTGAATACCATTCCGATGGGCTCTACGGAAGCATACACGCTGTCGTGCGCCACCGATATTCTCTGCAATACCCCTTGTCCGGAAGCAAACGAACTGTTCTACAACGGCTACCGCTGGTCGTGCTGCCCGAACGATTTCGAGCTGGATGACATCATCAAGTACCCGGAACAGTACATCGTTATCCCGGTGCTCTTTGCGGAACAGTAAATAAGGAGAAATATCATGAACAGAACGTATTACATTAAGACCTCCACCCCCGCCTATCTTGCCGACTGGTTCAAGCTGAAAGATGCACTTGCTGCTTTTATCCGTGCTAACTACACGGATTACAGTTTCGATGATGCCATCAAAAAAGAAGGTGAGTATCTTGCCCTCGAAGAGTACATCTATGGGCGGACTTACCAGATGTGCTCTACCTACGCTTGGTGCAACGACCACCGGATGCTTTTCACCACTAAGGATGAAGCAGCGTTCAAAGCTGCCGCAGACCCGATGGCGTGGATGCAGAATCACATTGAGCGTCTCAGCGAGCGTGACGAGAACCTTGAGCGCGACCTTCAGCGTGAGGCTTCCATCGACAAGTACCGCGCCGAACGCGTTGCTTACTACGAGAAGGCAAAAGAGCCCGAAATCGAGAAGTACAAGTCGTTCATCGAAAGCTTGCCGAAAGGGAAAAACAAGTACGTCAGGCTGACTGTTGAAATTGATGGCAAGCGTTTCACCGGCGGCTACGAAGCGGAGTCTATCCGCTATTGCTGCCCGCATCGTCCCGACGCTTTTATCCACTCTAATGGATTTAGGTATCCAGATGAAAACGACCGTTTCTGTGAGTTTATGAACAAAATTGGTCACATCAACTCTGAGCCGGTTCCGTTTTCTAACGTCACAGAAATCGCGGCGTTCCAAGGCAGCAAAATTTTCTGGAAGAGGGAGGCTTGACCTATGGCTCTCAAAATTGGTCCTTGCCCCAAATGCGGTAACACTACGTTCATCGCAACCGCTCATGTGACACAGACTTGGCTGGTGGACGAAGACGGTGACTTTATCGAAGCTCAATCCGACTGCGATGAAGTAACCCATGCACCTGATGCCGAGGATTTGTTCACATGCTCCAAGTGCGGTGAGGAAGTATCCGCAAAAAGTGTATATAACGATTGATTTTGACAAACTTTTTTGAAAATCGTTTGTTCGTATCATCGTCAATAAACCGAGGTGGCCTAACAAACCGTTACTCGTCTAAAGTTTTATAGGAGTGTATAGTTATGAGTACAAATCGCATTCCCGAAGTCTTTTTGTCCGAAATCTTTGGCGAACTCCGCATCATCATGGAGGACAACAAATTTTATTTCTGTGCTATGGATGTCTGCAAAGCGCTGGGCTATACCAACATAACCCGCGAGCTGAACATCCACTGCCGTCAGGATGGTATCAGAACCGGACGCGTTGAAAGCAATGGCGTACCCCGTATCGTGAAGTTCGTATCGGAAGGTAATGTATATCGGCTTATCTGTCGTTCGACCAAGCCTGAAGCAGAACAGTTCGAGACTTGGGTTTTCGACGAGCTGCTGCCCACGATTCGCCAGACCGGCGGATATGTCAACGACCCCGTTGTTTTCGTCGACCAGTGGCTCCCCAACACGGATGCCAAAACCAAAGCCTTGCTTGTCGCCTCTCTGGAGGCTGTCAAGAATCAGGACAAGGTTATCGGCGTGCAGCAGGAAAGCGTTGACTTCCACCGTGCGGTAAGCGCCTCTGTCAACAGTGTGGATTTCGGCGAGTTTGCCAAGTGCCTTGCCAATGACCACATCGACATCGGTCGCAATCGCCTGATGGCTTGGCTGCGCAAAGAGAAGTACATCGATGCCGCAAACATCGCTTACCAGCGTTATATCCAGCAGGGCATCTTCGATGTCAAAGAAACGGTGTACTACATCGGTCGGACTCCTCGCACCGCACGCAAGACGCTGATTACCCCCAAGGGTCAGGTCTACCTTGCCAAGAAGGTTGCTGAAGGGTACAAGGGCTAAATCCCACTCACTCCGGTTGCTGAAAAGCAACCGGATTTTTTTGTTAGATTATGTTGACAGCTTTTGCGGACCGCATACAATAGAGTCTGTACGATAGATAACATTCTACTCTTCGCTGCATTTTGCAGTCGTACAATTATCAATCTGACGAATCAGCAGACTTGTCTTTTGACTTGTCTGCTTTTTTGTTTACAGAAAGGAAAGATGGAATGAACAACTTTGACAGCATCAATTTGGAAAGCACGAACACTCCTCTGGGTAAGAAGGTTTTTGCTCTCTACAAAGCCATGCACAGCGTTGGCGATGGGAACCTTACCGGTGAGGTTTCCGACGCGCTCAACAGCCTTGCAGGTTACGCAACATTTGTGGCAAAACAGGAAGCGCTGATTCAGCGTGCCCGTTTCGTCATGGATATCACCAGCTATAAGCTTTTCAAGCGCAGCGCCGAGGAAGCTCGCACTTACGCGTTTGAGAGAGCTGTTGACGGTGTATATTCGCTCAACCGCCTCTGTCAGAAATACGGTGTTTCCTCTGCTGCTGAAGATGTCATTTTGGCAGTCAAGAAAGAAGCTGCCGAAGGGAATCCTTCCGCTGCTGCAAATTCTTCTGCTTACGCAGCTTTTGCGAAAGAGGTTTTGGACACCTATTTCACGACCAATTAAAAATTTCATAAACTAAACCCTTTTCGGGGTACAAACCTGCGATGGACGCCATTGAGCTAGAGTCGCACGAGTGCCCCGCGAAAAGGGGAAAGCTATGGCTAATATCAACCTGAATGATGTCCGCACTCCGCTTACCCGCAAGGTCAACGCTCTGTACAATGTTTTCGCATCGTCCAACAATTTGGATGATATCGAAAACATAGCCGACACGTTGAACTGCTGCGCTGATTACGGTGCAACCGTGGCCCGTAAAGAGGCGGAACGGCAGGAGGCTTACTCCTACCTCGAAGGGAAGGACCTTTGCTCTAGGGTAACAGAAATCAACAGCTTCATCGCGTCACTCGGCTTCGGTCTGATGACAAGCGTTGGAATGTTGAACACGCTGTGCCGCATGGCAGGTGTTCCCCTTATCGCCGAAAACGTTGAGGCGGGGAATCTGGAAACTTTCGTTGCTTTTGCGAAGGAAGTCGTAGATTCCTACTTCACGACCGGTCCGGTTGGCTCTGTCAGCGAAAGCTGATGCCATGAAGCCGTCTGCCCTTTTAGGGTGGGCGGCTTTATTTTTTTGTTGACGATTCTTGCGAATTGGATAGAATTGAAGCTGTACGATAGATAACATTCTATAACGCTGTATTTCAGCCGTACAATTTTCAATTCTGTATTCATTAAGGCAGACTCACCGCTATGGTGGGTCTGCCTTTTTGTTTACTAGAATCCGTAAGCACTAGGAGGTGCGCTATGAACAGCAAAGAAACTATTGTCCGCAACTGCATCGAGGCAAAGCGTCGCGAAGCCGACAGCTATCAAAACCCCGGCTGCTATAATGCAGCATTTTGCAGAGGCTATGTCGAAGGCGCAAGCGAAACGCTGTCTACTATGTTGTCTCCTGCAGAGAACTCCACAGAAGCATTCGTTATTCTTTCCCATTATTCTAATGAGAATATCGGAGAGTTTAACGCAGTTGGTCTTCATGGGCTCTATTCTTCTTTCGACTCCGCAAAAAAGGCAGCCGATGCTATGTTGAAGGAAGACGAAGAAAACGGATGCCACGGGGAAGCAATTCCATACACGACTGACGACTGTTGAGACAACGGAATCTTTGACGACTACCCGTTGTATGTTGCCGGTGTGCAGGAAAAAGACAATTTCAATGCATTTCACAACTTCTACGCCATCTTTTCCTGCAATTTGGTCCCGTAAGTGACCTTTGCGCAAAGTTGGTATAGTAAAAACATCACAGCACTTAGGAGGTGCGCTATGGTTAAAAAATTAGGCGGTATGTACCGTAACATCCGCGTTGTCAATGGCAACACCAGTGTCATCGTCAAGGCTATCATTCCGACTCCTCTCGATGCAATGAAGGCAAAAAAGATTTGCGAGCTGAATGGATGGGAGATGACTCCCGATGATTTTGGCAATCTGACTGTTACCACAACGATGACCTTCAACGCAAACCGCATGACTGACAGAACCTTGATGGACTCATACATTGGGTTTGCCGAAAAGGTTGCGTCCGCTCTGGTTGGCTACAAGAACCGTTATCTGATGGCTGGCGTCTTGTCTTACGATGCCGCTGTTTAAGGAGAGGAAAGTCTCTATGGATATCAAATCACCGAATGAACGAGCTCAGCACATCGCAGGGATGGCTTACCGTCACATTTACATACCTTCTGAAGAAGGCAAACGTGTCGAAGTGCTGCTTGACAAAATGTTTCTGCCGCAGAATGCGTATTGCTATGCCATGTTTCCGAAATGGTTCGTGGATTCTAAGGTAAAGACAAATGAAGCAGACCGCGTACGATATATCATGGGTCAGCTTTGCGCGTACCTGCATCATTTTTACGACAAGCCAAGCGTTGAAGATTTTGAGAAAGGCTTTGACTACAGTAATATAGTCAAGTTTCAGCGCCATTGCGAGAACGCACTAAATTCTGTGCTTGACCCCAAAGATGATGGCTCTATTTATCAAGATGGTGTTCACGGCACACACGAAGAGTTCCTGCTCATCTGCGAGTTCTACAGCAAGAACTACATCGACATAGATGTACGCTGCGCCAATGTAACGGCATCTTCTCCAGCTGGAATCATCAAGGATTGTTATATCCATGCCGTCCAGAAGCGCTTTGGTGTGTCTCCGATTGCTGCCAAACGTCTGTGGAGCAATAACCAACGCAATAAGACCTACCTGCTCAACACCATTCACGGTCTTGCTTAATTTATGTTACATAGCACATTCGTGCTTTGTATAATAGTTCGTCCCATTTCACACCTATTTTATCAAGCTCTAAGGAGGAGCTACATTATGCGTAAAGACCATCTTATCACAAACCTCATCGGCATATCCTTCTTCTCTTTCATCGCAGCACTCGTTCTCGCTATCGTGTTTGCTGCGATTCGCGGAATCATCGGCGTGGTCGTTCCTGAAACCGCTACTGTTATGGTGGTTTTCAACGGTCTCATCTCGTTCTGCGGAGGTGCCATGTCGTTCTTCGTCATCGCCATGTTCGCATCCATTCTTTACGGAAAGATTTGCGTGGACAACTCTACAATGGGTGATTTCGTGCGACTGCCGAAGTCGTCAACCGTTTCCTCAACACTAACACGCATTGCGTTGGCAGGAATCATCCTCTGTGCTGCCGGATTTCTTCTCAACATCGTTGGGACGTCTTCTGTGGTCGTGTTCTTGAAACTGACTAACGGTCTGGTTACACACGAGGCGTTTTTGCAGAAGCTCGGCCATTTCACCACGATTTTGTCGCACTTCTGCAAGGTCAGCTTTGCGGTCTCTGTACTGCTTGGTTTTGCTGCACGCAAAATTGAATACTAATTACTAATTGCCGCCGCTCGACTTTACAAGCCGGGCGGCTTTTTCTGTTGACACTACTTGCGAATTGCATAGAATGGGGATTGTACGATAGATAGCATATTCACACATCGTTATGTGTCGTACGAATTAACAATTTTGAACCCCACGGCGAGCCGTTCACTATCACAGTGAGCGGCTTTTTCTGTAAAAATCAAACTTCTATAAAAATGAAAGGAGATACGACATGCGTATCATCAAGCGTTCCGGTGAGGAACAAGAATTCAACCCGCAAAAAATCAGTGTTGCCATTGGAAAAGCCAACGACAGCGTACCTAAAGCAAAACAGTTTCCGAAGAATTACATACCTGCCTATACTGCACAGACTGTGGCTGCATGTGAAAACCTCGGTCACACGCCCACCGTGCAGGAAGTACAGGACATTGTGGAAGATGTCTTGATGGACAGCGGTCACCACGAGGTCGCACGCTCCTACATCAAGTATCGCTACACTCACGATGCAATGCGCCAGCACAATACCACAGATGACAAGATTCTTGCCCTCATCGAATACAGAAACGAAGAGGTCAAGCAGGAAAACTCGAACAAGAATCCACAGGTGGTGTCGGTGCAGCGCGACTATATGGCCGGTGAAGTCAGTAAAGATTTGACCATGCGTATGCTGCTGCCGAAGGACATCGTAGAAGCTCACAACGCGGGCATCATCCATTTCCACGATGCTGATTACTATGCCCAACATATGCACAACTGCGACCTGCTCAACCTCGATGACATGCTGCAAAACGGTACAGTGATTTCCGGCACTCTGATTGAGCGCCCGCATCGGTTCTCTACCGCTTGCAACATTGCCACGCAGATTATCGCACAGGTGGCCTCCTGCCAGTACGGTGGTCAGAGCATCAGCTTGACCCATCTTGCCAAATTTGTTGATGTCAGCCGTAAAGCCATCTGCAAAGAGGTCGACAAGGAAAACGCTGAGCTGCATCTGAACCTTACGGAGTATCAGCGCAACCAAATCGTTGACGGTCGTCTTCGCAAAGAAGTTCGCGCCGGTATCCAGACGATTCAGTATCAGGTCATTACTCTGATGACCACCAACGGACAGGCTCCGTTCATCACGGTGTTCATGTACCTGAACGAAGCAGGGAAGGACGAGGTTCTGAAGCACGACCTCGCTTTGTGCATCGAAGAAATGCTTCGTCAGCGCTACGAAGGCGTAAAGAACGAGGTCGGCGTGTATATCACTCCGGCGTTCCCGAAGCTCATCTACGTTCTGGAAGACGATAACATTCAAGAAGGTCAGCCGTTCTTCTACCTCACGAAGATGGCAGCAAAATGTACCGCTCGCCGTATGGTTCCTGACTATATCAGCGAGAAAAAGATGAAAGAGTACAAGCTGTCTAAGGGCGAAGAAAAAGGTGATGGTGACGTGTACACCTGCATGGGATGCCGCAGCTTCCTGACTCCGGACCGTTCCGGCAATGGCTGGGACAATATCGCCAATGCCAAAAACTATGATGGCAAGCCGAAGTATTACGGACGCTTCAATCAAGGTGTTGTTACTATCAACCTCGTTGATGTGGCGTTGTCTGCCAACAAGGATGAAGAAGCATTCTGGCGCATCTTCGATGAGCGCTTGGAGCTTTGCCACCGTGCGCTGCAGTGCCGTCACAAGCGTCTGAAGGGGACTCTATCCGATGTCGCGCCTATCCTGTGGCAGTATGGTGCTTTGGCTCGTCTGAAGAAAGGCGAGACCATTGACAAACTGCTCTACAACGGCTATTCTACTATTAGCCTTGGTTACGCAGGTCTGTACGAGTGCTGCATGGCAATGTACGGCAAGAGCCACACTGACCCTGCCGTGAAGCCTTTTGCCTTGAAGGTTATGCAGCATATGAACGACAAGTGCAATGAGTGGAAGGCAGCCGAAAACATCGACTACTCTCTCTATGGCACGCCGCTGGAGTCCACGACCTACAAGTTCGCCAAGTGCTTGCAGAAGCGCTTCGGTATCATCAAGGATGTTACCGACCACGAGTACATCACCAACTCCTACCACGTCAATGTGCGGGAGAAGATTGATGCGTTCAGCAAACTGGCGTTCGAGAGCGAATTCCAGAAACTGTCTCCGGGCGGTGCAATCAGCTATATCGAGGTTCCCAATATGCAGGATAACCTCGAAGCTGTTATCGCCGTCATGCAGTTCATTTACGACCACATCATGTACGCAGAGTTGAACACCAAGAGCGACTACTGCCAGGTATGCGGATACGATGGCGAAATTCAGATTGTGAAGGATAACGGCAAGCTCGTTTGGGAATGCCCGCATTGCCACAACCGTGACCAGCACAAAATGAATGTCGCCCGCCGCACCTGCGGCTACATCGGAACGCAATACTGGAATCAGGGTCGTACGCAGGAAATCGCTGAGCGCGTTACACACCTGTAACAACCATTAGTTGTATTTATACCATCTAAAATCGCCGTTCTCCCATTTGGGAGGGCGGCTTTTTCTTTTTGTTTTATCGGCAAAATAGTTGATTTTGTACATCTATATATCTTGTTTTTTGCCGGTAGCACTGCGCATTTTGTCGCAAAATCGTCATTTGCCATTTATAGTCAAGACTCTATCGGCAACTTCCTTATATGTAGCTGCAAGAAAAACAGCGCCGCATCTTTACAACCGTTTTACAACTTCGATTTGCAAAACATGCTTACTTTGTTGCAAAAATGTGCCCTCCACATGGGGGGTAATATAGGAGCAACATTTAGACTCTTGCTCCAAATTGCGACTTGCATACAATTTTAGAAAAGGAGGCTTTCCATGAAAGTCAATGTAATGTACCGTGCCCAGTGCCTTGCTTCATATTTAGGGTACGGACCGGATTTTGATGCTGAAAACATCACAGAGCCAACACTCATCATCTCGATTTCCAGCACAGACGACCAGATTCCTCTCATCTTGAAAAGCGGAGAAAATAAGATGGTCGCTCATGTAGAATTTCTCATGTTCGATGATATTGACACCTCCGAATCTGTCGGTGGTTTAAAACCTATGTCAGAGAACGATGCCAGACGTATTGTTGATACTTTCCTGCATTATAGTGATACAGTTTCCCAGATTATCGTTCATTGTGATGCAGGATATTCCAGAAGTCCAGCAGTTGCTGCGGCTTTGACCAAAGCATTAGGGGAGAGTGACGACCAATATTTTGGACATGGCTATTGCCCCAATATGCATGTTTACAACAATGTGCTCAAAGAACTGGCGAGTCGTGGACTACTAAATTAGTTGCTGAAATGTGCGAATTGCGTAAGATGAAAAATATAAGTTGTGTTAGGCAACTGAAAATCAAAAGTCACAAAAAAGGAGTATGCCCTATGAAAATTGTTCGCCGTTTTCTCCCTGTGCTGTTTATTACATCAGCCGCAGCTTTCATGCTGACAGGATGTGCAAAAACAGTCGATTTGCTGCAATACGCAAATGTGTCCATCACCGGCGAAAGCGGAGACGCGGAAGCCGACATTATGATTGACTACAATGGTCTTGGCAGAGAATTGTTTGGTAAAGACAAAAACCAGACAGCTTTTGACGAAGCCGCTGTAGAATACAGCCTTGGTAATGACCTTGTCTATACGGTCGACCCGGAAGACGGCATCTTCAATGGCGATACCGTAACATTGACTGTCACAGCAAGTGATTCTTTTTTGAAGAAGCACGACATTAAATTGGCTTCTACCAGCAAAGAAATCAAAGTCTCCGGTTTGGAAGAATCCGGAACACCCGCGAAAGCAGACGACAACGCTTCCGAATCAAATACTGCAACCCCCGCTGCAAATGCGGAGCCTGTTGACCCGTTCGACGAATCCATTTTCCGTGTTGTGACATCTGACCAAGTTTTTAACGAAAAAGAATACGAAGGCAAAGTTACAGTTGTTATTAGTGGGCAGGCACCTTGCATGTACATCAAAGTGAAAAATCAACTCGATTCAAGCGACCCTCGCGCAAAGCTCGAATACACAGTAACAAATAAAAGTGACTCGGAAAAAGTTCAACAAACTCCACGCTTTTTCAAAAATGACACTGCTACCATTTCTGTTGCACCTCATAGCGGCAGTGATTTCTATGAGCATTATTCTTTGACCAGCGACAGCATGGATGTGGACTTGTCCTCTTATCCTATTATTTCAAAACCGAATACCCCGGAAGATGTTGGTGATGCTGCGTGGAAGTATATTCAGAGCGGCGTAAACGATTCAATCGAAAGCAATTTCGAATTTGGCGGCGACAACTATGCAACGGTTCCTATCTACGATGAAAACACAAATGTTATTGCCACCTACGAATCCAAAAGCAATCCTCGCTTCCTTGGGAAGGGATACATGATTGCATATAAAGACGATGATTATTCAAGCAAATTTACTGATGGTGGTAGTTGCAACGCCATGTATATTCCAATCGAGTTCGATTACGTGGACAAAGAGGGAAATACCGGCACAGCCGTAAGTGCCGTCAATGTAACCGCTGTACCATTCGAAGCAAACGATATGGTATACAAAGACTGGGCTTTCTTCCCGTTCGATTACAAAGAGAACACTTATAACAGTCTTGACTCTTATGTAAGCCAAGTGATTGAAAAAGTGGCTGAGAAAAACAACTTCACCGTTCAAGAATTTGACTTGCCGTGGTAATCGTACCCGCTTTATTCTGAAGTTTCAATCGCATCGGGTATACCATCCACGGCCTGCCCGATTTTTGTTTTGGAGGTTTTCTTATGCATTACACACAGAAACGATGTAAAGCTCTCTACTTCTTTGCCGCGCTGCTTGCCGCTGCTGTTCTGGTGCTTGAAATCGAATACAGCGGTATTGGGGACAGTGACTTTTACTGGCATATCGTGCTGGGTAAAGAAATCTGTGCCACGCACACAATTCCTGTAAATGACACTTTTTCTTGGCTTTCTCAAGAGCTGGACTTAACAGAAACTGCCCATTCATGGCTCGGCAGCGTTATCGTCTACCTGTTTTCTTGTATCTTCCCAAATCCCATCTACGGCTTGCTTCTGTTTTCTTTTATTTCTGCTTTTGTCTACGCTCTTTTCATGGAATTTGCATGGGGCAAAGAACTGAAAGACCCCTTCGAGAACTGTCTGTTTGTCGTTCTCCTTACAGCGTTTCTTCCTATCTGCGGAAGACCTATGAACTTCGGTTTAATTCTCTTCGCGGCGTCCTTTTTCTTACTCAATGATGCCTACCGAAATCCCGACAACAAACGTTGCTGGCTTTTGCCTGTCATCAGTTTGCTTTGGGCAAACCTTCACGGTGGTTCATTGCCCATCTTGTTTGCTTTCAACGCGCTTTTCGTTCTGATGAGTTATCTACCTAATGTCAACGCTTTGGGTCTCGTTAATGAGCGTGAGCAACAGACAAAGAAAGCTCGCAAGTATATTTCCTTACTGATAGCAAATGTTCTGGCGGGGCTAATCAACCCATACGGTTACAAGCTCTACTACTACTTCTTTGTAACCAACAACGAAGCCACAAAAAAGTATGTTACCGAATGGCAGCCTGCTTATCTCGGCAACCCCGTCGTTTTCTTCTGTATCGCACTCCTGTTTGTTATCGCCGCAGCACATGTCAAGATTCGCGTTGTGGAGTTTTTACCTATCGTGGCGTGTCTGCTTCTGACTTGCCGTTATATACGAATTGCAAGCTATCTGCTTATCGTAATGACCCCACTTATCTTCCGTTTTGTCGGTGTGATGGTGCGAGAACAAGAAAACAAGATGTGGAAGAATGGCGGGCGCTTGACGATGGGATTTACAGGAAGTGCCAAATATTGGACCATTGCAGCGACTGCAGTTTGTGTTGCTGTCGCCTGTATATATGCGCCTTTCTTTGCGAAGAAGCCGGAGAAGACACTTGATAAAATGGATTCGACCTTCGTTGAGGAACTCAAAGCGCTGGACGCAAAGCGCCTCTACACCTCCTACAACGATGGTGGATTCGTCATCTATCACGGTATGCAGTCTTTTGTGGATAGCCGTGCAGACCTTTTCCCGGCAGACGCCATTGATGCCTCCGTACAAATGGGGTTAGCAGCCAATACATCAGAGCGGGCTTTGCAAGATAACATTGAAAAATACAACTTTGACGCTATTCTTCTTAATCGCAGTGAAAGCAAAACTTGTATTGAAATGATGGATTTGCTTCCTGATTGGCAGCGAGCCATTGAAAATGATTCCTATATAGTTTATACCCCCGTTTCTAAGTGATTTCTTCAGCCTCCGGCATTTGCCGGGGGCTGTATTTTTTGTTGGGCAATTCGCCGAAAATAAAAAAGCTGCTTTCCGTATTTCGCCATAATTTTCCCTATTTTGTCCACTGTAAAACTGTATTTTTTACAATATGCTCCGATTTCTTCCCATCCTATGTTCTTTTGTCAGATTGCACAAAAGGCACTTTTTTGATTCGTTGCGGGAATGTGCGAACTGCATACCATAAAAAATACCGAAGCGCACAGATTGCGCAGAATAGCAATTTTCTCCACAAGATGTAGAGGTTATAACAATGCAGGCTGTCTCTTGCACCACAATTGAACAGGATGATAGTTGGACCACATACCTGACTGATAACGACAGGGTCTTCTTCGACACCATCAAAGATTGCGGTGCAGAGGGAGTTTTTCATTTCTGCACCAAATTTGATGGATTTGATATGCGAACAGTTAGACAGTTCAGCCCTGACAAAATCAATACCGAACTGTTCCGCCTCATGAACATGACAACAGGGTCCGGAAACTATACTTACAGACGCAAAGACACCAACTTGTATATGTCTTGCTCTACTCTATATCCAACCTCAAACTTACGCGGAAAAGACATTCGTTCTCAGAATCGTTGCTCCCAAATCACCGCATTGGTCTTTGACATTGATAATCACGCGCCAGATGCCGACCCGGGCCTGCCACAACGCATTTGTGACAATCTGGAAGAAGCTATGCTCTTTGACCTGCTTCCTCGTGGATTCATTGTCAACACTGGGCGCGGCGCAGCCATCTGGATGTTCCTCAAGCCATGTAATCCAAACAATACAAAGGTCAAGGATGTTTACGACCGTCTGCATCAGAAGATTCGAGAAATGCTCAAGCTCGAAATCTGCGGCTGGGGCGAAGAATTTGCCGATGTAACCCTTGATGAAAGCGTACAGGGCTCTGTCCATCTGATGCGCGTCCCCTCCACTTATAACAGCAAAGCGGGATGTTGCTGCCATGTAACTTATGTACCAGATACTGACTGGCTTTATAATAATCTCTTTGCGCTGGCAGAAAAACTCTCTGTACCCTTGTCAGTACCAAAAAAGCCTGCTTATCGTTGGAATATTACAGAGGCAGAACAACTTGAATGGGCTCGGCAGCGTTATCGTATGCGTCTCGTAGAATGGGCAATCACACGCTCCGAGCAACGCGGCGGAAGTTCTCAATTCACCAACAAATGTGCATATCGCTTTGATGCGTACTTACGATTCTGCCAAAGAAACATGACTAGAATCGGCAATCGGCATATTGTGATGCTTGCAGTTCTTTCTACTGCTTGCGATAATAATCAAGCTGTGTCTATTGAACAGGCACGGCTTGTTAATGCTACCTTCGAGAAACCTCTTCCAGAAAAAGAGTTAAAGCGTATTTGTCGGTTTCTCGTACACCCGTTCAAAGACCCGACGATTGCCAGAGCTTTTGGCATCTCTGTTGAAGAGCTCAAGAAGTCTCGCTATATCAACAAACGTCATCACAAGGGTGAGTATTACGATACTCGTTCTTTTGGTGGTGTGTCTTGCCCTCTCGCAAGTGGCAAAGCTGACCGCCTTATGCTTGGTCTTCTTATCAAAGCAGGGGAGATTCCAGATTTCCGTATCAGTGGTCATAAAGCAAAATATGAGGCACAGCAAAAGAGTCTCGAAAAGAAGAGAAAGTACGACCAAATTATCCCGCTTTTTGAGGAAGGTCTCACCATCAAGCAAATTGCCGACAAGTACGGCGTTACTGTTAACACCATCAAAGCTCAAGCTTCTGCGCGTGGCTTTGATATCGTAGAAGAAGAAGCCAAGCGCCACAATCAAAAAGTTCTTGAAATGCAAGAACTGCGCAATCAAGGCTATTCCGTGGCACACATTGCGGAGCTCTTTGGCTGTACCGTGTCGACTGTCTACCGTTGTCTCGCCAAGAAGGTAGAGGCGACCATAGAGCAACTTCAAGAGGTCGGTAAGAAAGTTGAAGAAAAGGTAGAGCAAAAAGTTGAGGAACTTGCTCAAACCGCTGTCAAAACCTATGAAACGGTACGCGAAACCTGCACATCGATTCGTGAACAGGCGGAGAAGAAGATAGATTGCGTAGCTGCCAGCATCAAAGCGCAGAAATGGCTAAACCCGACAAAAGAAGAAAGCGTAGCTGCCCCGGAGAGGGTGTATTATTCGCTGAAAGATTTTCTCTTAGATGACGACCCGCCGGATGGATATAACGACATTTTCGGATGCTACGGAATGACAGCCCGTGAACTTTAAAATGACCGGTTCACGGGGAAAATCGCGTTTCGCATGTTTGTCAATTTTAGCCACAATAAAAACATGGCTATGTGCGCTCCTCTCACCAGCACTAACACTATTTACTTAGAGTAAGCCGTACATACATTAGTATTACTGCAAGCAGGAAAGGCAAAGAAGCACTATCACTTCTAGGCATAGTGAGTAGTAGAGCAAGCCACAAAGCGGATATACTCTTATACCCAAAAGGAGCCAATTTTACCTACATCCCTTGGGCACCCACTAGCACCTCAGATGGAAAAAGAGCCACAGCAACGGCACCACTTTAGTTGCAACGCAATGCAACATATAGCAACAATTTAACACATTTCGACTTCATAGTAAAATGTGTACAAACTGTTACCTTTTGCGGAAGTAAGTTGTATAAAATGCAATTTTATGGTATAATAGACTTGTCAGATGAGGAGAAAGTCAGATGTCCAAATATCAATATATTTGCCTGTGTACGGCAAAAAGTGGTGACTGTGACCACAAGGTAGTACGCAGAATCAAGCTTCGTGGCATCTTCTTCATCCGATGCAAAAGGAACTGCTGTTTGCTTCGTTATGGAACTTGCAAGTGGCAGAAAGTATGCCAAATGGAGTTGCACATCAAACATGACTACTGAGACTATTATTGTTTTTTTGCAAAAGTATAACGGTGTGATGCTGCTTGTTACGGCAGTTGCCATCATCGCAATGGAGTGGGCAGGACGCAAGGGAAGCCTGCTGCTCATCTACTATGCATTCGGTAGGAAGGCCGCTATCAACTACGATACGCGGTGGACGGCTGTCGGGGTGATTTTTCATGAGCTGTCCCATCTCCTGTTTGCATTTTTTACGGGAGCTAAAATCGAAGGTTTCAGACTCTACCGATTCAAACGGTCAGAGGATGACGATGTTCTCGGCTATGTAAATTACGCGCCACGTGGCTTTTTTCTCATGAGAACCGTCCAAAACACCCTTACAGGTATTGCTCCGGCACTTTTGGGCAGTACGAATGTCTGTTTGCTCGGCTGGGCTCTTACACGAGAATGGCAGAGCAAAGGTATGATGGCTTTCAACGAGCCGACCATCTATGTGTTGGCATTCTTTATGAGCCAGATAGCATATCACGCCTGTCCGAGCAGCACTGATATCAAGGGGTCTTGGATTTCGATTGCAGTTTTTGCTTTGCTGGTAGCCGGTTCCAGTTTTCGCTATTTTTCATTTGAACTCGGTATGTGGGTCATCAAAACAGTCGGGATGTCCATGCTGGTTGCCGCTGCACCGGCGGCTATCGTGAGCATCGTTGTAATTGCCTTGAAAACTCTGAGAAACCTGCAGCGGTATGCTGCTACACTGGGGAGGTACTAATATTTGAATTCACAAGACCTTTATCTCCGCGTCGCCACAGTTCGCAACGGTCGTACTATGTGCCATGATTATGTCCTGAATGGCGAAGTAAACAAGACCGATGAAGATGCAGAACGCTCTAAGCAGAAAATCATCAACGACCTCAAACAGTCTTTGCCGCCGAACGAGAAAATCATCGGTGCTGAGTTTGTTCCTCCGCAAACTTTCACCCCGCTGATTCGGGATAACGACAAGGTTATGCCTTGGCGTACTGTGGACCTCATTGCTCTTTCCTTGTCTTACGGCTTTGAAGACGAAACCGGTCAGGTAGCGCATCCTAAGTTTATGCCCACTGCCGTGATTCGCATTTTAGTCGACGAGAATCCCGCAACAATGGGAACCAATAAGCGGGAACTCATCCGCGTTATGGCTGCCAATTATCTCCTTGCTACGACCAAGAAGGTAGTTTATACTCTTAACTTCATCGACCCTGATACCTACTGGTCAATCCTCGGCACTATTGGGCGCACTGCAAAAAGCAGTATGGTTTCCAGCGATATGTCGATTGAAGTCGTTACCTACAACGAACTCAAGCGCGTTTCGGACGAATATCGCAAGCGGGTCGAGGAAGAAGCTAAAAAGCGAGAGGAAGCTGCCAAGGCAGCTTCTCCAGAACAGAATTGTCCGCCTGCCATGCAATGAAATTTCCATGAACAGTACAAAATCTTCGTTGCAGAAATGTGCGAACTGAGTACACTGAAAGTATACGCTAATCAACCAACACAAAAAGGAGAAACGCTATGTCTATCATGAAGAATATCTTTGCCGCTGCCGGTGCTGCTGTTGTCGGTGCCTTTGTCCTCGGTATGGTCTCTGACCGGATTCTGAGCGAGACTTTGTCTGATGACGATGCCCAAGATGAAAATGAGTGCCCTCGCAAGCGTTGTGACCGTTGCTGTGATTGCGACGATGACTATGACGAGGACGATTACGACGAAGAGGATGAGGATGCCGACGAGGAAGACTTCGAGGGTGAAGACGACCTGCCTGAGCCCGACATCATTATCATCTGTCGCGGGTTCGTCCATGATGATGACGAAGACAAGGATGACACCGACGAGAAAGCTGATGACTCTGCCAGCGACGCTGAAAAGTCCGCTGCCGAGGACAAGGAGCCTGCGAAAACCGAGGCGACTGAAGATACGCCCACCGACAAAGAAGAAACCAAAGCGCCCTCCGACACCAAGAAGGAGCAAGACGCTGAATAAAGGAGGAAATAGCTGTGAACGTTGACAACAATATCAGCGTTATCGCCGGACGCCCCGGCGCGGGAAAGACGCTCTGGGCGGCACGGGAAGCGGTCGATTGTCTGAGAGACCCGAATAATGTGGTCTTTTACATCGGCTTTGACCAAGAGTTTGACCGTATATGTCGTATGGTCCGCTCCAAGTACGGTGCCAATCCCCACGGACGCCTGCTCTTCGCGTTACAGGACGGAGCAGGCGAAGCGATTGGTAAAGCAATCGACATTGCAAACCTTGGTACGCCTTCTATGATGAAAGAAAACGCCGAGAGCGAAGAGTATCAGAACAATCGCCCAATGGTTTTCCTTTTCTACGACCAGTGCCGTCACGACATCTTCAACGGACGCAGAGAACTGCTGAGAGCGGCTGCTAAAGCCGGTGTTCATGTTTATGTCCTCTGCCAGAAGTTCAGTCAGATAGACCGCAATGATGTGACTTGGCTGAATACCTATTGCAACCCCTATGTTGTCTCTAAGATGCGTGACCCGCGCCCCGCAACCGATGAGGAAATCAGCGAAAAATTCCGATAACATTCTAGCCCGGCATACCCGTGCCGGGCTTCTTTATACAAGTTTTTACAAAAATCAAACGATATATCGAAATATCTAAAGGAGTGACAACAAATGTGTATGAATCCAGCCGAAGCCAAAAAGCTTCATAAAACGGACGACGATAAAATGTATATTTGTAGTCGTGAAATTGTTTCAAAGGTTGGCTATCTTTTGGGCGTGACAACCTCTGTTTTTGAAGACGATAGGTTGGACAAAACTTATTTCGATGAATTGAATCAGTATAGGGAAGCACGTATCATCCGCAATCTCTGTATCCTGTATACAATGTTGAACCGCCATTTTGCTAAAATTCAAGGAGAACTGAAGAACAATCTCAAAAACCTCGACACGATTGAAAATACTTCTGCTGCCGTCAAAGCACTGCAAGAAGATGAACTCGACATTGTAAATGCAAACTATTCCATCAATAAGTATCGCCCGATGGTTGCCAGAGAAATCCGTAGTCGCATCGGAACATGCTCAAAGTTTTTTCCGGAATGGGTCGTGTGGCAATACATCGAGAAGCTGTTTCAGTTTCCAACGGTAGAGCAAGATAAGATGCAGCGTAAGCTGTGCAAGCAATATACGGATAATATGACGCGGTATCCTTATGGCATGTACCTCAAATGGAATTTCGGCATCTATGACTATAACAACTCTATTCTTTTGGATGATGAAACCTTCCTGAGCCGCCTGTACAAGCAGAATAATTGTCAATTTACGGAATCAGACCAGTCAAAGGTCCGCAAAGAAAATCTGCACACGCAGCAGAACATTGAACGCTTCCTTGCACAGAGCAATAAAACTGTAGCGCTTGTCGACTGTGAAAACTGCGACCCCATGAAATTTTACGCGCTGCTTGAGAGCCTGTCTTCGGAAGCAAAGACGAAAATTCAGAAAATCATCCTGTTCGATGATGTCAATGCATCTTCTGTCTGGCGGCTCATTGACCGCTATACGAGTGCAGCCATCGACCATTGCATGACGGAACGGCTACTCGGCGGTAAGAGCGTCGTTGACCTGAACCTTGTTGTGAGCTGCTGCCAAGAGCATTATGTCAAGAACGCTGACAGTTTTCTTTTGTTTTCAAGTGACTCCGATTACTGGTCTTTGATTAGTAAACTTGATACTGCCCGCTTCTATGTAATGTTTGAACATGAGAAGACGAGTGATACTGTTCTGGAACATCTGACAGAAAACGGCGTTCCATACTGCTTCATTGACCGCTTCTATCATTTTGAATCGAGCCTGCATCTGCGTGAGGATGTTGTCCGCCTTGAATGTGAGGACTATGTCAAGCAGCATTGCGAAGAATTCAAGCTGAACCTCAATGAAATGTTGACGAAAGCACTTAGTGCAACTCGTATCACGATGTCCGACGATGAACGGGAGTCCTTCAAGAAGTACCTGTTCAACAGCTTGTGCTTCGATAAAGATGATAATGACAATGTGACCGTCACGCTGCCCCCCTATACCTGTAAAACCACAAACGAAACGGAGAACAAGGATGCTCTCGCTGGTTGAACTCCTTCTGAATTATAATGAAATGACTTATTTTCATCCGGCTATGACCGGCAGCTTGCTCGGTTATATGGTTGGTGATGCAGCAGGGTTGCCGTTTGACGGCAGAACCCGCGAAGAAATGTGTAAGTCTCCAATGAAAAAAGGTGAGCTTATCGGTTATAAATGCCATAATGCCCCGCCGGGAACATGGTCAGGCACCTCTGGGCTGATGCTGGCTACTATGGAAAGCGTTATGGACCAGCAAAACGGTCTCGACGCTGACGATTTGATGACGAAATATATTGAATGGTACGATGACGACAAGTATACTGCGTTCGGAAAAAAATTCATTTGTGACCCTGCCGTAGAAAACGCGATTCACGCCTACAAAAAGGGAACAGCTGCTCCTCTTTGCGGCATGAACCATGATGCGCCGGATAGCTGCGGTGCGCTGATTCGGACACTGCCGCTTGCATTTTTAAATGGAAGCGAAGACAAAACTTATACACAAATCATTTCTGTCGCCGGGATTACGAATCCGCCTGATGCAAATGTCCTCTGCTGTTGCATCTATGCTGCTATCATTCGCCAAATCTTGATGGGAGAGATGAGCAAGAAGTGGGCAATCGAGGAAGGTATTAAATCTGTAGGCAACAGATATTCGCTGATTTCTCTTGAAAGCGCAATAAATTCTTTGCAAAATCCACCGCACAGCAGTGAAGTAAAGGAAACTGACGGCTCGGTCATCAACACGCTGCAAGCCGCATTATCTTCGTTCCTGTACACCCATAACTATGAAGAGTGCATCCTTCACGCAGTAAACCTCGGCGGCAACACATCGGAGGTTGCCGCGCTTGCCGGTGGTTTAGCCGGAGCTCGATACAGGGTACAGGGAATTCCCAAAAACTGGCTCAATGCCCTCGTCGACAAGGATAGGGTCGATAAGTTGGTCATCAAATATACGGACTATTTTTACGAAAATTAAGACCTCGCTGCTCACCGAATTCGGTGGGCAGCTTTTTGTTGTGAAATCGTGCGAATTGCGGATAATGAAAAACAGGAAAGGGTGAGGGCAGCTTGACAATAAGGAGGAAACCTTTTTCATGGCAAAAGCACTGGTAATTGCTGAGAAGCCTTCATTAGGAAGAAGTATTGTTTCCGCTATTTCTTGGTGGAAAAATGAAAAATTTACGAGACAAGGAAAAGACCGCAATACATGGCTGGAAAGCGATAATTATATTGTGGCATCGTCTGTCGGTCATCTTTACGAACTTATTGACCTTGATGCGTATTTTCCAGACTATGACCCGGAGAAGAAACATCCTTGGACGATGGACCGGCTGCCGTTCTTTCCGGACGACTGGAATTTCCGCTTTGAGGGAAAAGACAATGTCAAAGGTCTGATTCGAACGCTTGATTCTCTTATGAATCGGAAAGATGTGGATGTGATTTACAATGCCGGTGACCCTGACCGAGAAGGACAGCGGCTTGTCGATGAAATCATCGAACACGGTCTCAAATCCCAAAAAACCATTTATCGGCTTTGGCTGCCGGACACGACTAATAAAACCATCAAGCAGGCATTTGAAACGGCAAAGCCGAACGAAAACTACACGGCGTTCTCTTCCTCTGCCGAGACCCGCAGCGAGATGGACTGGCTCTTGGGTATTGAACTTACAAGGTATGCTTCTATCAAGGCACAAGGCTTTATTCGTATCGGGCGCTGCGTGTGCCCCATCGTCCAGCATGTCATTGAGCGCGAAAAGGCTATCAAAGAGTTTGTACCGAAGCCGTACTCTGCTGTAACAAGTAAAGAAAAAACGAACGGTGAGGTCATAGAACTGACCAGTAAACGCACTTTCGAAGAAGGACACGAGGCAGAAGCACAGGCACTGGCAGATGCGTTCAATCAAGCTGGTGCTACTGTTACGAGCGTAAAGACCGAACGCAAGACGGTAAATCCCGGCAAACTCTTCTCTATGAGCGACTTGCAGAGCTTTGCCTGCAAAGCGGATAAGACTCTGTCTCCGGCAGATGTCCTTGCTGCTACACAGACACTCTACGAGGGCGGCTATGTTACTTATCCCAGAACGAACAGCAGCTACCTTGCCACAAATGAAGTAGTAAAGGTGGATGCCGCCATAAAGGGGCTCTCTCAGAACGGTATTACGGGACTTATCAATAAACCCGGCAACAAGAACATTTACGACGACAGCAAAATCGAGGCTCACTCGGCTATTACTCCGACCGGCAAATGGCCCGAAAATTTGAGTGGCGCTCAGAAAACGGTCTTTGAATGTATCCTCAACCGGTTCTGTGCGGCATTCTGCGAAGAAGATTGCACAGTAGACCGCACTACCATTGTCATTCATTGTTATGATGAGGATTTTACTCTCAAAGGTGATGTTCAAGTGACTCCCGGCTGGCGTAAATTTGAAAAACCGTCCAGTGGGGACAAAATGTTACCAAAACTCAACAAAGGGGACGCCGTTAATGTAAGCTTCCAGTTGGTAGGTAAAATGACTACGCCTCCAAAACGATATACGGTTGAAGCCCTCAACAACTGGATGGTTGCGCCGATGCGCGGCACAGAGAAGGAAGACGAAGAGTATTCGGACGAGGAGTGGAAGGAAATCCTTTCTGATGCTACTATCTGCACCGAAGCCACTCGTGCCGACACAGTTGACCGCTGCATCAAGAGCCAGTACATTTCCCTCAAGAAAGGTGTCTACTACGGGGAACCTGCCGGATTTCAATTGGTAGACATCATGGAGAAACTCGGTATCGTTCTGGATGTCCCCGTTACGGTGAATCTTTCTAAGCAGCTCCATTCTATCAAGGATGGGAACCTGACTCGCACGGAAGTCTTGGATTTTACAAAGAAAACGCTCGAAGAAATCATGTCAAAGGATGTACAGATTGCCGCTGTATCTGGTAACGGGCATGGTAAACTTCCTACACTGTGCAAATGCCCGCGCTGCGGCAACGATATTGTAGAAACGCAAAAGACCTATTCCTGCCTTGGAAAAGATGCGGAAGGCAAGCGCTGCCCTGTAACACTTTGGAAAGATAACAAGTTCTTTGCAGCTATCGGCAAAAAGATGACAAAGACGACTGCTTTGGCTTTGCTGACGAAAGGCAAAGCACCTCTTAAAGACTGTGTAAGCCAAAAAACAGGGAAAAAGTATGACTGCATACTGACCTGCGATTTCACTGGTGAGCATCCTGCTTTCCATATGGAATTTCCCGGTGGAGGTGGAAGCGGCAAAATCATTGGCAAGTGTCCGTTCTGCGGTAGTGATGTAGCAGAAACCGCAAAAGCCTTTACCTGCACGAACAAGGAATGTAACGCAGCACTCTGGAAGGAAGCAAAGCTCTACGGCAATGAAGTGAAAATCAGTGCTGCTGCTGCAAAATCCCTACTTGCAAATAAGGGTGTTAAAGCTACCATCAAAAACAAAGATAAGACGGAAGATGTGCCTGTAAAGGTCGGCATCGAACCGTATGAAGCATCTAATGGGAAAAAATACATTAGTTTGAAAGTTCTCAGCTACGAGAAAAAGTGATTCCTATGCCGTTTGTCATGCTGCAAGCGGCTTTTCTGTTGCCAAAATGTGCGAGTGGCATAGAATAGAAACTGCTAATGTTGTATTAGCAATAAAAGTAACAAAACAGAGGGCATAAACATTGAAACCTTATCTACTAAAGGCAGGATATTGCTTCCTGCTGGTTTGTAGCATCCTCAGCATATTGGGTGTGCGGCAAACAGAAGCAAAAATTGGACAGTTAGATAATCAAGCACGACTCGTTGTAAGTCATGCCAAAGCGGTAGGAGCAACACAAATGCAGCCAGCATTGAGTGTCGAGGCTCTTTATGCTTTAACGAGAGCGGATGCTCAAATCGCAGCCGCTTCTTTCTCAAATGAGAACTACGCGGTTTTTTCCAAGAAGTTTTCAATGGTATGCGATGCGAAAGTAAAGGCCGAGTCGGCTGAGTCCAGTTTAGAAGTTTCCAATGAAACAGTTTCAGAAGAAATGGCAAATCGACCTGGCATGGTCGGACGGCTTGTAATTCCGTCGGTAGGCGTCAATGTAGCGCTGTTCAGCGGGAGCGACCAAGCCATTGTTGACGCGCAAGACAGTGCTGCGTACTTCTCCGCAGGAAATTCGATGGTGATTGGCGACCACTGGAATCAAGGCTTCACAAAAATCAAAAACTGTGCCGTCGGCACAAAAGCCTATATCTATCGCGGTGATTCCATCGAAACACTGACTTGTACGAATGTTTGCCGGGACATCAATAATGATTATGATATTCTTTATGAGGACGGCACGAGCGCCACTACGGGTAGCTGGCTTTTGATGTATACCTGCAATGGTGCAAACTATCACGACATAACAATAACAATTTGGAGTTGAAAACATGCAAAATAAAGAAAAGATGGAACGTCTTGCAGCGCTTTCGCTGCTGGTGCTTGGCATAATGCTGGTTTTCGCAGTATTTGATGCCAATCGCGTCAATCAAAGGCTGTCAGAATTACAGCAAACTGTCGACTATGGGCAACAGTTAGAAAAATTATTGTTTCCAAACGGAGGTTATCCGGCAACTGCTGAAACGGCGGAAACTGCAGAATCTGCTGAAAAGGAAATGTCTGAGCCCGTAATAGACTTTACTGTGACTGGGGATGGCATCGTACCGAGTGAAGAATCCTATATACCTGTCACACTGAATGATATCACCGTCAGCGTCCCCATTGCATCCGCCGGACAAGGTGAATGCAATGTGACATATCGGTCTGGAAGTTCTACTGCTGCTATCGGCGATTACCGAATTGCACTTGTAGAAGGAGAAATGGAAAATTCCATTGCGACCTTCAAAAACAGCGACAAAGAAATCCTGTCGGGTGCCAGAACAATAGAGGATGGAATAACGCTTACTGTTGCTGCAGAAGTTACGGAAGGATGCGAGCCGAAACAAAAAGCTGCAATCGAAAAAATGCTTGCCAACGCAACGATTACTGATACTTTTCCTCAGACAACCGTTCTCGGAGAAATTGTCAAAGAAAATGTCGTAATCGAGACAGATGATGGCTACTTACAAATGCAGCAAAACAAAAATATTGTATTGCTGTCTGCATTTTCCCTTAATGTTAATAAAGATGTTTTTGATAAAGAACTGATTCTTCCGAACGGGTTAATGGTCCGATACGGGGACATTAAGGATGAGGAGACTGGATACATCCCATTTGTTTGCACAATAAACGACCATAATGTTAAAATGTTGGCAACGAGCATAGATGTGCTGCAAAATATGTTTGCGGTTTAGAAAAGTCAATAACCCACTTCTAAAGTTGTGGGCTTGCGTAATGTGGCACGGAGGCCGTGAAAATTGACCGTTTCGCTCCATCCAGTAAGCGTTGCAGCCGCTGCATATCCAGATGTGGTCAGCGAATGTAAGAACATCTGAGAAATATTTTAATAAATGTCACAGAGGCGCACTTGCACGATTGTGCGAACTGAATATACTGAAAGCTGTACGATAGATACCATTACATCAGGGGATTTCTCCTGCTTGCGTGGTTCACAATCTGGCTTGCAATGAGCAGACTCATCTTCAGGTGAGCCTGCTTTTTTGTTTGCTATACAAAAGAAAGGGGTCTACATGACCAGAAAGAAAATGCTTTTGTTCACTCTTGTCATCTCGATGGGCACCGTCTGGCGGCTTCTTGAGCTGTTGGAATACGGAGAGATAGAAGTACGACAGGTTGACACTTACATGTATTTCTACATGCTGGCGACCTGTTTTGTGGCTTTTCTCGTCGGAAAAGAAAGTGCAACTATCAAGGCGGCAAAAGAGCAAAAAATGCTGCAAGGGTCTATGCCTGAACAGCAAAATCAAACCACTAAAAAACAATGAAGGAGTGTATTATGACTACTGTTCACGAGTTTAAAAGAAACAACCTCTATCGCATTGACACAACCGACGGCGAAGCATTTGCTGTGTCAGTTCAAATCGATGATGACGAGCTACTGGAGCTGTGCCGAATTATTGTCGGTATTGAGAGGCAAGGCAAAACCATCCTCTGCGTCAGGGCCATCCACGCCATCAGTCTGGACGAAATCGAGTATCGCAACACGAAAGAGTATGCCCAGGCTCAGCAGGAGCCGACACACACCGTTATTGATGGCAAGTTCAAGGTCTTCTGCTCGTCCGGCGCATTCTTCGTGTCGCCTTGCAAGGTCGATTTGAACTCTTACCGCGTTTACGATGTAGAGGATGGGGGCGAGTGCTCCGGCGATGACGATGTTACGGAATATGGCGTGAGCTATATGAAGAACAACCACGAGGAGTTCTCCCATGTTTACAACCTCAGCGACGAGGAGTCTGATGATTTCTCGCCAGACGGGACTGTACTGAGCACGCTGAAGCACATTCGTGACGGAGGCAAAGTCCTGCACTATGGATTCTGGTGTTGTGATGATGATTCTGTCGTGACATTGGATGATGCGATTCGTTTTGTCGAAAGGCACTTCCTGCTCAACTATCTGCGCTATGCGCCCAGCGATATTCTCTCTGACTTTATGGGTGATGAATTGCCGAACAATATGTTCCAGTTTGAGCTGGAGCAGCATCTTGCCGACAAGATTGACCACATGAAGCCTGATGAGTTCGATGAGAAGTATTTGGAGTGGGAAACCAAAACGGATAACTTCTCCACTTATCATTTCTAATCAAAACCAATAACACACAAAAAAGGAGAGAAAAATCTTATGTTTAATTTCATCGATTTTGCCGCCGTTATCGTCTTCCTCGTCACGATGTTTGATGACAGCACCCAGTTGGTGACCGTACCTCGGTCTTCGTCCGACCCCATTGCAGAGCTCTGCCGCGCACTTGTGGTCCTCAAGCGTGAGCGTTACCACATCCGCGAGGTCTTTAAGCTCAGCAGCGACGGACATGCTGAGAAAGTCTACTGGTATGGTCGCAGTCAGTACATCGAGGCGCTGAACGCTCCTCATTCTATCAACGAGAACGTCAGTTGCTGTACATACTACGCATCCGGCATGCGCCTGAAAACACCCTGTAAGCTTGACTACGACACGCACCGCGTTTTTGACATCGTCGCTCCTTGCAATGATGAAGAAGATGATGTTGTCGTGAAACGTAGTATCCTGCTTCCTTCGGAGAACGATGGCACGGTGCGTGAGGTTCAAATCTTCGACCTTGACGAGCGGAACGAGTGCGGTGAGCTGCCTGACCCCCAGACCATTGAGGGACTGTATCGCGGGTACAAGGACAGGGACATGTACTGGATGTGTGCCGATGAGAAGGTGATTGAGCCCTCTGACGCGGTGCGTTATGTCCGTCAGCGTGCTCTGGCACAGTACCTTACCGATAGCGGTCACGCCGGTCTTCTGATGGAAGACGACTTCGAGCCCTTGGAAGAGCCGCTCAAGCGCACCACGGATTGGCTGGCAGGCAAGGACGAATCTCGCTTTGAGGAGCTGTACGCCGCTTACGCTGATGGGCTTTATACCACACAGACGGAGCAGCTTCAGAACAAGAATAACAACACTCAGGAGATGTGACCTATGGGACATACGATTCAACATTACGATTATCCCGGGAACGCAGATAAGAAAAAAGTGGAGCAGGAGTTAGCGAACTATGTCGCTAAGAGATGCTTCCAAGAGGGAGGCCACCTCAGTAAAATCCGTTGGATTGACTCTGAACCATGTGCCAATGAAGATGAAGCGCACGAGAAAATCGAACGGTTAGACAAGGGCTGGTACGATTGTATCGCGGTGAAATACTACGATACCTGCAATGTTCCCGAAACAGAGAAAATCAAAACCTTGCGAGCCGCCAGCACGCAAGCATACCGCAAATGCAATGAACTTTCGGCAGCATTCCATTTTGCAAATGCGAAATCGGAATATATCGGCTGCAAAAACTGCGGTTCCAAGATTGCACGAAAATACCTGCGAAGAAACTTTTGCCCTGTTTGTGATGCTGACTTGCGTCCTGAAACAACGCTCAATCGCATCGCCGCTCTCAGAACGAAAGCAGAAAAGAGTTCTGATGCTCTGAAAGCAGAGCTTACAAAACAGGCATTAAAAGCAAAGAATGTGCGCTGGTTAATCAAAATCGAATTTCACGAATAAAATTTATGGGGGTATGAGATATGCTTATTAAAAATATCAAGTGGGATACAGACGGAGATATGGAAGCTCTTGCTTCTTTGCCGACTGAGGTTTACACGCCCTCGTTCTTGTGTCAGGAACAGTATGACGATGTCGAAGAATTTCTCGACGATGTCTCTGACTGGCTTTCGGACGAATATGGCTGGTGTCATTTCGGATTTGATGTCGCCGAGAAAGAAGATGAATGATTCACATTCCCAAACCAAAACTTCTAATATGAGGAGAGAATGATATGTACATTGAAAACATCAAAAGAAATCCCGTTACCTGCTGGACCAATTACTTTGGTGATGTTATGTTGCCGGGAGATACGACAGGTCGAGATGCAAATGCTTTGCCCTCTCATATGACACCCGCTTATACGGCGCTGAACCTTGACAGTGGTGTCGGCGAGCAGGTTGCGACTATCGGTGGTCAGTATGGTATCCTTCTGACGGTTTTGTATGACCGCGATTGGATTCTGGACACGGTTGAGACTTTTCACCCCAATGTGTCGGAAAGCGCTGTTGTTGAGCTGTTTGGAGCTGCGTTGCCTTGCATTGCAGATGCTATGAGCGATGACCTTCGTGATTTGCTTAAAGACAATGGAGCAGCAAGAATGCGTGATGATGTTCACATTCTATATGGGCAGAATACGGATGTGGACGGACACGAACTATTCGTTTTCGTACCGTTCAATCCGGATTCCGACATTTGTGCAAAAGCTGTCCGCATTATTGAAAAATATCTCAATGTCAACGCTTTTGGGGAAAATGTGATGCGTTGCATCCGCGCACTTGTCGAAGCGGCTGATATCAACAGTCTCATCAACAACTAACAAATTACAAAAAAGGAAGGATAGATACTATGAAAGCAGAAGTGAAATTCTGTGCTACGAAGAACGGTCCTAAGGCGTTCGTAAACACCTACGACGATAACTGGAAATCATCGAACGAACCATTGCTTGCCTACAGAAAAGATATGCGCAGCATCCGTTCTGCTTCTCCTTACGAGGAGGGCAAAGATTATCGGGTCGTTATGAGCCCTTGGGTGCTTGATGATTTCTTTCAGGCAAACAAGATTGATAGTGTTCAGCTTGTCAGTGGTGCAAACCTTGCGAGTCCGCCTGTCGGCAATGTGCGGTATGCAAATGAAGACCAACTTGTTTGGTATGAGTTTTCTACAGCTACTACCACGCGCCGCTGTTCCGACATCACCCACGCCAAAGCCTTTATTCAGGAATGGGTCAACTATGATTGCCCCGACCTGTATCGTTACACCACGAACCAGAAAGACCTGCTTGTGAGTGTCTGGGGCTTTGCGCTTCCGATTTTCAATTGCGCTCTTATCGAAAACCGCGATTGCGAGCTGTTCGTTGACTCGGATATGACCGTTGAGGAAATCAACGGTATTCTGAAATATGTCAGCCCTGACGGTGCGATTGCCGAGAAGATGCGTTTGGCTCGTGAGGCTCGTGCGCTCGGTGAAGAAGGACTCAAAAATCTGCAGGCAGAAATCAAGAAGGTCTGCGATGATATCAACGCTCTCTTGCAGAAGCCTGAACATTACGAGGCAATTCTCGCAGAACAGAATACGCATGTGAATGAAGCTCAGATGTTCGACTGCGGTTGGCTCAACTGGATTCCGACCCCCGGCACCGAGCTCGCTCGCAAATTCGACCTGCTGCGCAGCAGCGGTAAGGGCACATATCACTTGGAAATTCTGATGCCCATTGCCGAACAGAGCGTTAACGTTCAGAGCTATGGCGCAAACCTTATGCGCAAGCTCGTGAAGGAAAACCTCGGTTACGACATCTCTTATATTCGTCATCTGGATTAAGGTGGTTTAGATGGCGGTAGAATACAAACAACATTTGCGTCCTGCTAGTGTCCCCGGACGTAAAATCATCTGCTGCTTGTGTAGCAATGATGGCGTTTGGGATGGAACATGCCTTGAAAAATTCGCGGCACGATTCCCTGATGCAAAGGAACGCTACTTAGAAAAAGCCAATGAACAGCAGCTACATATCGGACATGTTCTGTATTGCAAAGGAAATGACGAAAACACTTTAGTGGCAGATATGATTTGCCGCACAAAGGAGTTTGATAAGTTCAAGAGCAATGTTCATTATGGCTATCTGTACGGCTGCCTTCTTCAGGTTGTTCTGAAAGCACAACAGGCAAATGCAACCATTATCGTTGCTGAGCTGGGTATTGACCTGCAGGAATGGCAATGGAGAAAGCTCAAGCCGATTCTGGAGCATGCAGTAGATGAAACGGACAAGAATGTTCGGGTTGTTGTAGCAGCTCCGTATGATTTGGTCGAAGTAGAGGATGACAAAGAACACCATGCCTCGAAACGCAAAGCAAAACGCAGCAAAGATGTTCCCGTTGCTGAATCCAAAAAGAACAATAGCAACGAGCAGCTTTCGCTGTTTTAATTAAAATGTGTTGTTCACCTTAACAGCGCTTATCATAAATACAGCGGTCTTGCCTCCAGCAGTGGAGACAGGGCCGCTATTTTGTTGCCTTATTCGTAAGATTCCGAAAGTATAATTGTTCATTGTACACAATTTTTTGTAAAAGACAAATTGATGTATGTATTTTACTTCCTTAAATGTACGAACGGATAATTAACAAAAACGCCACAAATTTTTGTGCTCGCCACCTTGCAAAGCACTATATATTGTGGTATAATACAGTTACCAGCCCAAGATATAGCAAACATCCAATATCTTGAGCCACTGTGTATGGCTATAAAACCACTTCCTTCTTTCTAGCTTGTAAGTAGTGGTTTTGCTCTCCGTCACGGTATTGTAAGCGCATAACAATGCGGCTATATGTTCACTTCCTTCTTTTGAAAAGAAATTATGAAGCCAGCCACCGGCATTGTGACCGGATGGCTGACTTCAAACACTGTAGTGAATATGCTCTCCGCATCCTTAGTGTGTCTTAAACCCGTGTCGAGAATCTTCTCGGCGCGGGATTTTTTTTGTTTTGTCAGGAGGCTTGTATGCTGACTATTAAGGATTTCAACCGCATTACTTTTCTGCATCATCGCGGTATCGTCCCGCCCGCACCCGCAAAAGAAGGGGAAAAGACTGTAGAACCGCGATATGTCTGCTCTGCCAACATGAAGCTGATTGAGTATGGCTATACCATGTCGTACGACCTCTTTATGGCTTTCTGCAATGCGACGCACGCCGCCTTCCTCGAAGCGTGGTCCGCTCTGTACGATTTGGTTATGGAGGACGCCAAGACTATCTCCAAGACTTCTCCTATCTGGCCGAATTTCCCAGACGATGCGATGGAAGCTGACCTTGTTGACCTGTATGTGGTCAATCTGCTCAACTACCTGACCCTCGGTCAGTGGCAGCCGGACTTCGACCCGTCCAAGTTCTGCAAAGCTCTTAACCGTGAGCATCTGCCCGCTGCCAAGCAGATTCCCGCCTGCGATGCGGATGGAATCTACTGCTATGTCACCCAGAGCATCACCGGCAACAGCCCGTTGTCTCCCGATGAGCGGAACACTGTCATCGACCTGTTGACGCACGGCGGGGAAGATTTCCTCAATCATCTTATGGGCATGATGAAGGATAAGCATATCACTTGCAAGGAGAACCTCGCACTGTATGCCTCCTTTATCATCAACCGTCCCGATTGGCGCAGCCAGCAGTGCTTCCTTGACTTCAACAGTTCTACAGATGTACTGCGTCTTGCTGCCGCTATGAGCGGGCAGGATGTGAGCCTTGTAAAGCCTCCGCGTTTCCGCAGCTTCAAGCGCTCTGAGCGGCGTGAACGGCTGTATCTGTTGGAGCATGTGGAGAAGAACGAAGGATTTGCTCTGCGTCCCGAAGAGTTCAAGCGCCTTGGCGAGAAACTGCATCCGGGTGAGTATGCCAAGTATTTCCCTGAGAACAAGGCTATCTTCGATAAAGTTCGCAACGGCGTTCATATCGAAACCTACAACTCCAAGCTGCAGGAACTCCTGAAGAAGCCTGTCAATGTGGATGTGCTGACTGCGCATCTTATGCTGCGTCCCGGTGTGTTTGCCCGCTATCTGGACTTTGCCCTGCGCAACTGCTCTGATGAGCACCAGATGGAAGATGTTCTCTTCCGTTTCATTTCGGTCTGTAAGAACGTTTCACCTCGCGTCCTTGTACAGCTTATCAACCACTTCCGTAACCGCAATAACCCTGTACAGCTTGCTACCGGCAAAGCGAATGGTGCGGGCAGTGCGGCGCTGGATAGGGAAGTTGAGCCTATCTCTGATGTTATGTGCAACCGTGTTGCCCGTGACATCTTTAACCAGCTGTGGCAGGTCCTGCGGGCGGAAGATACCGAGCCGAAGAGCATCTATATCGACCCCGCGTGTCATTGCAACAAGCTGATTTTCCCCGACAACCCGCGTCAGATTTCTTCTGCTATGCGAGCCACGGCTTGCGGTTCCCGCACTCAGCTACCGGACGGCAATGTGCTGCGTGCTTTCCTGTATTGGAAGGGCGATGATGGCACAGACCTCTGGGATGGCATCGACCTTGACCTCTCTGTCGTGTTCTACGGTGAAAAGGAAGCCAACTTCGTTTTCTACGGAGAACCGAAGAATGAACGGCTTGGTGCAATTCATTCCGGAGATAGGCGGCGCAGCGGTCTTCATGGCGCAGTTGAGTATGTGGATTTCGACATCAAGAAGTGCTTGCAGAACGGCATCCGTTATGCAGCGCTGGTCGTTAATTCTTACTCCGGAGAAAAGTTCTCTGAAATGGATGCAGCGTTCTGTGGTGTAATGGTTCGTGATGGCGAGACCGGTGAGCAGTTTGAGCCCGCAACGGTGAAAGACCGTTTTGCTCTGACTACTGATGCCGGTCAGATTATCATGGTCGTCATTGACCTGTTGAACCGTGAGGTCGTTACGGTTGACAAATCTATTGCGCAGGTGCGTGTTGCTTGCCGGAATGTAGTGACGGACTACGCTCCTACCGTGGATATCTGCTCCTATGCGATGCAGTTGAAGAGCCTTTCCATCAAGGAAATGCTCGGTATGCGTTACGCGAAGTTCCTCAAGGACAACGAGTGGGAGCAGGCGAGTGTCATTGTCTCGGATGAGCCTGGTAAGTTCCGCCAGACTAAGGAAGGTGTGCCTGCGCCGCGTGTCGTCAGTCCCTACGACATCCCCGGTATCTACGACATCGTCTTCGGTACAGAATCCAAATAAAAAGAAGCTGTTCTCCTTAATTGGAGGGCAGCTTCTTTGTTTTTAGGGCTTGCTATTTAGAACACCGTCTGCAATGCCTTTGTCAATCATGTCAAGTTGGTATACCGCAAACTGTTTGCAGGCTTTAAGCTGAATGTCTAACTCTTTTTTTGTCGCTTTCTGCCCAGTTACCATCAAGAGATAGTCACAAGCAGGAGAATAATCAGGGGTCAACTACCCCCACCTGAAGGAGGGGGCTTGTAGTCCCGCAGGACTCCAATTTTTTCCCACTCGACGGATTGTTAGGCACGGTTGCTGTCTGTGCGACCGAGTACAATGGGCGTTCACCGCTGTTGCGGGCGGCATAGCTGGGGTGAGAATTGGATTATGCGGGATACAGTCCCAATAACCCTACATTGCGAATATTTATGGCAGCGTTGTGGTCACGGTTATGTGTTGTGCCGCAGGCGCTGCATGTCCAGACGCGGTCAGCAAGCGTAAGGTCGTCTTTTATGAAACCACAAACGCTGCAAGTCTTGCTGGACGGATACCACTTATCGATTTTGGCAAAGGTCTTTCCCTGCGATGTGAGTTTGTACTCTAACATTGCGCGGAACATACCAAAACCATTATCGTTTGTGGATTTGCCAAGCTTCAGAGAACCTGCTAACCCGCGCAGATTGATATCTTCCACGAATACGGCATCATACTGCTTGGCTATCACAGCACTTACCGTATGGCAGAAGTTTTTGCGCTGGTTGGCTATATGTTCGTGCAGAAGCTGAACTTTATGCAGTTGTTCGTTATAGTTTTTAGAGCCCGCTTCCATACGAGACAGCTTGCGCTGCTCTTTTGCAAGTTTCTCTTCACTCTGACGATAGAATTGCGGATAGTTGGCTGCTTTGCCGTTGCTGTCAACATAAAAGTCATGGGAAGAGTAATCCAAGCCAAGAGATTTCTCTTTAGTAGGAACAACAGGCTGGATATCTTTCTCGAACTCATACAGCAGTGAAATGAAATATCTACCGCTGCGGGTACAGCTGACGGTAGCGCCTTTTAGTACCCAGTCGGCATCCGGTTGACGGTGTACTTTAACTTTTACATTGCCTACCTTTGGTAAATGAACAAGATTGCCGACAACATAAACGGTATTCTTGATTTTGCCGTCTTTGCTTTGCGCTTTTTGGTTGTTTGTTGTGTACGACATTCCGCTCCTGTGTTTGCTTTTCAATCTTGGGACACCAACGGCTTTGGGACTCTTCAGATGCCGCTTGTTTGCATCTTTCAAATCAAGCTGCGTGTTTGCAAGAGCAAGGCTATCCACCTCTTTCAGAAACGGAAACTCTTTTTTATATTTGGCAGGCGTGGGAACAAAAAAAGTTCCCGCTTCGTTCAGAAACTGCTGTGCATCTATAAGCATATGGTTCCAAATAAAACGTACGCAGCCAAAGGTTTTGGCAAGCAGAACCTGCTGTTCCGATGTTGGATACGCACGATATTTTATTGCTCTATTCAGCTTTTGTGCAGGCACTGCTGTCACCACCTTCTATTATTTAGTGTACTCAGTTCGCACATTATGTCTACTTAAAAGTGTAGCAATTCATCCCCCACATGAATGAGGGGGAATTCTTGCTAAATTTTCTTAAAAAGGAAACTATTCAGCAACACTTGGCATTTGGCGTACAAATCCCGTACTTCGCTGCAGCAAACGATATGGTCACCTTTTTTCCTTGCGCTCCAATGCACTTTGCGAATCATCTTACGACATTCTCGTAAGGCACTGAGACTATATGTTGCGGTATTGCTCATTCGTTCCTCCCTTAAAGCTGTACTTTGTATTTAATCTTTCCTTTATATTATACCATAAATTTGTTAATTTTCAGTGACTATTGCACAAAAGTTGTTGCAGATAATTGCGAACTGCGGATAATTAAACGCATAGAACGTGTTAAGCTAATTTTGTATATACATAGAAGGAGACCCCATGCGAAAAAAGTTTGCACTATTGTTTGTGACGGTATGTGCCGTCATGTTGTCCGGCTGTACATTGACGGGTATGACGGATGTGGAAAAGATGTACGATGACACAGAGAGAGTAACAAGCGGCCATACAGCCTATGTTGCTACCGACTGGGCAGAGGATAGTTCTGTGCAGGGCGCATCAATGGCGTTTGTTGCGGGCGGAGAGGGTTTTATTGGCGCTAAGAAGGCTTTCTCATTTACCGTGTCCGATGAAAACTCCGAAATCGAAATTCTGGAGAAGTTTCAGTGTGATGAAGGGGAGTGCAAGCTCCTGTTTGTAAATACAGATACCGAGACTGTTGAAGTTGAATATACAGCAGACGCTTGCGAAAAGTTGAACCTGCCAAAAGGGGAGTATCAAGTATATTTCGTTGGTAAAGACCTTGCGTCTTTTCAGGCAAACATCAACCTGTATTCTCACAGCGGATACCCAAACTGGCAAGTCGACGAAGGCAAAGAAGGTGCCTTGAATCCTACACGGTAACATCTTTTGTACGTTTCCACTAAAAAATAAATTGTGAATTGGTTGTAAATTCCACAATTTATTGTTGCGTAAATGTGCGAATTGCGTATTATGAAAATAGAGAGTAAAAAGGACGCTGCAAGTACAAGAATTTGCGGCTCCGTTCTTTTTTACCTTAAAACAGCGTTGCAAAAAATACAATTTTACAAAATCACATTCACACAATTCAAAAATCACAAAGGAGGATGTCGTATGAACGACAAGTCTACCAAGAGCGTCAGCTCTGCCGTCAGCCGCTCTATTGCCGGTGAGTGGGAAACTCCCGACGAGTTGTTCAAAGAACTGGACAGTAAATACCATTTTACTCTCGATGCTTGTGCCCGCCCTGAAAACGCCAAATGCAAGAAGTTCTTCACTGTAAAGGAAGATGGTCTTGCACAGGACTGGAAGGGTCACACGGTATTCTGCTGCCCGCCGAGTGGACGCGGGAATCTTCGCCGTTGGGTACAGAAAGCCGCAAAGGAAGCCAAAAAGAAGGGCACGACAGTTGTTATGCTCCTGCCTGTTTCCACGGACTCTAAGTGGTTTCAGGAAAACATCTATCTCCAGCCCGGTGTGAAAATCAAGTTTCTGCCGGAGCGCGTCAAGTTCGTCAACTCTTTGCTGCCGTCCTACGCAAGCTACGGTCAGAGCAGTTCGGCGAAGGTCTGCGGCGGAACCCGTCCGTCAATGGTTGTGACATTCGATGGCTCGAAACACAAATTCCGCTGCGAGTGATAGGAAAGGAGGAACCACGATGGAAAAGAAGATTACGATTATCGACAAGACTTTTACCCCTATTGTTGTCCGCGCCAGCGTCAACAGTGCTATTTATGAGGACCGTGGGCAGCAGTATGGTAAGCAGCATCTGCTGTCTGATACGGAAATCGTCTGCAAGGCGATGGACGGTCTGAAAGAAGTGGGAACCATGAAGGCACATATCTTGCAGGTCCCGACTCAGTCTGTTGCTCCTTCTGAACTGATGTGGTCGGAGGATAATCCGCTGCCCGCAAAGCAGCTCGCTATCAACTGGCTCTGCCAGCATAACATGAACGAGAGCCGACTGTGTGATATGCAGTCGCGTGACAATGTGGCGATGGTCCTGCCCATTACTACGCACCTGTACATTGACCGCGTGGATGTGGAGTCCGGTCATCGGAATCGGGGAATTGCCACCGGTATGCTGGACTACCTTATCAGCATGTTTGTCCCGGAAACCATCTGCCTCTTCGCACAGAAAGAGGATGCCGAGATGCAGGTGATGCTCAAGAAGATGAAATTTGCCGAGTACAATATTCAGGCGTATGATACGCCGTGGAAAAAGAAAGACCTGTACGCCAAGCGCTTGAAGCGCCGCGCACGGTAAAAGAAGGAGGAATCATTATGGATGAAATCCAGTCGTATCGAATGCATCCCAAGATGACGAAAGGGTTGCTTGACCAGATTGACAATCTGCAGAAGACGAATCACACGACCGACGAAATCGCTGCTACGCTCGGCATTACGCCGGAGGCTGTAGAGCGTGGCTTTGAGAAGTTGGCAGACCGCAAAAAGACTCTGGCACATTCGCTGCGCGGCGGTGCATTTGCCGTTGTGATGCGGGCAGACAAGCCTCGGCTTGCTTGCAACGAAAGGAACTGCCCGTGGCGCTGCAATGCGAAAGACTGTTGCGTGTGGCCTTCTTGCTTCAAGCAGACAATTACATCGAAGCCTATCTATCCTATCTTGAATGATGACGAACTTGCATTGTCTGCAGACGACGATGCTGTTTCTGCCGCTCCTGTGGCTACGGAGGATGCTATCAATGGCTAAGACTTTGAATGAAATCTTCGCACGGCTGGACGATGACAAAGCCAACCGTGCGCTTGAAACCAACCGCGAACGTCAGAAAAAGCAAGAAGAAGCTGAACGGGAACGCCGCGAACGTCAGGCAGCAGAGTCTGCAGTCGAAAAATACCATGTATACGACGAAGAGTACGATATGGACGATGATGAACCTGTTGTTATGATTCCGAATCAGAAACCGCCAAAGCCTACACCTTCTCCTCAGGAGACAACGACAGAAGAGGAAATGGACGAAATTGCAGACAGCAATCCCTTTGTCCAAAACATGTTCAAACGCCCACACAAAAAGGTAAAGCAGGAGAAACAGCCGCAGCAGCAAGCTCCTCGACAGAATGTTTCCCAGACTCAGCAGCAAAGTGCTGCGCCAAAGGTCTCGCAGCCTTCCGAACAAAAGCCTGCTCCCAAACCCACTGCCACTCCCACTTCCGCTGTGCAAGTTCCTGTAGCAAAGCCCGCTGCAAAACCGCAGCCGCCTGTTCAGAAATCCGCTGGACAGTCTGCAAAAGCACCGACTGCACCCGTATCTCAGAATGTCCGTGTCCCCGTAAAGCAAAATCAGCCTACACAGAGACAATCTGCATTTGCTCTCAAACCGCCGGTCGCTGCACATCCTACCGCACAGCCGTCCAAAGCAGAGCAGAAACCTGCTCCTACGCCTGCACCCGCGCAAGCCACGGCAAAGCCTACACCGCCTCCTCAGCCTAAAAAGACCGAGATTTACGACGGCTTTGCAATGGCAATGATGCAGCACAAGACTGCACCGAAACCGAAGCCTAACATCCCAGCGGCACCGGTGCAACCCACTGTACAGCCAAAATCTGAGCAGACTGCTCCGGCGCAGCCCGTTATGTCTTCTATGGAACCTGTGCATCACAAGGCTGCTGCACCTATTATCGAGAAGACCGTACCTGAACAGCCTGTTGAGAATCTTGAGGTTCCTACCCATCAAGAACCGGTAGGTGAGCCTGTCTCCGTATCGGAACGGCAGGAAGCTTCCACCCTCAATGCGCAGTGGCCGGTTGGTATGGGTGGTCCTCAGTTTGCCGGAACCGTTAAGGACATTGGAGAGACTCCCCGTACAATCGTTGCAGAAGAAGCAAATGTGTTCTTTGCATCTTGCTATGATGTAGCTACGAAAGCCGCTGCTTACGGTCTGTGCATTGATATGGGGAGTGATGCAGTGCTTCTCACTAAGCGCAGCACCGCACCAAACGAAGTGGAGCATGTCCTGAATGGAGCCATTGAGATGTTCAATGCCCTTAAAGAGCGTGGCGTTCACGATGTCGTCATCTACACGGATGCACGAGTAGCCCAGTACATGAGCGAAAACGCCAGCCGTCTGCTCAATGGTCGGTCTGAGGTATGCCGCCGCTATATTGATATGGCGTGGAATACCATGACTTCTGTGAGCGTTCGTTTCGTCACATCGCCCGTTAAGAGTGAATATGCTCAGTTGACTGCATCCACCGTCAACTGCTTTATCAAACCTCGTGTGTAAAAGGAAAAGAGGAGAATCAAATCATGTCGAATCTTATGGTCGTTGCGGTGGATACCGGCAACAAAAATATCAAGACTCCTCATACGGAGCCTTTCAACTCCGGTCTTGTCTGCCATGGAGCATTCCCTCCGGCAGTCAAGGCTGACACCCTCTATTATGCAGGAAGTTACTACACACTGACTCAGTCGCGTGTGCCGTATATGTACGATAAGACCTCTGACGAATCTTACTACATTCTGACTCTTTTTGCCATCGCAAAGGAATTTCAAGCAATCGGCATGATTCGTCCCGGCCAAAAAGCTATCAAACAGGATATTTGCCTTGCAATGGGTCTACCGCCTACACATATCCATGACCTTGCACCTAAATATCAGACCTACTTTAGTCGAGAGGGTCGTCAGGTGAACTTCACCTACAACGACATCTCTTTCGACATCAAAGTTGAGCGCGTCATGGTGTTCCCGCAGGGTGTTGCAGCTATCGCTCCGTATATGACGAAAATCATGGCGCGTCCCGAAGCCTACACCTACATTATCGACATCGGCGGTTATACGACAGATGTCGTTAAATTTGCTCGCGGTGGACAGGTCGATATGTCCTTCTGTGAAAGCTTCAACAACGGTGTCATCAAGATGTACGATGAAGTTCAGCGTGCGGTCCGTAATCGGTATCAGCTTGACATGGACGACTATAGTATCGACAATATCCTGCGTCGCGGCTATAACCCCGGCAAGGATATCAACGACCTCGTACATGGAACGGCACAGACCTATGCACGGACTCTTATCCGTACGCTGAAAGAGAAAGGTGTGGACCTTGTACTTTCCTATCCTGTCTTCATCGGCGGCGGCTCTGCTCTGATGCGCCCCGTCATTGAGTGCGAGCTGGGTCGTGATGATTACCTGTTCATTGAAGACCCCCGCGCCAATGCAATCGGCTTCCGAATGATGGCGGAGAGTAGGCTGGCTGCGGAAAACCGTTGAATGCGAGGTGAAGTACCTTGCCAAAATTGAATCCCAATCAGATGCGCTTGCCTTTGATGTTCGATGTAACGGACCCTCGGCAGAAAGCGGCGTACGACATCTTGAAGAATGCAGGATATGGCAAGAGAACGCCTATTGTAGTTGATGCACTGCTGGACTCTCTCAAAACAGTTGCCCCTATGCCTGCTGCAATGCCAACGCAGAGCGGTATAAGTGTGGGACTTACCGAAATGGATGTTCGTCGCATCGTACAAGAGACGATGGAATCCGTTCTGGATAGCCATAACCTGACAGTAGCTACTCCTTCACAGCCGATGCAGCCTGTTCAAGCACCATCTACCGTGGAGACGATTCAGTATCCTGCTCCGCCCGCGCAAGGGCAAAACTTCATCGTTCCGCCTCCTCCCGCATATCGACAAGCGCAATCTGCTCCGGCAGCTTCTCACACGGCAGAAGTACCGACAACGCCGGACAAAGAACAAATGAACCAGTTGCTTTCGATGGCAGATGCGTTCTTTTAACGGAAAAAGAGCTGCTACACCTTTGGTGCGGCAGCTCTTTTGCTTTTAAAGGGTTTCTTTGATTTTGATTTCGGTAGTGTGGGCTTCTTTTTCCTGTTGCCTTTTTAATTCTTCGATTTGTTGCCGGACGGAGTGATTTATTTCTTCTATAGCTTTATTCTCAGCTAAATAGTCATATTCATTATCTTCGTCTGGCAACGATTGCCCGAATTCGTACAAAATTTTAGACAAACGTTTTCGCTGCTGCAAACCAGCAGACGGGCAGGCTTGCGTCATGTTAATAGAGGTTTCGTATATACCTCTTTTCCCAAGAGCTTCAATAGCAGCTCCGATTTGCTGATATTCATCGAACGAATCGTTTGTCTGAATCAGTTTAAAAACTTCCAAAAACTTTTTGATGTCATACCCATAGGTGAAACAAAACGATAAGAGCAATTCTGAAGAAATGAGACTTTCTTTTTCCAGTATGTTTGTAAGCGTTTTATAGCTCATTTTGCAGCCAAGGAATTCGGTGTAGTAATCCTTAGTGCTAAGCCCCATTAAGACTCTCTGTCGTTCCATAATCGTGACAATAGTATTCGAAATTTCTTTTATCCAGTCACTTCTTGATTCCGAAATCCCGTTGGAGAATTGTTTCCAGTGTTGTGCGTTTAAGCGTAATCTCGGCATCTCTATCACCTCTTACTTAAATTGTACCATAAATTTGTAAAAATAGCAACGTGTAAAGATTGCGAGAAGTGTACAAAAATGAGACCTGCTAATAGTATGCCACAACATTTTGTCAACTACCCCCACATGAGCAAGGGAAAATTCTTGCCATGTTTTCTTAAAATCGTACAGAAGAGTAGAAAACCATATATAGGGGAAAAAATTATTTTAAACACAATATGATGTGATTATATCGCCTTTTCATCTTGCAAAACACTATATATTGTGGTATAATAGCAATTAGAAACCAGATACAGAAAAAATACGCCTAGAAAAAGACTTGTGCATTTGTGCGAATCGCGTACCATTGAAAGAAGCGGGATGTGATTCACACAATAGCTTTTTGTACGCGAAAACAGACTTGTAAAAAAGATAATTTTATCCTTCATCCATATCACAACAAAGGAGCTAATCACAATGGCGAAAAGAGCTATCGTAATGTATCTGGAACAAGCACGAATCTATGGGGAAGATTTAAGTGTCACGCGAAGCGAAGTCCTTCTCACAAAACCAGATGGAAAAGCCGTTTTGCCGCACAACCGTATTGTAACGAAGGCGGACAACAAGACGATGGGTGAGAGCTTCTTGAACGAACTTATCTATGTGCTTGGAGCCGGAGCCAATGAGCCTCGGCAGCTTCCTTTCAACCGCGAAGTGCTTGTTTACACCTCAAACGAAAATGACAGTGATAATTACCGCACCTACCTAAACGCGGTCAACACAGGCACTACTTACCCCGTACATAACTTCAAACTATGCCAACGGCTGCGCAGGCTCTGCGAAGAACGCGGCTACCGGCTGACATTCAGCCAGAACAGTCTCCTTGGCACTTCAGTTCGCAATGATGCAATGACAGAGCTTTATGCTCAAATCAAGGAAAGGGGGAGCAAAGAGGATGCCAGCAGGGAATAACAATTTTGTGGACACCGATGCGAAAATCAAGGACTTCTTGAACGCGGTGTTATCATCGGAGGGAATCGTAGTGGACATCAGACGCACATTCATCAACTATAACGGAGTAAATCGCTCAAGGGTCTTTGCCCGCCGTGCCAATGAAATGGCAAGCAAAGGCGGAAATGAGAAGTTTGTTGTGATTGCATTGATGTGCTATCCTGCACTTCAGTGGATTCTTCAAGCTCAGGACATTGACCGGTTGGTGGAGGAGCTTCGTGAACAGAACCCGGATGAATCTGTTAGCCGAATGTCTAACATCCAGCGCGTTTTGGAAAGTTCCCTCGGCGGCTGCAAACCTCAGCTTCGCCTTGAAATGCGCAAGGTCTTCTTTGCTCGCTGTCAGCAGTTGGTAGATGCGGTGGATGAAGCCATGAATGCAGCAGTGTTCCATAACCCTAAGAGCAAGGCAGGTAAAATCAGCCTTGCTATGGCGTTGCTGCGTGGCTCTATCTTGGAGACTGACCCTGTTACTGCCGTTACTATTCGCACACACTTCGATTCCATTATTGAGGATGTTGCGGCGATGGCAGGAGACACCATCAAGCCTCTAGTCATGCAGCTTGCTCCCAATGAAGGCAATGCAGAAAGTTCCGAAGCAGCTTTTCTTTTCCATAACACAGAAGTGCTGCTGAAGGAATACTCCCGTATTGCAAATCCTTCTTCCGTTGACGAGAATCGTTCCTTGCGCATCCTTGCGAACGGCGGGAATACTTTTGAAAGTGATGCTCGCTGTCATCAGGCGCAAGTCCTTGCTCAATACGCACAGCTCATTCGCGGTGCTATCGAGAAGGTCAAAGACTTCCCCGGCGACTCGAAGCTATATGATGTTCTGATGCTCGTCGTAAACGAAAAGTATGGTGCCAACGGAACTGACGAAGCAAAACTCGCCGAGCAGGTTGGCATCAACAGCAGCTATTTCTCCGAAAAAAAGCACAGGGCATTCACTGCCTTGTCTGCACTTCTTTGGGGATGCGATATTGAATCTTTACTGTCTTTGCTGCAGTGAGGGTCTATTTCCTATACCCAAAAAACAGCTATGTAAAATATGCCGTTTTAATAAAATTACAGTCTTACGACTGTTTTTAATAGATGTTCGTGAGAGCCTTGCGACTTTGGAATGTGGTCATAAGGGTCTCGAAGTACCTCTAATCAAAGTTGCAGTTCATGCAACACAACGCTTCATAGGAGGAGCGAATTATGGCAAGTGAAATTGGTAAAATCGTTCACTGCAAAATCTGTGGAACCCCTATCGTGGCGAAAGGGAACCGCCTTTTCTGCCCGGTATGCTACAACCAGAATCGCCGTAACGCGGCGCAGCGCAGCAATGCCCGAACCAAAGTACAGCGTGAACAAATGAAACGTGAGGAAGAAAAAATGAAGCAGAACAATTGTGCCGTTACCAGTGCAGCAGGTCTGAACATGCGTGCAAAGCTCGCCGACATGGGCGGAATGTCCTATGGTGAGCTCTCTATGTGGGAAAAGACGCATGGACTTGAATTTGCCGCATGGGAACATGAGTGGGAAAAGCTGAACAGCGGAACCGCCTCGGACGGCTTGAAATTCCCGGACCATCTGCCGGAAGGCTTCCCGACTCGCAAGGCTCCGCCCGCCCATTCTTGGAGTGCTGCCGCAGAGCGTGCCCACGAGAAGCACAATGTATAACCCTCGTTATGAGCGCTCGGACGATTACCGCTATCAATTCATCAAAGCGCATCCCGGCGCATTTGGAAAATTCTATATGTGCCCGTATTGCGGACGCATTATGCTGCGCAAGCCGATGCAAGTAGACCATATCGTGTCTATTCACCTCGCAAACAAGCATCGTGCGTATCGTATCCTTGTTCCAAACGGGAACATCAACAGTATACATAACCTTACAGCATCATGCCCTCGCTGCAATAGAAAGAAATCCGATTCCGGTGGTTTCTGGATTTTCCTTGGTCGCTTCGGTATTCCGTTCTACTTTTGCATCTGGATGCTGCTGCTGGCATTTACGGTATGGTTTGCCCTTCAGACCACAACGGGAACATTGCCTAGGGGATTTCTCTTGGAATATCTTCCCGTATCCATGCAAGGCGTGGCACAGGACACTGCAAATGCCATTGTTTCAATTTTTAAGTTTAAATGAAAGGAGTAAACGGTCATGGCTGATATTCAGAATCATGGTCAGACCGTTGGTAGGGTCACTACGACCTTCAACGGTGAAAAAATTCAAGTCGATGTCTATGAAGACCGCTGCGTTATCTTGCCCGATGGCACGGTGCGCAAGGTCAAGCAGGAAGTCGTTGATACTCTTATTGCAAAGAATCGGGTGATGAACCCGACCCATGCTCCACAGGAAGAGCCGATGCCTGCGCCTGCTCCGGAGCCCCCTCAGCAATATGCTGAGTCCACCGCCCCTGAGCAGGAGGAATATCAGCAGCAGGAACCGGCTCCGATGCCGATGCAGCAGCCCGCCGGGCAGCCGAATGTACAGCAGTTCATCAACCAGTTGCATACCCCTGCCGCTCCAGCACCGCAGCCTGTTGAACAGCCTGTACAGCAGGAAGCTGTTCCGTCTCATCCTGAATCTCAGCAGGCACAGCCTGCCGCACCCGTTCCGGAACAAAAACCGAAAAAGTCTTTCTTCAGCAAAGAGAAGAAAGAGAAACCGAAAAAGGAAAAGAAAAAAAAGGAGAAGGCTCAGGCACCTGCGCCTACACCTGCACCAATTCCCGAACCGACTCCACAACCGATGCCTGCGTCACCGCAGGCTGCTCCCGCAGTACAGCCGTATACCGCTCCTGCGCCTTCCGAAAAGAAGAAGTCTAAGGCTGGCGTAGTTGTTGTAGGGGTATTGGTTGCTGTTGTTGCTGCTTGCAGTGCTATGTATGCCTTTGTCCCGGCGTTCTATGACGGCGTAAATGGCATTCTGACCTCAATTACCGGCACACAAGTCGGTATCCCTCCTGTGACTACCACGAAGCAGACTATTACTTCCCAGCAGGCTGCATCTGCTCTCGGCGAGGACGCTCTGAGTGGTATTGATTTGAGCGGAGATGTCACAATCGACTTCTACGCCAAGATTCATACGGCGGATGGGCAGGAATACGAAGTACCTCTGTCCAGCGCAGACCTTGCCAACGGCACCATTCAGAGTTTGCTGGAAGCCAGCGGCTCCGGCTCGACTACCAACACCGCTCAGTAAGAATTTTGCAGAAAGGGGAACGAGCAGGCGGGCGTTCTTCATAAAAAATGTAGAAAGCCTCTAAGCCTGTCTGATATTGCATCGGACAGGCTTCTGCTTTATTTTGAGATATGAATAACGATAATGATATGTTAGCCACCCAAAAAATCAAATACATCATCGCTGTAATTTTGGCTGTTGTGATTGGTGTGATGTTTGTCATTTTGACCAAAAACATTCGAACTTTCGGCGCGGCACTGATTGTTGCAGCCTACTTCGGTATGCAGCTTTTTGAAACCATCCAGAACGAGAAAAAGGGCAAGTATCGTAAAATTACCGCCTTGGCTGTCAGTGCGGATGAATCTCGCTCCGGTCTTGGCACGGTGGAGACATGGCGCTTCATTCCGGTAGATGAGAATGGCGAGTATATTGATACAAACGGTCGGTTGGACATCTTCTTGCAAATCAAACCAAAAGAGCGCAACTACCATATCGGTGGAACATACAATTTGCTGTTTTGTGCGGATGAGGATGATACTCTCACGCAAGACAATCTCGTGAGTGTTGAGCAGAAAGTGGTTCAGGCATCAGCTCAGAAATGGGTAAGCAATGCGGAGACTAAAACCGGCGCGAAGCTTATTCATCTCGATATGGCGAGGACGGCATCGGAACAGGAAGTGGACGATTCGTCGGGCAAGGGGGATGATGAGGAATGAGCTTCCTCACCACGGCCCTGCTGTGTATTATGTGCTTTATACTCAGCTTCCGGGTTACGAATCAGCAACGCTCCTTAACGGATATTATGTGCATGGGAAAGCGCTACCGCCGTCATAACAAAATCATGGCAGCCGGTGCGTTGGAGGTCATTAAGACAGATTCCGGACATCTTGCTTTGAAAGTTGATACTCAAGGCAGCAAGGATTTTGTCGCAATTCGCCTGTCAAGAAAAGAAGCCAAGCACTTTAAGGCTGTGCTCGCTGCTTGTGACGGAGAACCTTTGAATGTATCAGTCTGTCAGTATAAAGTTGGTGGAAAAAAGTATTTTATTCTCTATGATAAAAATGCAGACAAAAAAGTCCCAATAGAACTCAATGGTCCGAAGGAAGAAACGGTAAAATCGAATTGCAAAACAGTGCGGAGTGCGGCTTTTGCCATTTTTATTTTCTCACCATTGCTTCACACTATTTCGCCAGCCATTTCTATTGTGATGATTCTTACAGCCACGATTCTCGTACTTTTGAATATTCCGTTTTTGCCTAATTCGGAATGGGAAAAGATGTGCGAGTTTATCAAGCGTCCACAAACAGTTCAGCAAAGTAGCGAAGTAAATACAGATATCGTTCAGTCTGCCGCTTCTATTGCCCTGCAGGAAATTATGGATAAATATGGCTTACCAGAGGGGACAGAGGAAGACAAATCACCAGAAATAGCAGCGCAAGCAAAACCGGAAACACAGGAACCCGAAAAAGGGAAATCTTCTGCACAATCCAATATCGAAGTTAAAGAGCAAATCGAGCCGCAGCAAGAAGAAGTTCTCGACTCCGCAAAAGCTGCCGCTCTAAAGCAAGATGAATCCATTGATGTCGAAATCCCTACGGGATTCGCAGAAAAGTCAAAAGAAATACCTAAACAAAACCAGACGCAGAAGGCTGAACCTCCAGTTTTGGAAGATGTACAGCTTGAAGATGCCGAATCTGTAAAGGATGAAATCTCTCTAACGGATGATGTTGAACTTGAAGCCGAAGAAGACGATTCCCTAGACACTCTTACTTCTTTGGGTGTTGAAGATTCGTCTGAAACAGATGTCGCCGCGTTGGACGAAGAGCTCAAGGAACTGGAAGCGTTAAATGCTGCGCCCACTTCTTTTGCCGCTTTTAATCCGGAAGACGACGAAAAGATTGATGAGTCGGAAGAATTCGATATTGCCAGCATGATGAGGGAACCGGCTGATTCGGAGCAAGATTCTACAGATGTAGAGCTTGGCGTCGAACCTGAGACAAAAATGGACGAACTTCCCTATGCGGAGCTTGAGGAAGTTTCGGAAGCACCGATAGAAGAGCCTCCGAAGTCTAAAGCCAAACAGGTACGCAAATCTAAAAAAGAAACCGCCCCTGCGCCACCCAGTGAGAACGCTTTCCATGTAAAAATGCCTGCTGTATCGGAAGAAGACGGAGTTCAACCAAAAGCTGAGCAAAAGCCGATAGGAAAAGAAGTGCCTAAGGAAGAGTCGGATAGTAAACCGAAAAAGAAGGCAACAACGCCGAAACGAAATCGAGCTGCCGGGGACACTTCTCCTTTTGGTAGGGGATTCCAAGACCGTACAAAGAGCGGCACCGGCAAATCCAGAAAGAAAACAGCCAAAAAGGAAGAGACACCTGCTGACACAGGACAAATGAGCTTCGATGAAGCTACTACCGGCGTCATAGAGTGTAAAGTAAATGAGCCATAATACTATCAGCCGCCTTCGGGCGGCTTTTTCTTTTGACAAAATCACTATTTTTGTGAAAAAGTTGCGAAAATGTGCGAATTGGTAATAATAAAAAATAGTTGTAAATCGCAAATAAATCGGCTGCCATCACGCTTCTATGTAATGCAGCAGGAAGGATATATATGGCTAACACTAGAAATGCAGCCTCACTCATTCTGAGTGTCGGTGCGTTGACGCTCTCAATTGTTGCTTTTGGTATTGCACATAATCAAGCAGAACTTCAAAAGGCGTCTGCAAGAGCTGCCACTGGCGCAGTCATTGCAGCCCAGCAAGAAAAAAAGGCCGATGCAACGGTTAGTTCCGGCGAAGTGGTATTTGTAAGTTCACTGGTAAAAGCCACAAAAATCGAACCGATGGAAGATACACTCAGCACGGTGGGACCGCTCAGAGAAATTGAAAAGCGGGCTCGGCAAGTTGAAAGAGAAGAAAAGGACAAAGACAAGTCCAACAAAAACGGATACAAGCAAACAGGGGAACGCGACGCTTACAGCGAACTTTACATCCCATCTGCCAGAATTGATGTAACGCTTACAAACGATTCGTTCCAGAACGATGATATGGTTGACGGTGCTGCTATTTATCTGAACAGTCCTGTTTTGGCTTCAGTAAAGGAAGGCTCTTCTGCTTATATCTTTACTCCATCGGGAAAACAGCTCGACTATGTGTGTATCGATGCGTTTAACAGCCAAAGCGAGGACGGCACGATTGTCAGTGATGGCGCGGACCTTATTGTATACGCCTATTTGGAAGACGGCACAACCATCCGTGTTGCGCGATTCAGCAGGAATTAAGAGGTAATTTTATGAGTGAAGAAATCAAAAGCAATACATACGGAGGTGATGGCGGAAACGAGTTTGCGCAAAGCTTGAATTTGCCACTTACACAAGATGCCAACACTCCTATTAGTCAAGAAAAGACGACAAACGAGTTGCTGGACGAAATCGAGCAGTATGAGCAAAGAGTTCAAACGCAGCGCCCTCATCCTACGCAGAATACTGCCAAGCCAAAGTCGCAACAGCAACACCCTCGGCAGCCAGTTTATGATGAGCAAGAGGATGAACCTGTCTACGAAAGAAAATCCCACAAGCCAAAAAAGAAGCAGAGCAATGTTCTGGTGGGTATCAGTTGTGCGGTTATGACTGCAGCTATCGCCGTGATGTGTCTGACTCTTGTAGAGTGCAAGACAATCCGCAAAACTAACATCCCATCCATCGGGGGTGCTTTCACTGTTGCCGGAGATACCCAAGAAGATACCTCTTTCACGGCACAAGCCAGCATCTCTCCGTCTACGGCAATCGTTGCAGATGGTACGAACTGGCGCTTGGGTGCTTCTCGCGTTCTGATTGAAGACAACGATACTCGTACCGCTGTTACTATCAACTCCGCAGATTCCTTCCAATATGATGGTAAAAGTCTTTCCTTTGAGAAAGACGGAGCGACCTATATTGTTAGAGCAATTGCTGATACTTATACGGGTGGCGTACAATACGCAGAAGAAAAAACTTCCGAAAGCTACACATCCTCCGGTATGCGATATATCGGAAATGGACATGTTCTTGTTGTACTCGGAACCTGCCCTACAAGCAAAAATGCTGACACAGCAGTAAATTCTGTGGTATCCTCCGTTCTGGAGAGTGCTGTCCCTGCTTCTGATGACGGCAACATCACGGTAAGTGGTGTTCCTATGAATATTTCAAACTGTCAGGTGTCATTTACGAACAATTTGGCGCTTGTTAAGAAAGATGGTTTTGAACTGCGCTTTATCCCATCCACCTACCAGTCCGATGCTATCGCGTTTGGACTGGTAGGGACTACATCTTCTGGTGCTTCTGTATCGCACGGCGATTATGCCAGCACAGATGGCACAGAAGTGTACCTGATTGAATCCGGCGCAGGCAATGTTATGGCGTTCACCAACAGCAAAGAATTTGTTACTTCGGTGTTGGGGCTGCAATAAAAACAAAGAAAAAGGAGACAAAAGCAAGATGCAAAACGGCAAATCTCGTATCAAGCGCGTTGCAAGCGCCATCATTGCCGGTGTTATGGCACTGCAAACAGTAGCACCTGTCATCTCATATGCTGATGATACAGCATCGTCTGTTGCTACAACAGATGACAGTGATGCTATTCATTTATACTCTTACACAAGAGGGTATAAAGGGATATAGCACCACCATCACCAA